CAATCGGTATTGTATTAAAATATATAATTGCCTGATTTGATGATACTGTCACCGTGCCTTTAATAACTTTCCAGATTTTACCTGATATATCAGCTATTCTGGAATTTAATCACCGATAATACACAGCAACTCGGCCAATTGGGGTTCCCCATTGTTTGTAAATACTAAGACTCCAGTTTAATAAAAACATATAATAAATATTAACTAAACTATCACCATTATACGAAGGTACAAAAGAAGGATGTGAATATTGCGAGTTCGTTATCAAAATCAATGCCCCACCAGAATATATTTGGTTTTGGTTCTTATTTCCGTATTCAATATAGATTTCTTTAGCTGCTTTAGGAATGCTTACTGTGAAGGTATCCGTTTTATTTACCGAAAAATCATGAACGGCTATATATGTCCATTTTAATAAACTGTTTATCATTGAGTCAGCAGTATTTATTCTGGAATTTAATAAATCGCAAGGACGTGTACTATGACTTTTCCAGTTGCATACGACCCATCAAGATTACGAATATAGATCCAAGTTGATCCAGAACCCATAGGTTGGGTAGTAAAAAAATACGTAAGTCCACTTCCGTATTGATTTTGGACAAACATTTTTTTAATTCCTGCTGGTAAATCCTCTGGATGACGAATGCCTATATATCCGTTCTATATTGTTTTTTCGAACGATGCAGCTCTTATTACAGGGAAATCATTCATTCTGGAATTTAACTAAATATTTTCCATGAATTCCATTTCCCGTTTGAAATAGTTCTTGAAGCTATTCCTCCGCCAAATGAAATTGCATATTGTGCTTGATAATTACTTCCTCCACAATTATGGCATATTAGAACAATTTGATTTCCTCCAACATTTGGCTTTGTGCCTGAGTATGTTGTTGAACACCAGTATACATGAATTCCATATTCGTTATTATAAATGGTGTCTATATTATAAGCAGCTTGAGGATGCCAGTAAAACCCTGACATATTCGGATGTTTCCCTGAAATGTTTGTAGTATTAGCTTCTACTCTGGAATTTAAACGACTGCCAATGTCCCTGAGTAAAGTTGTTTTCCAGTCTTGTCATAAATTCTAAAAGATGGACCAACTTTCGTAGTAGGTTCGTTTGGAGCAAAAATCCTCATTTTTTCTTGCCCATTGTTATACCACCAAGTAATATCTGGAGTATCGTTAGAGGCGGCAGATGTTTTGAAATTCAGATCCCCCGTCATAGATGCAATTGAAGTAAGTGTGATGTTTCCGAAAGAATTCTTATTATTGATCTGAGTAGTGACCCAAGATGAGTCGGCCTTACTGGAATTTATTACACGGTGATAATATCTCGAAAAAAAGAAAAAAAGAAAAAATCATAAAAAACCATATGGCGTTTTTTCTAAAAGAATGATACAATTATTCTGAAGGTACATTATTGCCATATAAAATAGAAAGGAGTGCCGGATGAGTCAAAAATTGATCGCCAGTGACGGTTATATGTCGGCTTACGTAAATGAAAATGGGAATTACTATTTTCATTTTAAGGTAGGGGACACAATAGTGCCAGCTACTGAGGACAAAGTCAAAGAATGGGGCAAGAATACGTTTAGGCGTTTAGATGTTTTTAAACAACTTGCCGAAGCATTCCCTGACGACCCAGATTTCCAAATAGAGAAATTGGAATTCTATGCCCCCAGATGGATAGCGAACGAATACCGGGACTTCAGAGATAGAAATTGTGTTACCGATGATTCAGCATTCTACAGGATGGTAGAAGATGAAAAAGAACTCAGACGGAAGCACTTGGAAGAAATAGCCAAACACCCAGAGGATTACGAAGACGAGGAGGATTAACCATGCCAAGAGGACGCAAAAAGAAAGTCGACCTTACTATAGACCAGAGGATCGAACAGGTCGAAGCAGAAATTCAGGAACTCAGCGAGACGATCAAAGAAAAGAAAGCTGAACTCAAAGATCTCCTGAAAGAGAAAGAGGCCGAGAAAATAAAGACGCTCATGGCGGCGTTCAAGGATTCCGGCAAGACCGTTGAGGAAGTTTTAGAACTTCTGAAAAATTGAAAAAGATAGAAAGACTCTCCTGGTGAGGGTCTTTTTTATTTTGCCTGTAACCCCAGAGCCTTCCGAAAAGTACTCTTTGCGGAATATACGCGGAAACGGACGAGCCTAAGCCCGCCCGCTCCTGGGAGAAAAAGATATTACCCACACACTTTGCAGCCTCTTGGTTTTCCGCTTTCAGCTATTGTCCCCGAATATACAGTTCTGGATCTGCTCAGGGTAGAACAGCCGGCGGAGTAATGATACACGCTCCCACTAGGGGTCCAGTAGACCGTACCACCACCGGAAGAACCGCCGCCGCTACTACTCTTCTTTTTTGAGGAAGATTTCTTTTTTGCGGTTGTTGCCGTAGTTTTCTTTTTCGGTACGACTTTGACTTTACATACAATCTTCTCGCCGGTGTTTGAGATGGCGGTAACTTTTACCTTACCCTTTTTGATCCCCTTGATTTTGCCCTTCTGGCTGATCTTAACGATCTTCTTGTTGCTTACCTTCCACTTAACGACTTTCACCCCTTCAGGAAGAAGCGGCTTAATGGTGGTCGTTTTGCCCGGATTGACTGTGTACGTTTTCTGAGGGAATGAAAAAACAACTGGTAAGGCTTCCTCTGCTATCGCCGGAACAGATATACAGAGGAGAAGTAATACAGATAAAACAAAGCTTTTAAATCTCAGTTTCATATGACAATACCTCCTTTTCAACTCGTTTAATCATATCACTAATCTCTTCTCACCTCAATAGATCAAGGGCTTAATCTCTTCAGGAATTGAGAAGTAGGTACTGTACCACTACGAAAGGAAGGAGGATTAGCGATGACAAACGAAGAATATACACAGGCAAAAGAACGAACGGCGAAGTATTAGAGCTACGAATAGGAACTGAACAAGGTAGACGACGCCCTGAAGAATATCAAACAGTATCACAGTCTCACACTGAATACCCGCGCTTCTTGCGGGAATGTGTCTATCGGGATCGGAGCGGCGATTAGGGATAACCTGATTTCTCTACTTCAGGAATACCGGACGGCGATTTTGGCGTCGATGGAGGAAGTATGACGGAATAACTGCCGAAAATAAGGGTTTTCGGTAACACTTTAGGATTTAAGGATTTTAAGAAGAAAGGAAATAAAAGTTATGAGTAAATTTACTATCAACGAGCTCGTCACAATTAATGAAACAATGTCTAAGGTAGCGAACGCCGGCCTGACCGGAAAGGTTGCCTATCTGGCTTATAGGAACCTGTCGAAGCTGGCAAAGATCGCTGACGATTACGAAAAGACACGTAATGACCTGATTCAGAAGTACGGTGAAGAGGATCCCGAAGTTGAGGGACAGATCGTCGTAAAGCGTGATTCAGAAAATTATCCCAAGTTCGTTGAGGAACTCACCGAGGTTCTTAGTCAGACTGAAGATGTCGACCTGTATAAGATGCAGGAGTCAGATCTGGATAAACTGGCAGATGCCGACCTGTCTGTGAGTGACTTCGCAGTCATCGACAATTATCTGGTTGATCGTCCTGAGAAGGAAGATGAAGCCGAAGAGGGCGACGCTGCCCCTGACGAAGATTAATTGGTGAGAGGCCGGGTTAACGCCCGGTCTTCTTTTTATTTGAAGGAGGTATTTGATATGTCTATATTTAGCGCGATCCTCTCAACATGTATGGGGATCTTAGTTTCAGTTTTGACGGCGATGATAACACACAAATTGAAAACCTGGGACGAAAACAATACCAAATATCGCAAAGAACGCGAAGAGAAAGAAGCAATGGAGGCTGAGAAGCAACGTATTAGAAACGAGGCCAACGATCAGCTGACATTGGGCATGGCTCGCACAATGCTATTGAATAATTACCAAAATTGTATTTCTAAAGGCTTCTACTCGGTCGATTAGAGGTAGGTGTATCATGCGCTCTATGAGGCTTATAGGCGGGATAATGGAAATGGTATAATTTAGCAGATCTCACATAAGATTGTTGGACTGCCAACTGAACCGCCGAAAAGAGATTGACGCCGATAGTATTGGAATACATCAATATTAACAGGAGCCCAGCTCCTGTTCTTTTTTATTTTTAGGAGATTTATATGAAGAAAAGAGAAGCCGTATATAACACCAGTTACTCGTATGATAATTACGCTGAGTAGGAAGATTCCTACGCTCTTTCTCAGTACGGTGTTCGAATTAAGAACCGCGCCGGAAAGAAACCTGGCAATCAGAAGTTTACAGACAAACGGGAAAGGAACGATCTTAGAGATTAATAACATTGAAAGGAGGTGGTTGCTATGGGGAAGAATAAAATAACGGCAATCATTTACTTGGTGGCGGCTCTTCTACTCTTCTCTCTCTTCAGGTACTTTATCTCTGCGGACGCATAGGACGACATCATCGTGCCAGACTATGACGGGGAATATGTCGACTACTCTCCAGAAACAGAATTAGATTAGGATAATATTATTGAAAACTATGGCGGACTAATCGAAGAATACCCGGCGGAAACTGACGGTTATTATCAGGGTTACTACGATCTTGATTATCTCCTGAACAGTTTCGGGGTAATAGCTTTCGGTTCAGCTGATATAGAGCAACACTGTATGGGCAGTCTCCTTGTCAGGGGGAATCTGTCCGGTAATACTAATAACTTTGCTGACACCCCTTATATAAACGAACCAAGCTACATCGGCGGCTATGTGAGTAAACCCGGCGGCCCTAACGGAAGGTCGAAGTATAGCGGGGTACCGCTATATGTAGGCTCTTCTAATACCGTAGACGGTACTACCCTGAACGGGATAGTCAACTATAGCCATGGTGATCCGATCTTTATATCGGACGAATACATATCCTGGGCGTGGGTCTACGCTTCCGCCGTTGATACCATCGATTATGTTCAGGAACTCTCGGCTGGAGCTGAGCCTATCAGGATCCAGTGGTCTTGGCAGTAGGTCGAAATTCAGAGGGGAACTATCACCAACGTGATACTGGGCGGTAATTATTGTAAAATCCGACTAACCGGCGAATATACCGGGGAAACTACAGTGATCAATGTTCTCGATTCAGGAACCGTTCCTAATCCTCAGGTTGTAGGGCTGTCCCAGGGCGAAGAAAACGCCGGGTCTGAACCGATCTGTATTACGTATCCTTACGCCGAGGGGGTCGTCGTACCTACAGAACTCACGCCTGAAATAGGCTGTATTATAGCGCCTTACGCTAACATTGAAGTAAAAGGCGGAAACACGAACGGCTGTCTGCTTGGCTGGAACGTGTCAACCTATGGATAGGGTCACATGTGGCCTTATAGATCTATTCAGGAACCCGAAGAGCCGGAAACTGAAGAAACTGAGACTTAGTCGATAGAAACCGAGTAGACAGAAACGGAATAGGTTGAGACTGAAGAGACTGAACTGATAACTGAAATATAGTCCGAGACAGAAACGGAAAAATGGATAGAAACGGAAACCGAGATAGAGACGGAAACCGAAGAATATATAGAAACCGAAGTTGAAACCGAAGAAACCGAGACATAGGAAGAATCCGAGACGGAAATCGAAGAAGAGTCTTAGATTTAGACTGAAACTGAAGAAGAATCGGAATCGGAGTCTGAGTCAGAGATCGAATCTGAAAGCGAATCGGAAATGTATAGACCCGAATCGGAAATTGAATAGTCAGAATACTGGTAGGACGAAAAAGAGCCTGAAGAAGAGGAAGAATCTGAAATCTATTTTAAGAAAGGACAGGAGTATAAGATAGCCGATTGGAGCAAGGACTATAGAGATGAGGATAATTCGGATTAGGGCAACGATGAAGATGACGACGATTCAGGGGTACGTGGGAACAGCAGAAAACGTCAGGATGTAAAGGGTACTACCTCAAGATTTTCTCAATCTATATCGAAGCCGACCGCTACTACCACCCCGCTGAAACCGCCTAAGACCGGCGATTAGACACCTATATCCCGCCTTGTCTATTCAGTCCTTGTCTCATTCGGGGTTCTTCTGGTTCTCTTATATGCGATTCGTAATCGAAGAGATTGACAAAAATCTGCTACAGATTCAGATTTGAGTTCTTTTTTGTTTGAAAGGAAAGAAATGGAAAAGATAGTATATTTAGACAACGCGGCCACTACCCGCCCGTATCTGGAAGCGATATAGGCGGGTATGCCGTATTTAACCCACAATTGGGGAAATCCGTCCAGCCCCTACTCTTTCGGCCAGGAAGCCCGGGCGGCTGTTGAACAAGCGCGATAGACGATAGCGGATACCCTCGGTGCTTAGCCTGAAGAGATATACTTCACTTCAGGGGCTACAGAAGCGAACAACACTGTTCTCTGGGGTTCAGGAACCGTACTGACGACTCCTATTGAACACCACGCTATCCTGAGACCGGCTAACGCCTTCATATAGCCCTTCTATCTCTCTGTAGGTAAAACTGGTAGGGTTGACCCGAAAGAGGTCTAGAAATGGCTCAGAGCGCCCCACGGCTGGCCTCTCGTGTCAGTTATGGCCGCCAATAACGAGATCGGGACAGTTGAGCCGATTAAGGAGATCGCAGGAATCTGTCACGAATACGGAGCTAAGTTCCACACAGACGCGACACAGTATTACGGTCACCAGCTCCTGAACGTGAATGAGATCCGGGCGGATTACATCTCCGCCTCCGCTCATAAGTTTGGTGGGCCGAAGGGGGTTGGGTTCCTGTACGTCAGGAAAGGCACCAGGTTAGATCCTCTTCTTCAGGGCGGACTTCAGGAAAGAGGATTCCGCGCCGGCACAGAGAACGTATTTGGTATAGTCGCGATGGCTGAAGCCGCTAAGATATCCTGTGACAAGATAGGCCCTGAATCAGTAAGACTGATTGAGCTAAGATCGTATCTTACGAAGAGGATACTGAACGAAATACCGGGAAGTAAGCTCACCGGGGATCCGGTATACCGGCTGCCGAATAATGCTTCTTTCGTGTTCGACGGAATTCGTGGCGAGGAACTGGTAGAGCTTCTGGGGATGTACGGGATCTACTGCTCTTCAGGATCGGCCTGTGAAACAGGAACCGATGAACCTAGCCACGTCCTGAAAGCAATCGGGCTATCAGACGAAGAAGCGAATGGATCCCTCCGGCTGACGATGGGTAGAGATACGACAAAAGAAGATCTGGAATATACGGTTGAGAAGTTGAAGAGTTCAGTTGAAACACTACGAAGACGCGAGTAAATTAAAGGGTTGCCCTTTCGGGTAACCCTATTTTTCGTCTCAGTATTTTCCAGTCAGGATGTATTCCTTATGGCCTTGAATATTCGCCTCTATCTTGATGATCCATCGAAGAATCTGCTTGACATTCCGGCCCTCGTCTCTGGCAATCTGATCAATAGGAATACCCAGAGCGTAATGTCGAGAAAATGCATCGTGTTCATACGACATGGATGCCGCAACAACTTCATAGAACCGCTCTTCCTGTTCAGGGGTTAGGTAACAAGTTTCGAAGCCTAGTTCTTTCAACAAGCTTGCCGGGAAATCGAATTCAGCCCCCATTTGTAACCTCCTCAAGTAGAAAAATGAGTCTGCGAGATTCGTAAATTCATTTTAATATTTGAGGGGATAGGTGTAAAGTGATATAATTAATTCGGCTGATATCAAACATATATATTGCAATTGCTCAGTGAACACAGTGGACACGTTGCAAAGTAAAAAAATCCTAGGAATTGTGCGGAAATATCGGCTTTATGGGGTCGTTCGAATCCCATATGCTCCAGAGAATAGACCTCCAAAAACCCCAGTGTTTATGCGGGTTTGCGGGGGTTTATTATTTGAGCAATTGTTCAAGTGAACACGGAAGTGAACACTACTTTTGCACATATTCAGATTGCACTTTTTTTGAAAGCTTCCACAGAATTGATAATGCGCGATTTCTGGTCGATTCTGCGCCTATCTTTGTGATAAAAGTTTTCTGTAATCTGAATACTGGCATGGCCCATCTGACTCTGAATGAACTTTGAATCAAGATTGCTGTCCAGAAGAATTGAACCATATGTTTTTCTGATCTTATGGGATGATCTAATAGGAATGTCCAGTTCTTTACACAAGCTTCTGATCCTTGTACGGATAGTGTTCGTGGTTATTCTGGTTTTTCCATCCCTTTTTACGAATACCCATTCCCCAAACGGGTTGCTTGTTTTCAGCTTGTCCACAACCCATTTAAAACTATCTGGAATGACAATGGTACGAAAGCCGGCCTCTGTCTTAGGATGATCCTGAATCAGGTAATTGTACTTCCCATCGGGCATCCTATAGCGGGTTTCAGATCTCTGGATAGTGACCGACATTCCATGAAAATCTGAATGTTTCAAGGCAACTACTTCCCCAACCCTCATTCCGGTTCCAAACATCAGCGCTACAGCCAGGTTATTGGGATAAGGGGCTTCCCTAATCGCTTCGATGATTCTGTCTAACTCATCATCATAGAAGATTTCTTCGTCATCCCTTTTTCGATTCCTATTGAATTGCCGATCAGTAACGTCCATATCATTGAGCATTTCTTCTACGCTGAAGGAAATGTAGCCATTCTTTTTCGCCCTCTTCAGAAAACCTCTTACTATTCCCTTCAGATTAGCAAAACCCCTGGCTTTCATATGATGTATTTTGATCTGTGATTCTAAGAAATCTTGGAATTCTACGGGACGAACGTTCCTGATTCTTCTTTTGCCAAATTCACCGAAGTGTCTTTCGTAACAATATTTATTCCTGAGATGTGTTGCTTCTACGATACTTCCGTTTTCGAGCTTTTTGTTGTTCCACTCTTCGAATACTTCGTCAATCGTCGGATTTGCTTCATTTTCTTTGTGTTGCCTTATTATTGCTTCTTCTAATCCCTCTCTTGTACGGCTCCTTTTGAGACGGTACCCTCTTTTAGCAGAAGGGTCTGGGATATATGTGTTAAAATAACCTCCTGACTCCCAAATCTTGTGGGTATGTTGTTTCAATATCGAACTCCTTTCTTGAGCAAGTTGCAGTCGTTCGATATCAGCCACAGACATTTTATCATCCCCGGTTACCAGTTGCAATAATTCCTTGAATTCGTTGAAGTTCTACATGGCTCCTCCTTCTAATAATACAGAGAGCCGGGCCTCCGACTCTCTCCTATGTGATATATCAGCGCTTGTCGCTTAATCCATAAAACTCTTTTCTTGCGGAAATAATGTCTGCCGGCGGATCCTCCTTGCCGTAATATCCTCTACAGAAAGCGTAGAAATCATTCGCCAGAGGTGTCGTGAGCCCGCTGGTGTTGTCTACGTAGCCTTTCTTTACACACGACTTCAGTACGAACCTCATCGACTTCCAGAAGTTGTAGTAATTCGATTTCAGCTTCCACTGGAATCCGGTGGCGTCTTCGAGAACGTATCCTTCGTACTGCTCTGAAACCGGAAGATTTCTATAAGGAATCTCCTTGTCTCTCTCAGTTCTATAGAAGTCGTAATACTCGCGCCAGGAATTGAACGTACAGGCCACTTCCTTACACGGGATGCCGACGTTCTTAGAAAGTCCCACAAGGCTGTCGTAAAAAATCTTCTCAAACTCTAGCTTGTTGCAAACAAGATCGAGAAGGATCAACTGGCTCTTCTCGGCTTCTACGACATGGGGGTCGCGTTCTATATCTACGTACTCAAACACCGCTGTCACGTTCAGTTCCTTCAGATACTGCTTGAAATAATCATACGTGCCGTTTTCACAAAGAAGCCTCAACAACTCAGCTCTACCGTTTTCCGCGAATGGCCCATCGAAGGTGGATTTACTGGCGACTTCAATTCGATCCTGATACGGATTGTAGCAAGCCAGAAGCAGATAGCCGTTGTACTTCTTATACGCTGTGACTGGGAACTTCAAGTTCTGCCTCAGAGCTTCTTCCTTCGTGGCGTCGACTTCATTGGTCTTAAAGAACTTGTCGTACGATCTGGCAAACACCGTCTTTTTGTCGGTGTCGATGAACAATCCGCGGGCTCTGGTCGTGATATTATTCCAGACACCTTTCTCGAAAGCGGTACGGCTAAAGTTGAACGAGGAAATGTGGCCTTCACTGTCGGATCCTTCCTGAAGAACAAATTTCTTCTCTATTACAGACCGACGGTTCTTCCTCGCCCAGTTCACGAAGTCTTCTACCGTAGTAGCCGTTTTAGTAGGAACCACATCCTCTTTCTTCTCTTCAGGGAGGGGCCTCCAGACGTCGTTCTTTGTTTCTATGGTTTTAGTTCCCACTTCAGAGATTTCTACACAGCGAAGGTACTTGCCAAATTCAACCTGACCCTCAAGGCAGTAGTTGTGATTGTCAACCTGAACAGGAGACTCTATGATGTTCCTATGTCCGAAGATCTGATAGTAATTGTCGGGACAGGTCTTAGAGAAAGACTCAGCGCACAGATCCATGTCGGCATACTGTCCAACGCCGGCTATGAACTGATCTGTACAGGTCTTAGTGAACGCGATTCCTGTTGTCAGGCAGCGGGCTAATCCGCCGTGTGAGATTATGAAATGTTTATCACCGTACTTGATCCAAGCCACCTGACCGAAGCGATGGTACATCTTTCTGGCGGCTACCCGGGAAATGCCGGCTTCGCTAAACTCTTTCGCTGTCAGACTATTGAACACCCACGATCTGGACTGCCTATTCTCCCCGTAATCCTTCAGATGTCTCTCGTGATTACCTTCAAGGAAAAGGAAGTTCTTCTTGTCTATATGTTCCTGAATGAATCGAAATACGGCGGCGTTCTCAATTCCTCTGTCGAAGTAGTCGCCGACAAAGATGTAAAAATAATCATCACAGATTTCCCCGATGTAGTTAGACAGCGCTGAATAACAACCGTGAACATCGCCGATCACGCAGATCTTCTTATAGGAAGAAAGATCGAATTCCTGAAGCCAGATGGAATCCAGTTCTTCAGGCTTTATCACTTTGATACCAGACGGGATCTTCTGAGTGGCAAATCTGGAGTACATCTTGTCGATCGTCTCATCCGGCACCTGTTTATACTCAGCCCTCAGTCGGTTCCTACGCTTGCACTCGTCGATCGGTACATCTGTCATGTCTACGCAGAAGATCCGGTACTTATAGTCGTCGGCCAACTTCTTATACTTGTTCATTTCAGTGGCTTTAGAACTCGTCGCGTCTATTACCGTGAAACTGCCGTTCTGCATACGGCGCTCAAGGCAATCAAAAAGGATCTCCCAGGTCTTCTTCTCGTTCTTACCGGAAATACCCAGCTTACCATCTGGCAGCTGAACCCATCCCTGTAACTGCTGCCTGATCGTGTCCGGGCAGAGAGTGTACGGCGTAAGGTAATTCTTCGCGATGAACGTAGATTTTCCGCAACCTGGGGATCCCCTGAAAATCAGTAATGTCCTCAATATGTTCCTCCTTTACGATGATCTATAGATACACCAAGCAACAATGGCGAGCAGAACTATGAAACACGCGTCTCCCCAATGGGTATCGAACCAGAACGTCATATGCCGGACTCCTCTTCTTCTGAATCCAGAAGCAAATTCAGCAACGCCGATGTCTGGACGAGTGCGTAACGGATCAGGTCGAGATCTTCCGGCTTTGCTTTGAACTGAGAGTAATCTTCTTCAACGCCAGCAAGTCTTTTATGAAGATCGTTAAGCTGATCGATTTTCTCGCGGTACTCAATTCTCTCCTTCTCTTTCATCGTTTTCCCCTTTCTCTCTTTCCAGAGATTCCCGTATGGCTTCTATAGCCAGCCGGGATACTTCAATTCTTTTCTTTCCTTCCCTGAACCAGTAACTTGTCTGTTTGAATTTTCCTAAAACTCTACCCCAGAAGCTTATTCCCTCGTTCAGGGCTTCAATAGCTTCTTCCTTATTCATCATTACGCTCCAAACTATTCTGACTTCCACATGTAGGGCAGAATCGTCCGGGCATCTTTGAAATTCCCCAACATCTGGAACACTCATACCCTTCACCCGGGGATGGGATCCAGCGGCCTTTTGTAATCCCCGGAACCGGCACTTCTTCCTGTTCGTTGATTATCCTCGTGAACATCCTAATCATTAGTCCCGTTAGCATCGGGTAATGGCCTAAGTTAACCTTCAAGTCATCCGCGTCAATTAACTTCATTAAAAATCCTCCTGAATATCGAAATATGTTGACAGGAGCGAATCGAAAGCGTCGATCAACTTCGGATTGTCCGGCTCCGTCTTGATCTCATCAGAAATCGCGACAAGATTCTGATATACCAAATCAAGAAGCGCCGAGTCATCTCTTGTAAACTTCTCATTATCTTTAGCCATATCTTTCCTCCGTTCTTAATTACTCAGGTAGTCAGCCACATCACATAGCTCTTCGATTTCCTTAGCCCAGAGCCTGATAGTATCCGTTTCATTAGTTAATCTATCTGAATACCGAATGATGGCTCCGGCAAGATCCTTAATCCTTTCCCCGTAAGCTATCCAATAAGGATAGATGCCAAGGGGAGGTTTTTCGGCATGAGTCGGCATCTGGTATAGAAGATCTTGTATTTCAGATGGCGTATATTTGATCATCTCCCCGAACTTAAATTTCCCGTGATCATTCTGGCCACACTCAACCAGATAGCTGTATATTTCATCTGCCAGTTTTCTGTCCATAAGTATTTCTCCTTTTCAGATCCATATTCTTAATTCTGTTAGCGGTTAGGCCTCATAACACTCGTCACACCAGGGACTAACCCAGCCATCGATTCTCATGGTGGCGGGTTTTCCGCAGCCGATACAGGTCTTTTCTGAAAGATCTTCGTATTTGTTCAGCCAGTCCCGGTATTTATCCCAGATTGAATCCGGGACTCCGTTGTCATACCAACAGAGTCGGCCATATTTCTCCTTCGCCTGAACTACTTGATATTCGTCAAGATAGCCTCCTTCGATCAAAATCTCTCTCAACTCCTCGCACATCTGAACGCCGAAAGCTTTCTTCCAGCCACGCGGAATGTCATCGAGGTAGGTGAAGTCATAATCGTACCCCTGAAGATCTTCATTTCCCCACTGACTGTGATACTTCAGGAATGGATATCTTTCGCAGAGTCTCCTATTTTCCTCTTTTATTTCCTCATCATCAGTAGCCCCAAGAGCCATAATGAAATTGTCGTAACTGATCATCGGCGCATCCTCCATAATGCAAGTTTCACGGCGCAACCCTCTTTTTATGCTCATCACGTTGTCCCTGAAGATCCAAAACCGCCATCCCCGCGCTCTGTCTCAGAGAGCTCGTCGACCTCTTCCCAATTCAGGATTGTTCCGAAAGAAAGAAATACAAGCTGTGCTATGCGTTCGCCGGGTTCGACATACTGTGGTTCATTTGAATCGTTGTAAAGAGCAACGATTAGCTCTCCCCGATATGAGGGATCTATCACGCCAACTCCGTTAGCCGGTCTAAGACCTTTTTTTGTTGCAAGTCCTGAACGGGCAAATATTCCCCCAAACGTACCCCTGGGAATTTCCATACAGATTCCTGTCCCGATCTTTACCATTCGGTGAGGCGCGATTTCAATTGTGTACGTATTATTTCCGTATAGGTCATACCCCGCCGCCCCGTCATCTGCTCTGGTTGGTACTTTAGCATTATCCGTTAGTCTCTTATATTTCATTAGTAATCTTCCTCCTCTAAAATCTCATATTCAGCTACAGCGTTATCGTCTACCCACTGGTAGGCTGCCTATTCGAGTTCGTCATCCGGTGTATCGTCCGGAAACTCATATTCACAGCTCTCGTCAGCTCTTATGTAAAACTTAACTCTCACTTACTTCTCCTTCCGGTACACCTAGAATTGTTCTTCCGACATATTCAAATTCGTCGTTGCTTTCCATAGAAAAAATATAAGCTGTCCCCTGCATCGGGACAGGGACCCCGATTAGATATCGGTAGTCCCCGCCACAATCCTTAACATCAGAAACAACCCCAAAGCAAGCAACCCACTTATGATCCTCAGTAAACTGAACAACATCATTGATTCTGAATTTAGGCATATATAATCCTTTCTTACACTTGAACCTTTTCAATCTCTGCCGGGATCTTCTTCTTGGCAAGCTCGGCAACCTTATCTTTCGCCACCGACTTATTCAAGAAACTCCCACAGTAAACATGCCAACCGTCTGTCTTCTGCTCTCTGAAGGTGTCATATTTAATCGACTTCATGTAATTCTGCTTATTTATAGCGTTTGCTTCGACAGAATAGATGCCAAGCCTGACACGATAAACATACTTAACCGTTTCTTTGACTCTGAGAACGTAGCCAACCTTATAATTGTCGTAGTTCTTGGTACGAATCCATCCCGAGGCCTTGTATGGAGCCAATTCACCCGACGTAGTACAAGACGCATGTCCTGAGTCAAACCACTTATTGCCTCCTAAATACACGTTCGTATGACTCGTCGAAACATAAGTGACAATATCACCGGGCTGAAGTTCCCCACTTGCTTTCAGCTGCTTGACTGTCTTACTGCCATATTTCTTTACGGTCATATACTTTTCGGCGTTCTTCTTGGCATTCGTACCGATCCAGTTCATCCCGGTACTTTCCTGTCCATACCAGGCGAGACCGTCACTCTTCGCTAATCCTGCCTTAAGAAGTCCCCACTGGACTCCGTCAACACAATTGCAGTAGTACTTGCCGGAAGATCTCGCTTCATCGAAGTTCTTCGCCTTCTTGCTCGTCTTATTGGTATACTTCCACTGATGTCCGGCCTTAATGTCTGCTTTAACCAGCTTGTTCATCTAAGTTAGTGTGTCAATAAACAACTCAGTATTTCCCATTGCTATACCTCCTAATTCTTTCAAAATCTCTCCAGATCCAATAATCGGCTGGTTCTTCAGGCCAACCGAGTCTAACCATTTCTTCAAAAAGATTATTTCGGTAGTATTCGTGAAGGCTATCATGAAGCCCTTCAATTGTTGCCTTATCCCCGGATTCCCCGACTCTACGAGCCATCTCCCTGTCGACGTCAGCGCCCGTTTCATGAAAGAAAATCGCTTTCTCGATTGCTTCTTCTTCATCATAAGGGACATGACTCCTCTTACACTTCCGGCAATACTTCTTCAAAGAGTCAAGTTTCCACGTCAGATGTTCAGCTTCTTCTCTATCTATAAATGAATCTTCTGTAAAATGTACAACTGAGACTCCATCAGAACAACCGGCCACACTCACTAAATGGGGATAGTATGGCGAGAGATCTTTCTGTGTTTCAATCTTCAGAGGAACTATATTCCTTCCTATATAAAAACGTGTTTCCTGAAGTTGAGAATCCGTATAATCGCCACAATGATCGTAAAGATCGCATTTGCCTGAAAAACGGCTCATGATTTACTCCTTTCTTCAGAAATAGTTAGAGGCAGAGCTAACGTCTGCCTATCTACACTGTCAATCACCCCGGTGGGGTTCGAACCCACGTTCATGGGGTTAGGGCCCATTTTCCTTGACCACTAGAAGACGGGGCGGAGAGGATAGTTTCTGTCGAAACCATGTTGCCCTCCTCTCAATACCTATTTCTCAAAACCTGAGCTGATTAAGCCCTCATCCTCGGCACTTAGTATTTCGCCGGGTTTGGTCGTTCTGCCCAGGCATAGACACTTTTTGGATGTCTGGTATCGAATAATCCTATGTCGACGACAAATAGAGCTATCTCAACCTGACGAAATTCCTCGTCATACAAAACGTATTTCTCATCAACGTTCGACCAAACCCCTAACTTACTAACCAAATATTTTCCAGATTTCTTCGGCAACTCATCCTTGCAATAATGCCAATCAATCATGTACTTTATTCTTCTCCTCTACAAACTCAATCACGTCGGCTCTATTAAGTCTCCTGAGCAGTCGGCAATATCTTTCTGTCACCTTTTCAGCTACCAGATTCCTTGGCCCAAATATCGTGTTATAAAACGCTGAGTAAAAACCACCGGTGTCTGTTCTTATAATCTTTGCCGTACAAAAGAAATCTTCTTTAGAGATTAGGATTTTGACTAAAACAAATCTTTCATATAGAAACTGTTGATAAGTCCAGTGATCTCCTTCGTCTGTAAAACCGGCCTGGTAAAGTTGATGTTTGGTAACTCCCGGCCTTACCCTGAACTCAGGAATCTTCTCTCTCATAAGTCCTCCAAGGTATTGTGTGATACTTCTTCGGCCTGAGCAGCTTGGGGACAAAAGCCAGCGCCGCGCCAATTAAACACGTATATATCAGTAACTTCAGTACTCTCATTATTTTTTTCCTCCTTCAGGTACTACTTCTCATTTTTTTGTTCAGGGAAGCCCTCAATCTGGGCATAAAAAAAGAGAGACCGAAGTCTCTCTTAATCATCACTCGTTTTCACTTTGACCTTATTCTCACAAGGAATGCATTGACCGTACCATCGGTACTTATCATCGTAACTACAGTAGACCTTAATCCTTGCCGGATTTTCGTCGTCAATCGCTGTACAATGGCGGCAGTCTTCGCAGTCCGTGCCTACTATTATCATGGTCACGACTTTTCACCCTGAAGAAGTGAGACAACCAGAGATCCGGCGGCGTTCCCCAGAATACATATCAGAAGATATATCAGAGCCTTAACCGAATACATAGACCCGGCAGCGAAATAGTAAGCGTTAGCTATACAGTGGTCGGCCCCTATGGCGACGAACGTAAAGACCGGAATGACAATCAGAAGAATATTATGCCCTCTCTTGAATAATTCAACCGCCAAATAGATCAAGGCGCCGCAGATGGCAGCCATTATGAAAGTCTGAATCAACGGTCTGTCGATCTTCTTATTCATGATTTCCTGAGCCGTTGAAGATACGATCGAGTTGGTGGCGAATCCCAGAAGGCCGGCTCCGATTACATTCAGAACACACATCACAATCAGCCTGGGGATATCCACTATCTTACGGGCGTACCCTACTTTCCCAGTATAAAGATTACAGTTAAGCAGGATCACTGAGATCAGTCCGATCGAAAATATGAAAGCCCCTACGTATCTGTTGTCTACGGAAAGGTTAGCGAACCCTCCGAGACCGATCAGAAGTCCGGCCAGGATACTGTTTCTGATAAAACTATTCCATGTCTCATTTTTCATACTGTTACTACTTCTCCTTTTTCTAAAGTTTTCTTTACATCGATGATACGCTGATTTGAAGAGCCTCTGAATTTCAGGGTTACATCTCTGAGTCCTTCTTTGAAACGACCTTCAACCAGATAATCTATTCCTTCAATTATCTTTTTCCTAAGGATACCAGCGTCTGAATTATCAGACACGATCTCTTCCCAGGTGTAGCCAGAGAATATCCATTTGCTCAGAGTTTTAACATTATCTGCTTCATTAATGAGTAAGTCAACACCTTTTAAATTCTTAGGATGAAGAGGCTCACCGCCTAATATGGAAAGCCTCTTGATATAAGGTTTCGCTAAATCGCTCAGGAATTCTTTGTGTTGTGCTTCATCCCATGTTTTGCCCCCACTGAAACTCCAAGTTTGGGGATTAAAACAACCAGGACAATGAAAATCACATCCCTGAACATAAATAGCTACGCCCACACCTGTACCACAGACGATGTCCGTCGGGTTTATTCCTGCGTATCTCATTCCCAATTCTTAGGGAGTTTCATGTCTGAAGTCCAGTGTTTCACCCTCATGTTTACTTCCTGTTGTTTACCTTTGTTGAAAGCAGTTGTATAATTACCTGTAAGATAACCGGTCACCCGGCGAATCCTCTGAATATCTATTCCCCCGCATTTCGGGCATTCATCATTGATTTCATCACAATATCCGCAATCCATACATGTATCGTTCGGAACGTTTACAGCAAAATACGGAATGTCATGATCCATAGCATAGTTCACAATCTCTTCAAGAGCGTCAATATTGTTTTTGACCGATCCTTCGATCTCTGTATATGTAATACAGCCAGCATTACTATACCCTGTAAGCTGAGATTCAATGTCGATCTTCTGAAACGGATCCATGTTGATCCAAACCGGCACATGAATAGAATTGGTAAAGAAGTCTTTGTCTGAAACGTCCTTGATTATTCCATACCGATCTCTGAACTTTTGCATAGCCGTATAACACAGATTTTCAGCCGGAGTAAAATACACACCGAAGTTCAGATGATATTCTTTCTTAAACTGAGCACAACGATCCTTGAAAAGCTGTTCAATTTTCTTTGCCAGTTCCATACCCTTGTCCGTCGTGTGATCACAACCGATCAGAATCTGAAGTGTTTCAGCAAGTCCGAGCTGTCCAATGACGATTGTGCCATGTTTCAGAGCTGAGCGAATTCCTTCTTCAGGTTTATACCCAAGCATCGTACCGTTCTCATACATAAATTTAGCCGAATCCGGGGATTGACTACAGATATATTCGTATCTCTCGATGAGCATATCTTTTGCTTCATGGATTTTCTGATCAAGTATTTCTATAAAAGAATCAATATCTTTTTGACCTACTTCACCAGACGCTTCCATGGCCAATGTAGGCATAATAATCGTCACAGGACAAATGTTTCCACGTCCATCTTTCGTCTGAGGGTTTGTGTCAGGTTCAGCGTTAATGTCTAAACCGTTGCTCGTACGGCAACCCATCGTACTAAAATAGGTCTTAGGATCTTCAGGGTCATATCCGGCATTCCCAGACCAGTCAACATTGGCATAATTCGGATAAAGTCGTCGTGCTGTAGACTTCAACGCCAACCTGTACAGATCATAATTCGGCTCACCGGGATAGCGATTCACTCCATGCATACATTGGAATATCCCACACGGGAAGATTGATGTCCTGTGCAGTCTACCAACGCCCTTAATTAAAACATCCAAGATTGCCTTTGTTACCAAGCGGCCTTCCAGAGAAGTGCATGTGCCATAATTAATCGAGGTAAATGGGAGCTGATTCCCTGATCTGCTCTGAAGTGTATTTAGGTTGTGATACATTCCTTCAACAGCCTGATATGTTTCATTAATCGTATCAAACAAAGCCGCTTGGAATAGTTCGGGATCAAGACCGTTTTTATTACAGAGAGTAAAATCTTCAAATCTGAGTCCTGTCTTTTCTGCAAACTCATCTTTATGTTCTTCGACCCAGTCGTCGAACCTGTTCCTGACAATTCCAGCCCCATCTTCGTATGTATCAAAGAGAAGATCCATCAGATCCAGATCAAGAAACTCTTTTGTTCGTTTCAGATACTCTGTAACGTAATGTTTATAGAAACTCTTCCTGACATAAGGAACCATTGTATGGTCTATATGAGTCGCGCTCACGCCGCCGAACTGCTGTAACGACTGTAACTGGAAGATCACTGCTACTAACTGAAAAGCGGTATTCACTGACTGAGCTGGACGAACATCTGTCTGCCTAGTATTAAACCCCTCTGCTAAAAGCTTGTCGAACGGGATAGATAAGCAGTTGTGATCTCCAACTGCGTAATGATCAAGGTCATGAATATAAATCTCATTATTCAGATGATTATTCCGGGAGAGATCTGATAATAGATTATCGAGAGCGTACTGGCGAAGAAGTTCCCCACTAGCCTCACCAATTCTTCCCCCAAATGACTTCTCGTCAACGTTGGCATTCTGATTCTGGACGTTATTCGCTTTAATCTTTGAACCAACTTTCTTCATGAGTGCGCTATTTTTTTCACGTTCCCGACTTCTATCGTTTCTATATATAATGTAGGCTTTCGCTACGTCCTTTCGATTACAAGCCATAAGCTTCTGTTCTACTGAATCCTGAATTTCCTCGACATTCAGATCTTTCCCTATTGATTTTATGAATCCGGCTATTTCGTTCGCTTTATTCCTAGCATAATCTGTAATCTCACCATCTATTTGCTTGAAGGCTTTCAGTACAGCAATCTTCACTTTATCCTCTTGGAATTCAACCTTTCTGCCGTCTCTCTTAATCACCCTCATACACAGTTCCTCCTCTCTTCATTATTCCAAATCGTAATACACGCTCAGGTAGCCCAGCGCTTCCTCAAGCGTGTCAAACACTACAGTACACATATCTCTGATCCAGGGATAAACATTCGTATCTCCCCATCCAACCACCGGAACATCGTGACAGTTGGCGTAAGTAACTTCGCAACCTGTTCCTATGGAACTATCTGTTCCGTTCAGATTAACCAGAACGACTTCCGCTTTTTTAATCCCCTGAAAGTAATATTCACGAATTTGGCGATCTGATTTTTGATACTGATTATTCCAGTCGTAATCAAAGAATTCATCGGGATCAAAGATCTTGAGTCCCCACTCATGGTCGTATGAATACCTATACACCTGAAGACGCCAGTCTTTACCTCCGTCTTCAGCGTTCAAGATGGGGCCTGAAAGAAAAACGTACTTCTTCATCCTGTCCTCCTTAATCATGAGGATATCCGTCATGAGGATAGATGCCGCGCACCTGTTTTCTTCCGGTTCTCAGAAAATCCTCTATCCGGTCAACAACCTCTTCCACATCCGCGCCGTCATTATTGTAAAAAACATGATCTGCAATATCGTAGGCCTTCATAAAATCCTTAATATCCTGCTTAAACCGGCGATCAGCTTCTTCCCGGCTATCCCCACGCTTCTTCAGACGCTTCAGGATCGTCTTATTGTTCGCTTCAATATAGATACAATAAGAACCATCTGGCAGCTTATCCTTGATATCAAGATAGCCCTGCGGGGTAAGGATCATGAAGTTATGGTTATCACTGTGGTTAACACCTGGCCACTCTGAGCCGTAATACCAGGTACTGCCGTCGGCAACCAAGTATTTCTTGTATTCCATAAACTCATCATGGCCTATCATGTCGAGAAACACCGGCTCTGAAACGAAATTGTACGCGTCGTCCGGTTCCCCCTCGCGCTGAGGTCTAGTAGTATACGTCAGATAACGGTAGTATCCTCGCCGCTGAAGTTCCCGGGCAATTGTATCCTTCCCTGAGCAGCTACGTCCTATTATGACCAACATACTTCGTACTCCTTCTCCTGAGGCTCAGGCATCGTGTCGGCGAAATCTTCTACTTGCTTCGTCCTAAAGGCCAACATTTCTTCTGCCGCCTCTTTCGTAGGGAATACCGTTTTCCCTATATCGTCCGGAGAGAACAAAGAGTAATCATCGTCAAGAGCGATCTTTCCAAATAGTCTGCCGGTTACAACAACCCACTCAATAATCATGTGCGAAGACACTCTTCCATCTTCAACGCTAAAAGTCCAGACCGTATCTCCATCTTTCATCCCCTCAGGGATAATCAGGAGGCGGCCTGAAGCTTTAAGGTTTCTATATTCTCTTAATTCTTCTATATCTGTTTTCTTCACGAATTAATTCCCTTCGTACATTATGAGTTCTTTGGCATAGGGAAGCTGCTCCACCCAGCCAACAAAATCCTTGCTCCATTCAGTGAGTTTGTGATTGCGGCGGTCAAAATACATGTTGCGCAGAACCTGATAGTTTCCAGTCCAGTGTCTGGTCTGTAACCACGATTCCGGCAAAAGGCGGATCAATTCCTTCCAATCAGCCTTGTCTTTTGTTTTATTAAACGTTTGTCTGATAAGTTCCAGATAATTTATCAATTCACTCCAGAAGTTATCGAGACCCTCTTTTTCTGAATAATCCCCGAACTCAAAACATTCTCTTGTGATAGGGGTAGAGGCAAGCTTCCACATTGTTGACGTGGAGTTGGTCGTAGTTGCTACCTTGTAGGTATCCCATTCTTTGAAAAAGTAGAGCGGCGCAGTTACGTCCACGCTTACCATGATTTGCCGTAAGAATTTTGAATGTGAATCTCTATGATCTTTTGTTGCCGACTTCAGTAAATTCTGACACAGTTTCAGGTCATTTGGCCCGATTACTATGTTGTTGGGTTCAATCTAATCAGCTACATCACTGCCATTTTGTTCGTATGAGTCCATTCGTTCCCACGAGTTAAAGGGATTTCTCGCCCCCTGTATTGCTCCAATAAAATTGAAGGCCTTCCAATTCTCGAACTTCACGTATACTTCTCCATCACTTTCTTAAACCGCACCATTTCGGCGGTATCTGCGCTAACTATAGTTACATCAAACTCCGGTTTGCCGAGAGCCACGATGGCGAGAAGACTCTTCGCGTCAACGTGGATGCTCCCGGATTTCGCGTCTATATCAGACCGGAACGAATTAACATCGGTAGAAAACTGTTTGAAAATATCTGGATCATCCAGATCAAGCTTTATATGAATAGGCTTCATTCTTCTTACCATGTTCCCCCATCCGCTACCATAAAATCGATCAATCTCTTCACGTCGTTATCAGACTTGCAGAAAATCTCAATTTCCGGCACTTTTGCCTGAGAGAAAAGCCCTACCAGAGCCATAAACTGACTGAGCTTACTCTTCAGGTTTAGCTCTACCTGATCCTTGATTACGAGCTTTACATCTTCGTCGCACTTGTCGACTACGGTAAAGAACCGCTCAATGTCTTCTTTCTAAAGGTTTCGTAACTTCATAACCACTCCTTTCTTAAATTACGTTCATCTGCGCCAGCTTCTTCTCTGAGTAATGAACCAGCGCTGGAACACAGTCAATATATTCCTGCTCAGGGAGGAGGTGTACCTTCTGGTAACACGGCGCTTCAGTCTGGTTAAACCTACACACAGAGCAGCGTGTCGGTTTCAGATCGGATCTATCCGTCTGCTGTCTCTTCTTACCAAAAATCTGTCCGCCGGCCCTCTTGTTGCGATTCTGGTTTCTGTTCTTCTGATTTCCGCCCTTGTTTGCATTACTATTCTTTCTGCTCATATAGATCTCCTCTCATTATAGGAAAATAGGTACAGGTGTTATTTCTCAAAACCGGTCAGATCTAAACCCTCAAGCAGAGGGCTTAGTTTCTGAATCAAATTTTTCGCCTACTTCCTTGACGTGATCAATCATTAAAATCGCGCCGTGGGCCTGAATGATGAACTCTATATCGGCTTTGATGTCTTCCCAATCTTCGACCTTGATAGCGGTGTTAATCTTATCTATGACCGCTTTCCGTTCTGTTTCGATTCGATTTACAATCGTACTTCTCACATCGTCGTAGGTCATTATTTCCCCTCACTTTCTTCGCCGGGAATGTCTTCAGCTGTAAACAAGTCATAGTAAAAATTCCAGTGATCAGAAAGGTACTTATACTCTTTTTTAGTGAATACATTTTTGTAACTGTCTTTACAAACGGGGATATCCCATTCAGCTACAGTAAGAGCTAAGCCAGCTGCCGTAAGATAAACCTCCCTTAGGTTCCCGTATCCAGGGGGATTTAATCTGTAACGGTATTTTTTAACGGGAACAGCCGGTTCCGGCATAGGAGTCCAAGCGACAACGTCATAATCATCGTAACATGTAGACGGATTTTCCCAGCGTTCATTCCCCGCATAAAACAAGCTGGTCACTTTTCCATCAGACAGTGTTACGTTATATACATCTTTATCGACAGGTAAAATATCTTTCACAAAATGCCAATTATTCATTTTCTTTCTTCTCCTTCTTCAGGTTGTAACTGCAAGGTTCATCTGGCTCAACCTCATGCATATCCAGTAAACATTTACCTTTCAGGTAATTACTGCAATTCTCACAGAGGTTCCAGTCTTCAGCTGGCACACTTGAGAATGAAAATTCATCATCGTCGTAGTACAGTCCGTCATCCTCTTCGTCTTCGTATTCCCAGAACATATTCCTCATGATGTTTTCTCCTTCAGGTATCTTCTGAGAACGTCGAAAGCAAAGCCTTCTTTGTCCTTTCCCCAATCCAGATAGCCGGGGTTGTCCACTTCTATCTCTGGCCAAGTGAGGCCGGCGTACTTGCCGAACTTGATCTGGAACTCGTTGATGTCTACGTCATCGGGAGTAAGTTTCTTCGGGCGAGACAGTTTGTTTTCTACTTCAGGGAGATTGTCGAAGAGGACTTCCAAATCTTTTCTGCTCGCTAAATAATCCGCGAGGTGTAAGATGATCTGATATTTATCCTGAGGAGTAGGAAGAATGACGCCGGGATTCCGTTTATCGGTGTTGAATGCTCCCATATGGCTCTCAATACAATGCATAATGAAATGCTTATCTTCGTCTGTGATATGGTCGTCTTTGATGGATTCAACAAACTTCGCGGCTCTCAGAGGATGATCGAATTTCGTATACTTATTCTTCTCATAATCCGCCTGAGTACCAGACTTCTGCATATCGTGGGTGATGCCGGCGACTCTCAGAAGATCCCGCTCTCTTGACGTAAACTGGTTCGCAATAGATTCAACCCCGAACATATGATTAAGGATCCTGACAAGCGCGACAGTGTGTCTGGCTAACCCTCCGACCCCAAGGGCATATTGAGGATGATATTTCCCGGTACTCGATGCTCCCACCTCATAAAAATACGGAGGAGCCGTATCTATACATTTCTCCGCAAACTTGCGGATATCTTCGTTCTCAAATGTTCCGAGAACCTGATTAAATACTTCTTTCATCAGTAACCTCCTTCTGATTATTTTTTCAACTGTTCCTTAAGATAGTATTCAAAAAACTGCTTGATAAAGAGCCCACTATATCGGCGGTCAGGCATGAAAAACACCGGGAAATTGTACCGATGCCAGAAAGTCTGTAGGCTCGCCAGAAATGACGGAACCTTATAATCTGTCCGGTAATTGCCGTTAGCCAAATCCATATATGAAGCGCCCTCTATCAGAAGAACCTTACGCTCAGGGGCCAGGGCCAGTTCTTTTTCAAACCGCGCCCTGTCCGTTGAAAGGTTCCCTGATATCTCTTCAAGTGACCCTTTGCGCTCTATCATTATCTTGTGAGAAAAATTAAGATCTCTGGGAATTGAAAGCTCTTCGTTTTTCGGTACCATAAACGAATAGTCCCCGTATTCAAGAGCCTTTTCTTTGAATGGGATTTTCTTTGCTTCGAAATAATCCGTGATGTGTTTATTCTGCTGTTCCCGGGTGTCGACCAATATAGTCATCGACTTGATAAGCTTCTTCAGCTACCCGTCTGTATATCTGTAACATTCAAGTAACATTGTGATCTCCTTTACAAGGTGTTAATTATTGAGTACTCATTGAGCCACCAGTCAAATACGCCGGGAATTTTCTCCCATTCCCCCCCGGCATTTTTTCTTTTTCGAGGTTCTTCACTCCACGACTTCATCAGAACGACATCCCCATTCTCAACGGGTGTATCAGCGAAAGCTGTTTTAATCTTTTTTTCTTTGGCGTTCTTCCTCTTGTGGATTTTCATCTCAACGGTTCTTCCGTCTTTCAAGCAATACGCCTGAAATTTAGGAGAATACTTCGTGTCGAGTTTGGTGACGGCAATGATCGTCCCTGAAAGGTTAGGATTCTTATACTCGATATATCCAAGTATTTCATTCTGAAACTTAACAAGCTCTGAAAGGGAGAATTCGTCATCAGGAATTCTTTTACAGATTTCTTTGGCGAGAGTAAACCAGTCTGTTACAGTGTATTGTTTTTCACTAATATTACCGCTTTTTAGGACATCAGTGGTACATTTAGACAGATCAACGCCATCTAACCCCCATTCTGAAAGAGCAGATTTTGAAAGAGTCTTACGCCCCTTCCACGTTTTGATAACTGCTACTTCCTTCAGAAGTTTCTTTGCTGGGCCAAAATCTGAGAAGTACCCGATTTTAATTAATTTCTCAAAAATCGCGGGTGTAACCCTCGTTCCGCTTGCCGCAAGGTATAACTCCATAAAATCGGAATATTCATTCTGAGACAGTTTATAGATATCCTCAACCACTTTCATACCAAACCCTTTAACGGACGCAAGACTCGGAGAAATAGTCTTTTTCTCGTCATCTACTACAAATCTGGTATTATCATTCCCAAACCTAAACGGAAGAATTTCATAGCCAAAGAACTTTCTCGCTTCAGCTTCCAGTTCGGAAATCTTATCTTTGCTATCACCTTTATGATCGTAATGATTAAGAACCACCTCATAGAACTTACTTGTATGATGAGCTTTCATCCAAGCTTCGTATAAACTATCATTTGCCATTGCAAAGGCATGGGGTGCATTAAATGAATACCGGGCAGAATCCTTGATGACCTGATATACAGGATCAAAATTATCCATGTTGCCTATATTCTGGAGCCAGTGCTCTTTTAGGGTATCTTCCACATGTTTAAGAGCCGCGCCTTTTAATTTCTTCTTGCTGATCTTTTTGATCGTGTCATAAGAATCTTTCATTGGGATACCTAAATATCCAAAGATCTTCATAACCGCTTCCTGATAAATCATATAGTGGAAACAGTCTTCGAGAAGCGAGTCAATTGCTGCTTCTCCACTAGAATATGGTTTTCTGGCAAGGAAATTATCTATGTGACTCTTAAAACCTGGACGGATTCCTGCTACGAAAGCAGATAGTTCTTTGATTGATTGAGGTTTATACTTTATCGCTTTCTTGGTGGTGGAAGGCTTTTCACATTGATTCAAGCAACAAGTCGCGCCTTTGGCATACATAGACCACGTTAATTCGTCACCTGTTACCATCTGGCGAAGCTCGGTAGTGGTGGGAACATCTCGTCCAATACTTGCGTAAAGCTTATGAATAATACCTACGACATCAACGATCAGAAAATCATCTTTAACCATGCCATATTTATCCAGAAGGCCACCTTCAACACAGGCAACTACCACAGACTTTCCTGTTGATTCGGAATGGCAGCGCATTAATCCGATTTCGTACCGAACATCACCGTATCCAATTACGTCTGGTTGACGGGGATTGCCGTTAAACAAACAGAACCCACAGGCATGAACTTTAGCCTGTTCAGGAATACCCTGATACGGCTTGGATTCGTTAAAGATTTTTAAGAGCTTCGGATCAGTAATATAATCCTCGATCAAAATAGAATCTTTATCGTCGTCCTCAGCTTGTTTCAGGGCCTCATTATAGGAATCGATCATTTTTGAAATGTCATTAGCCGTCGAAGCTTCAATTCCCTGAATATCAGCGTAGAGCTTAAATCCTGATTTTTCACCGAGAGTTCCGACAGCTAATAAAGGATAACAGGAGTGTTCTCCGAAGATATCTCTAGTAGCTTTTACAAACGGTGCCTGATCAGATATGTTCAGATCGATATCGGGCATCTGATGTGAGGCAAGAATTCTGTCTTTAGTGATGAATCTCTCTGGATAAATCGGAACATCAACTTCAAAGCGATCCATAGTAGTGAATCCGAGAAGTTTGCTGCAATAATATGAAGCAGCAGAACCTCTTGAAGTAGTTGTCAACTGCCCGCCATATTCTTTTGAAGTGGCCAGAGAAACAATAGAAGCGTTATCTATAAAGTAATCAACAGTTCCGCTGCCGTATATTTCTCCATACTCATAACGAATGCCATCTATCTTTTCTTTGGATTTATTTGGCTCTTTTTTATACGCTTCGTTCAAGAGTCCCTGAAGGATCTTAGCTCTCCCATCGTAATCGAGATCTTTGTACTTTGGATGAATAGGGATCTTGAAGTCTGTATCCAGTTCAAAATCCTCACAGCCCTGAACAAAAACATGAGTATTCATCATTGAATAGAGGATGTCATTTACGGGGACAGCTCCCTGGTTTTTCATACGAAGAAATAACTCCGTTCCCTCAGGATCATCCATATACCAACCCTCCTCTTCAGGGTATGAAATCTTTTTCCGGGCAAGGATGTTTTCTCTCTTGATTCGATCTTCCTCGTTCAAGTAATGAGTGTCTAGGCCGATGATCGTTTGAATTCCAAATTTGTGACTCAGATCCCAGATTTTCTTATTTAACTCCTTCTGCCGGTCGGTATTATTAGCCTGATATTCAAGGAAGAAGCTATCCCCGAAGTGTTTCCAAACAGACAACCAGACCTCTTCAGCGTCAGGATAGAGCCAACCGGCAACACACGCAGATGTAATATATACATCTTCAGGATCAAGAGTGAAGAGCAATTTGAGGTCGATTCGTGGTTTGTAATAAAACCCATCTTCAGCCGCGCAGGATAGAACATAGTTCATCTTCCTTACGGCGTTATAATTCCGGGCGACTATCACCATGTGACAATTCGTCCGGTCTTTGACTTCGCGGGTCTTAGTTACACCGCTTTTGTCGGTATACTCTTCTGTAAACACTTTATCCTTGTCTTTGACCCAGTATGCTTCTACCGAATACCTGAAATTGAGAGGAGAATTCTGGCATAAGTCATATATATGCCACCACTCTCCTTGATATCCGTGTTCTCCTGAAAAATAGAGTTTTCTGCCTCTTGCTTCCGACAACTTCATCTGATCTTCAGGGAGAGTTGCCGAATCTGGCTGAGTAAGATTACTCCAGGCTGTGTGTTTATGATAGTTTTCCATGACCATATTCCGATTATCAATCCAATCATGAACATCGTACGGAAATTCAAATTTGAGCCTTTTCTTAGCAAGTTCGGCGTCTTCGTACAGATCTATCAATCTCTCCCTCCTATCCATTACTCAAAGAAATCGTCACCTTGAGACTGACCAAATACACAGTTATCACGATATCCGCAAAGATTTTTACAATAAAAGAAGTCCACATTCGCCGGCCAGACTGTCTCATTCTCGAGCGTATGTATCTGATCCAGCGCCCAGTAGTAGGCCTCGTCATAGGCTTCACGAGTCCACGGGATCCGCTTTATAAACTTCGATCGGAACATATTCCACTGAAGAGCTTCAACGGTCTTACTGGCCTCTACAAATGGGATCGTGTAAAGTAGCTGCTGTCTCTGAAACGCTTTCCAATGTTCTTCTTGATTTCTATATGGTTCGCCGTCTCTACGGAACTTCATGGATGACGATTTATGGTCCGTGAAGATCAGTCCGCCTGTCTTCTTATTCTCTAAAAGCAGATCAATAAAGCCCGTAAACGGGTACTCCCGATGCTCATACCCTGGGCGATCCTCTACGAGGTTAAAGTGGAGTTCCTTTTCCACGCCTATTACGTTGTACTTATCTAAAGGGAGATATTTCGGAATATCCGAAAGATATTCATAACCCTGAAGGTAATAATTTTCTCTCTTTTCAGGGTCAAAGTAAGTCTTACAGTAATCGTCGAAGTTGTTGTCATAGTATTCTAAGATCTGATCGTCAGGTAAAACACCTTTCGCGTGGAATTCGAGACACTCATGAACAAGCGACCCAAACTCCGCGTAAAAGTTACTATCCTGTTTCTCACAGTCTACATAGTGCCTGACCCACTCATGTAGACAGCTATAGTTCAACCGAGAAAAACTCCAGGTCATGTTATCTATAATGAACCGGGTCTCTAACGGGTTTCTTTCGTCCTAAATAATTAAGTATTCGTCCACTGTTACCTCCTATTGTTGTTCCCCTTAAACAAACCAATTTTTAATTTTTCTCATTGTCGGTGTCGGAACATTAGAAAGTAAGTTTTTTACATTGTTGGCCCACGTAGTATTCTGCTCTTGTTTTTTTGTATTCACTACTTCATTATTCCGATCCTTTAGCACGACAGGATATTCATTACAAAACCTATCACCGTGAAATATCTGCAACGTTACCTTCTCTCCATTAGCCACAGCTTCTGCTAATTCCCGGCGAAACCACTCTGGTTTAACATAATCAACCACAATCTCATTACTTAACATTTTTATCATTTATAATTTCTGCCTTACTAGCGCTCTTTTATATCATTTTAATCCACGCTTCATTGACTACAGATATACAATCGTCAAGCATTTCATTTGCTCGCTCGTATTTTTCTCTCAACGCTCCAGTAGGATCTCTGTACTGACACTCTGTATCCACATCGATCCGGAGTGATTCGAACTCTTTCAAAATATATTCTCTCATCCTGTCCAGAGCGCCTTCTGATTCCCATGCCATAATCCACGACTCCTCTCTTATCCTATATACAATCTATGCAATTATCTTTAGTATTGTATTCTTCATTCGTGCCCATCCTGCCTCACTAATCTTTTATTCTGCATCAATCAAATCATCGGAATGACGTTTTTGTTTCAGCTCTCTTTCAAGTGAAAATATATAGTCTTTAATACCGATTAATGCCCGTCTAACGGTTTCATCCTTTCCATAACAAACACCTATATAATTTAACCCTTTGAGAGCCTCTTTTACCATCGAGTTTTCCTTGCCATTATTTGATGTTGATTTCTCAAGTCTCATTAACCGTTCAGCTATTTCTCTCAATGCACTTCCGTTCATGTACCACCCTCTCATTAACATCCATCACAAACTCATTGATCCTCTTATAGTCAGGATTCGCCGGAAGATCCGTGTTCGCCTTGTCGTAATCCAGGCGTTTCTCCAGTTCATCCACCATCTCGAAAAATTCAGGAATAGGCTGCCGGTTCTCATCAAGATACTTGCCGTTTCGGATATCCATCAGAAGATCGTGTTCTTTCTCCCGATAAGTATTGATTTCGTGACACTCCAGAATGTCGAAGCACATGTAGAAAAGCCTCACCAGATGCATCATGTGCTTCCCCAGCTTGTCGTGCTCAATCGCGTGAGAGTTCCTCTTCCCGATCTTTGCGTAGTCTTTAGTGATATTGTGCATTTCTGACCACATGCACTTGTAGTCTCTGAGCGGATAATGATGGAGATCCACATCCATGAAGATCTCTGATTCCATCTCAGGATTCACGGCCTTATCAACATATAGCTTAATAGCGTCCTCAGGGTATTCAAAGTATTTTCTTCTGAAGTCGAAAGAAGCATTCTGGATGCTGTGTAATACGTGTTCTTCATTCTGTGCCTGACCGACTAACCGCGCCGCTTTGTTGTCTAGCCTACGAAGCTGAGAGTTGGCATATCCTCCGAATGATTGAACCGCCTTCTTCGACAGAAACATCTCTGCGTTATACACCAACTCGTGTCCAACATCAGAGAGATACAGATAATGTTCCGGTTTGAGTCCCAGGATCTCTATAGTGTTCGGATTACAGTTACTGAGCAGCGAAACAAGCTTGTTGAAACTATAGATCGTTGTGTCCGTTGCTTCATTTACGAACTGCTCGAAGTTCTTGTTTGTCAGGATCTCTTCTTTTGTATTCAGAGCACAGCCCCGAATGTCCACGTCGGAGGTTTCTACATTTGTCCCGTAAGCCCAGGATCCGCCGAGTCCGAGAAGAATTATCTTGTCTCCAAGATGTTCATTCTCACGAAGAAAGTCGTATTCTTTTGAATTGATCAGTTTATTGAAATCCATCGTTATTCCTTTCCTCTGCTCAGGTTGGTTACATCCTTCGCCCAACAATCACAAAACTGATACCCATCAGTTCGAATTTGTAGTCTCTGTCCATCGTGATCTGTGGCTACCACATTACCAAAATAGCCTAAACCGTATGTTCCTATAAAGAACACACGGTCTCCGACTTCGAACATATCTATTTCAGATTTCATCCTTAACCTCGTTCAACTCTGCTCTAAGCTGTTCCTTGGCGACGTTCCGGTCATACTTGGTCTTATCCCGGTATATCACCGGCCTCGGCATTAGTGAACGATCTCTGGTCTGATTCAGAATATCGAGTTTCATATCATTATCCTTCTTATTCATTATTCAACCTCCTGAAACTCAAACTCACAATCATATTTCTCTATAAGCTCCTTTTCACGTTTACGGTACTCACCGTAGGACTTATAATCTGATCTATCTCCCAATTCTTCTTTCATTTTTCTCTGACAAGAAGGACAGATTATAGTTCCTGAAGTTCCTATTGAAGTGGGAACGAATCTATACTCAAACGTTCCACCGATGCCCCCTTGCTTTCTGAGTCTTGTTTTTAAGTCCGGGGCGGCGTGTTTATTTGTCCAGTGTTGGTCCATCCACTTTTCAATATCCTCAGACTGTTGAGCGGAAATGGGAAAACCCCTATAGTAATCATCTTCCATCTTCTTCAGACGCTCTTTCATTTCAACCATCCGCTCATCTTTCCAATGTTCGTCTTTAAGAGCCTTGTTCTGATCTTCAACTTTTTCAGCATACTCAAGAGTTTCATCTATAGAGGTCTTCAATTCTTCAAGAACCTTTTCATAGCCCTGAAACTGATGATATTTACCGTTCAGATAACTGGTGTAACCACCCTTCTTAATATGATCACTCTTCCAGTTCACAGCTTATCAAACTCCTTCCTTAACTCTTCGACCTCAGTTTCTAATGCCGCTTTCTCGAACCTCAGATAGTTTTGGAAAGAATCGACACGAACCGGAGCTTCTGGCGTATAACACCAGGGTTCGCCTACTTTTATCTTGAAACTGGCAGTATACTCTGGATTGTCTTTAGTGATTTCAATAACACGATTCATTAGATCTTCAATCTTCTTTATTTTGTCCTGAATATCAGAAATCTTGTTTTGAATATTATTAGCTATTTCTAACTGTTTTTCGGTCATCAATATACCTCCAAATATCCAGTTTATTCCGCATATTCCCTGAAATAGTCAATCATCTTATCTTCTTCAGGGAAGAATAGATCGATACCTTTCTCGGACACCAGCCAGCCGAAGAAATTGGAACACAGCTGCCCGAATCTCCAGTCTGGAAAACTCTCCTTGTGGATCTTCTTCATCTCATCATAAAAACTATCTAATCTATTTGGATCTCTCATTTTAATTTCCTCCTTTGTATTCTTCCCAACCATACCTTTTGTTCTTCTTCCAGCGGGATTCTATTATGAAATTTCGATAATCTTCGTAGTCTTTGAAATTGATATACTTCAGAGTATTCACATCTAAACACTGCTCTCCTCGGGCAAGTTCAAACTCATTGGCTGAAACAATGATATACGGTTCTATATTATTATTCTCGCAATCCTTGATGATTAAGCTGAAGAGGTCGCGCTTAACGTCGATGATGTTGTCAGCGCTATAACCAGAATCAATCGCGTCGAGAAGAATAAAAATACATCCCGACTCAGAATTAAGATTTTGCCGAACGAATAAGCCAATCGTTCTGGAAAGGTTTGCTATATTGTCATTAATCTTCTCTCCTTCTGACGACATCACATCTCGTGCGACCTTATCAAAGTCACCCATAAATCCAGCTAAACTTGTTGCACTAGAACCACCGTTTATGTAGTTATCATATATGATAACTGGGATCTTCTTACTTTTGCATTCTGATTTAAACTGACGAAGTAACGTCGTCTTCCCAGATCCGTTACAACCAACCAGAACAGTCAGCCCCTGCTTGATGTTTACGGAAGATTTTTCATAGATCTTTTCGTTCATATCATAATAATCAGGAACGATTTTAAATCTCTTACTCACAGGTTTCCCCTTTCAACTGTTTTATTGTATCCTCAAGAACGTCCTCATAGCTCCAGTAATATGGATAAGAATCAAACGGAGTAGCGTAGCAAGAGTGGGTAACCATATAAGCATTTTCATCCCAGTCGTAATCAACATCTTCTTCAGTTGACTCAACGATCAAGAATTTAGCCAGCTCTTTAATCGACATACTCCGTATTCTTTCGTACTCAGTCGTCATTCCACTCCTCCGAATTATATTGCTTACTGAGCCAGACAAGAAACGCCACAATACTTGGCCTACCAGAATTTCTCCACTTACCATCTGGATATCTCCACCGGTGCCATGCCCAGATCGAAGGGTTCTCCTTGATTTCAGTCCCACCAGGATGAATACCTCTAGCCATATTGCCATGATTAGATGACGCCGATTCTGCCCACTTGTTGAAAGCCGGGTAGATCTTACCCGAAAAAAGATCCGGTCTATCCTTCGGTACTACGGAGTGAGGAAATTGAAAATAAGCCAGATCTAATTCCGTCAGGTTTTGTTTGATGTACTCATAATTCGTCATCGTATGATTCCTTAAAATCGAGTAGCTCACTCGGTTTTCCTTTGAATATCAGCTGGTTATCTCTCCACTCAACTCTGACTTCTATCGTCACGAGATCGTCTGTTGATTGTCCGACTTTTCCTTCATCGATCGTAACCGTATAGCCATACCCATACGGCTCTGAGTCGATTGGCCAGATATACAGATCCCCAGCTCCATCTTTATGATCACAGATATACTGAGCGGCAAGGCAGCCGGCACCGTTGGCAACAGTACGTCTGTCGTCGTCAAGAGATATTCCGTTTACTATCTTCTTCTTCAGGAGCCACTCTGCAAGATCATAACCTACACCATCGACGTAACCGTCCCACATCTGGAACACGTTAACGAGAGGTGTTACCCTCTCGCCACGTTTTTCCTGAAACCGAATAATGCTTCTTGTCCCCATATATTAATCCTCCTTAATCGCGTCACCGAGCCACTCGCCTACCGGCTTACCCAGCTTTCGTTCAACATCTGTACAATACGCTACCCCACCGGGGAGTTCAGCGCCTTCAAACACCTCAGCCGCGATGTCCTGATAGAGAGTACTCATCACTCCGTGAGGATCGTTAAGATTATCAGCGAAGTACTGTACGACACAGTTCTTAAAGACCACATAAGAAAACGGAATGTACCAGTACCCTTCCGTAGTTACTACATAAGCGAACGCCGGGTTCCCGCTAAAGGCAGTCTCAAACAGTTCCTTCGGATTTGTGAAAGCCCGGTTACTAACTGTCGGGCAATCGACGCCGATCTGAAGAGACACATTTCCAAAACTTACTTCTTCAGGGAGGAGCTTCAGCAAAGCCGCTGCCTTTTCTGGGTTATTCGTTGCCAGAACGATAGACGGGTTAGTTCCCTCCCAGTTAACATTGCAAGCAATCTGCGGATCCCCGTCAAACAGAGCCTCCATCTTCTTAATATAAATAGACCACGGCGGCAGAATTCTAAGTCTTACATCAGTCATAATATTTCTCCTTTCATTCATTTACTGATCTCAGGGTGGTTGTTGTTATATCACCCTCTACTCTAGTATTCTCTATTTGATACTTGCCTAAGCTCTTAAACTCTTCATGGAAACCGTATCTTTTCGCCCACTTCTTATTGATTCGGCGCTTTCTATGTTTCCGATTCTGAACCAAAATTTTTTGTTCCAGCGTAAAAGGGGTCTTGTCATTCATCCACGCCCCTAAAAGAGCCGAAAATAAATCCGGGTCTACTGTAAATGACCCGGAGAATTCAGCTGTATTATTTAATTCTTTTCTCATTCCATATATCTCCCCGACTCAGCCACCGAAGCCATCCTATGATTCTTAAGATCCTCCCGGAAACGATCATTTATAGGAGTTTTGTAGGCGAAACACCCCGCAAAATAAACGAATGCCTGATCCTGAGCTGAGTAGGGTATTAAAACGTAAGTCCTCGCCGTGGTCATAGCACTACCACCAACACCCCCGAAACCAAGAGCGGTACTCGCCCACGTCTGATCGAAATCGTAAAGGGTAAGTGAAATACCTGGGGCTATCCTGTGTCGAATATCCTGATAGATCGAAATCAGATCTTTTGACATATTTAGTAGATTCATTCCCTTTCCTCCTTCCGCTCAATCGCCCTCATCGGTTCTCCTTTCCGCATCTGAACAGTAATACATAAAAGTGTCATGGATATCGCACCAGTACCGACCGTCACTAATAGGTTTTTCTCCTCGATGCTTGCAGCCCCGGCAGTGTATGATTTCTGGCTGTGCGGATGGCACATCATCGAGACAGTCAACGCATTTGTCATGGAAGTCATAACAAGAGTCCCCATCTTCCCATATAACTCTTGCTACCTTCAGTTTCGCCGCCTGTCTGCTGATTGTATCCCCGTCTGTCTTGATTTCAGGCTGTGCGGGTGGTATTTCGTTTGCCGTTGTCATGCAGACATCTTCCCACTCATTTTTGTCCATTATCGTTCCGATACACTCCCATAATGTGACGAAATAACTAAAAGCATCTTCTCTGCGGATTAAATCATCCATCTTTTAATACTCCCTTTATCTGATAAAGCAAGTCCATCGCATCATCTAAATCGAAATGATCAATCGTGCCATCCATAAGGTCTGCTATTTTGGTAAGCCTGTTATCTGGCTGTGCGGGTGGCTTTACTCGTTCCATAGCATCATGATAACCTTTCTGATATGCTTTTTCTAAAGCACTTGCATTTTGAGTAGCTGTTAGCCATTTTTCTGTCACATCTTCGCCATACAATGTATAATTCAACGCATGAAGATACGCTGTTGCTATTACCATAGGCGGCATCTTTGATAATTCATCTATTAACTGTTTGCTTTCGTATTTCTGTGTCTGCTTTTCTTTGCTCATAGTTCCTCACTTTCCGCCTTGTATGGCTGTGGTAGTGGCATCCATGCAGTTACCACATCTGCCACAGGAAAATCCCAACCAAGTAAACCATGAAACCACAATGTCGTAATGCCTGTTCCATGCTCTTTATAATCAAGAGTCACGAGATAAGTATCTATTTCTTCGGGTAATCTCTCGCTACACGGCACCCACTTCTGCGCTTCCAGAGCCTTGATAGCCTCATCAATCGCCGCAGAATATTCCATCGGATAATCCCACTCAACCTGTGACAGCATCAGCTTGAGCGTCTGGATCGCTTCAGTGTTCGACATGCTTTACTCTCCCCTCCCACAGTAAAAATCATCCGTGATCCTCCAAGCGTTGTTATCTGGATGTCCACATATCCACGGTTCGCCCTGATTACGGATTGCGTATTTGCAGTCAGGACAGTTTATGATATGTGCTTGCGCCTCCAAAGCCTTGATAGCCATGTTGAACGCTTCTTTTGTCATATCATCAACAAATTGTCGCTGAGTCTTTAAGCATTCAATAGCAAGTTTGGTGTTCATCCTTCTTCCTCCCTATACGGTTCCGGCTCCACGTATGGCATATAAGCCACCACATCTGAAATATTATCACTCCACTCCGTCATATCCCAGAAAACTTCGTCCACATATCTACATCCCCATCTGTCATGCGTCACCCACAGCTTTTTGTCTTTCGGCAACTCTAACGGATTGCATGGAATCCACTCCTGCGCTTTCATAGCCTTGATAGATATATCCACAGCTTCATTCACCGCTCTCCTTGCCTCCTCCGTCCATGACGGATTTTTGGTGATAACATCCCTTACCTGATTGATTACGTTAATTGCTTCCGAGTTCGTCATCATTCACCCTCTTGTTCCATATCCCCACAATCTGTTCCATTTTTGCGATTGGGGTTTGTATTCCACATCCTAAACAGGTTATATACCACTTGGGAAAGGCATAGGGTTTAAAAGAAAATCTCATATCCTCGTAGACATGAGCGGCTCCACCACAAAACGGACACGGTTTCAACTTATTCATCTTTCGCCCTTCCAACAAATCGCCTGACCGCAAACCAAGCAATGAGAAATGTTCCCGTCGTGTCCTCTTTGCTTCGTAACAACGTAATCATAATCGAATAATCTGTTTCTTCCGTAGCAAATTGGACACAACATAAAATAACCGACCCTTTTCGGCTTCTTCGGTATCTGCTTCTCCAGTGCAGAAAAAGCCATTTCCATAGCCTCTCTGTCTGGTTCAGAAAGCTGATCCCATATCTTTCCAGGGATAGCTTGTATTTGCATCTTTGCTTCTTCGTATGTCATATCATTCCTCCCAATCAATAGCCTGACCGCATCTCTGACAGAAATAATCACGCACAAAACTGCTACTGCCTTTTCCGCTCCTTATGCGTCTACCGCACACTGCGCATCTATAATCCGTATAGCTTCCCGGCATTATCATCGGTATCTGCTTCCGCATCGCCTCCACCGCAATCTCAGCCGCCCACGGATCGACATCTGCCGCCGTCTGGATGTGCCGGATAGCGTTTTTGATGCGGTCAATCTCTTGCGGTGTCATCATTCGCCTCCTACCCTCTTTAGCATTTCGTCTCTCATCTTATCGATCATGTTATTTATACATATAGGTAATGATGCGTATCTCCTGTCATACACCATCTTAACCACAAGCGGTTCATCTAATGGATGACGATCACCTTGATCTTCGATATAATGATCCAGCCTCAGCGCATAAATTTCGTAGATCGGCAGATATGCGTCTTTAATTTCGCTCATCCTTCTCCCTCCGTTCCTTCAACTCCTTCAGCCATTCCGCAAGCTGTCTGTGTTCGGCGGCGCATTCTCTACATTCTTTTCTTTCTATTTCAGACATGATATATGTTTGATTATCTGTTTCAAAACCAGCTTTCATATCTTGTTCCTCTGCCGCCTCTACGCAATGCTTTATTGCAGATTCTAAATCTACGCTCATCATTCCTCACCTCGCATCTTCTTCAGCACTTCGACAATTTCCGGGAAACTGCGGCCTGTCTTACGCCACCAACGGTGCATCTGTGTTGTACATACTACGACTTTTCCATTATCATTTATTCCAGATAATGCACCTTTTTCATTGTCAACATATGTGACAATACATGATGTTCCTGTTGGAGTTCCTGAATTAGTAATCTGGATAACTTCATCCCCGACCTCAAACTTTTCGGCCTTCTTCCGCTCTTCATACTCCTTCAGCTTCTGGATGGCTTCGGAAGCGGTAAGCTGTTTAAATGCCACTCCAAATGTAGGGCAACCAAGTATGTCAAGAATATTGCCTCTGTTATGGGAAACATCATCAGCAAAAGTCCACGCATCGTTAAGGCCACGCTGATAAGCTTCGTCCTGATCGTAGGGTGTCAGCTTATCCAGACCGTTCTGATCGAAGATAAGAGTTCTGAATCCCTTTATTCTTGCCAGCGGTGGGCATACGCCAAGCGGATCTTCAACCTCTGGGTTATTCCCATATCCACGAATTATTTCTTCAATCTCTATTACATATTTATCGTGTACTTTCATGCTTTCTCCTTTTGACCTAATCAAATCAATTTTTTATGTTTGCTTCGCGTCCAACTCCTCGCACGAAATATAAAAAGAGCCACACCCTGTTTCAGCGTCTAGGTTCTCCCAGTTTCTTGGGTCTGTCACTCGTTTTACGATTTCGTATTCTTCTTTCGTTAACCACATTTGACCAAAAGTGCATTCTTCTGCTATCAGCGATAAGTCGTACAGATACTTTTTATTTTCCATTTATCTTTCCCGTTTAGTAAGTAATCTCAATCCAACAAAATTCACCTTCGTGAGCCATTATTTCCTTTTCCAGATTATGACCGCCGAGTGTAAAAATATCTAAATTCAATCCAGTAATAGTCCACTCAGAATACCCGAGATACGAAGCCTGAACAGTCATACATCCGTCAAGATGATTACACAAAGCTTCCTGAGCTTCTTCAAAAGTGCAGCGATCATCTGTATACCAAATCCTCATGCAGCAATCTGGAATACTGGTGATCTTTTTTCCTAACCCTTCATCGAGATACTGATAATTCGCCCAATCCTGAATCAAACTGGGGATGGACTCCGCCTGGTATTTTTGAACAGTTTTGTTGTATATCAGCGCCGGATGATCGTCGTAATCTCTTGTAATAAAACCGTTAAGTTGTAGTTCCATTTTTTAAATACATCTCCTTCAATTCTTCCGTATATTTCTCCTGATATCGGTTGATATCCTCCTGCCAGGATATCAGTAGTTTCGCCCGAGCCACGGTATAATCTACGTTTTCTTTCCGCTTCATTTCTCTGAGACATTTTTTCTCCAATCTCAATGAATCAAAATAACTTTCCATATATATTTCTTCATACGGAAACCTTTCACCATATAGCGCATAGCAGTATATACCATCATAAAGTCTCCATTTATCGGGAGCGACAGAAGAAATTCGAAGATATTCTTTGTAGGTCATTCGTTGCTGTTTTTTAGCAGACGAACGATAATCCAAAGCAAAAATCGCGTATATGATTAAAAAACCGAGAAAGAATCCTCCCAAAATTAAAATTCCCATTGTTCTCTTTCCTTCGCTCTGTTCTGAGCGTCTTTCTCTATTCCGAAAACCACAATTTACGGTATATCTTCCGGGGATCCCTCTCAATCCGAATTTTTCAAAACCGTCATCATGGCCTCACACTGACCGAGTATACAACTAAGGTTTTCTCTAGCTGAATTTAAATGCCCTGAGGATGAATCACCCTTAACATATTTTTGAACATGTTCTCTCGCTTCTTCAGCAGATGATTCCACATTTATCACCCAGTCAATTAACACCTGTTTCGGATTCTTTTCTTTTCCGTTCATTCTATCTTTGTCAAACTCCTGTGTTCGTGTACTTACTCCCATTTCTTTCTCTCTTAATTCTTGAGCTGAATATATTTCTAACGGGTTCGCCCTCCCTATTAATTTCAAAAAAGCGCGACTATCTTGGCCCATATTCTTTTTCGCTTCCTTATATCCTGAGCAACTATGAATTACGCAATTCAAACACCATTCACTTCCGACGCGAACGCCCACGTTTCCACATATTGCCGCCACGAATTCTCCTCCAATACAGCCCAGATGGGGTAAATACATATGATGGAGATACTACTCTGTCATCAAAAGCCTGTACTGCTTTCGAAAAATATTCCGCTATATCCTCAACATATAGTTCACATTCTGGTTTAACCATAAGTTGCATATTGCTTCTCTTATCAGTAAAAATCCTTCCTCTTAAAAATCCTTCTACACTCACGACAACAATTCCTCCAACCATTCTCTTTTCTCATCGAGCCAATCCCAGGCCATTAATCCCGCCCGATGCATTGAGAATTCGTACCGATCTTTATTCGGGATAATAAAAGCGATCTCGTCGAGGAGAATATCTACTGTATTCTGTAGTTTCAGTAAGTTATTGAAACGCTTATTGTCAACATTGGTTTCCCCGACAGGTTCTACTTCTCCGTTCAGTTCCATTATCAAGTCGGCAAGCTGACGATCTGAAAACCTCGTTCTACTCATGTCGAAACCCCCAAACAAATCTTACTTAAAATCTTTGCTCTATATATTCTCTTCCTTCGTTAACAAAAATAGGAATCTCATTATCAACAATCCATCTTGATCTTTCAATATCATTTACCAACTGTTTATATATCCATATTACTTCCCATAAAACTTAGTTTTTAATATCTCTATTTTTCCAATATTCTTCGAGAAGAATTTTATATTCGATTGGTTGATCATATGATCCATCTGACTTCATAGCAACCATACTTTCGGGCCATACGCAACCACCATTAAGTGAAAAATCATTATATGAATACCAATCCATATAGTAATCAATTTCAAGTTTATTTGGATATTCAGAAATGAATTTTTCAAACTCTTCCTTTGACACTGGTTTCATAAAAACAGGTGTTGGATTTTCATCTTCTTCGTTAATATATATCTCATATAGAACTGGATTATCTTTAGAGTAATCTATTTTATAATTACCAAAGTTGTCTTTGTTCATATAATTATCCTCATTAAAAACTTGTTTTATTCCCCTAATACTATATGACTCAATATTTGTAATTTAACGGCATCATCAATAATATAATAAACACTTTCCGGGGGAAATTCTTTTAGTGCATCCTCAATAGTATCACTCAAAATCGAAGCGACTTTTTTTGATAACCTGTCAGCGTCTTCTGTCCAACGCAGGTCATCACTATATGCTTGTTTCATTTTCATCTTTCCTTGTTGTGGTCAAATAGATCTCATCATTTGATTTAACAATGATATCTTTTTTCATAAAAGGTTTAAGAATTTCTTCTAGTTCCTCATTACTTATGTCGGTAATTGTGAAATTATCTATGGCTAATTTTGCCCTCAAGCCTCTTCTAAATGTTTTATTATAAATGTCCATTTGTCTCAATTTGACATTTCCCATGTAGATCCTGCATTTTCCACAATTCAGCCGTTGAAAACCCAGTATTTACAAGGGTTAAAACAGTGCCATCTTCGAACTTATAAATGTAATATACATTTTTCATTTTCTACTCCTGATAAAAGAATCGTTTCATTAATCATCGAACCACGCTTTTAAATCAACTTTTATTCCAGACACAAGCGTCTGAATCATCTGGAGGATGTCATTGTTATCAAAAACAGCAAATGAATCATCATCCCGATATTCATTTATATTCCAATCAAAATCGAATACTTCTCCGTCATGCGGTACTACTTTTCTCGCACCGAAATCTCCATCTGTAACCATTAAAGAGGACTTTAGAATATCAGGTTTGTATTCTGCAAAAACAATTCCACCGTCTGGGAAATCTTCCATCAGACTTTCAAATTCACGTTTTTTAAATATCTTCATTATTTTCTCCTGTTCCAAATCTCGATAGCTTCTTCTTCTGTAAAATAATCTCTTCCGTAATAGTTGTCGGCAGCGATCTGCATAGTTGCCGGACAGGAATTGCAGGATATACGCCAATCAAAATAATGGCATTGTCCATCAGGACACATAACTTGCTCAATCTTAGGTCTACCGCCGCAAAAAGGACAAATTTTAAGCTCCATCAAAAAAACTACTCCCTCATCACCAATGTAAATTGCTTTCAACATTTCAAAACGAAGCTCGTATCATAATAATTTTATTAGTCGTTTCAATATTTTTAGAGCATCTAGTCCCAATTCTTCAGATGGCTGAAATCCATCCCATGAATCTATTAATAATCGAAATTCATTATCGTCATAGTCAATTAATAAACCATAATCCCAAAAGTCTATTCCGACATTATTGGTTATCACTTCGGCTTCATCATATCTTGGATACATACCACTCATTGCATCATCAAATGGAACGAGAACTAAATCATTTTTCCAAACACATAGTATTTTCCTATTCATAATTTTTTCCCTCGGTTTTTCCACTTCCGAAAAGCAGCGTTTTCGGTAGTCCTATTAACTAAAGTCCCCTTCTGTCCAATCAATCAGATAATCTGGGTTCGGATCATTCCAGTGTTTAATGTCATCAAAAATCGGATGATCCCAGACTCCGTATTTCTCTCTTGCTGCTTTTTCCGTTTCAGAGTACTTCACATGGTCAATCGGAGTCCAGAATTCCGCTTCTTCAGGTTTGCAGCGGTCGTGATACAATCTCTTTCTGGTCGACCTCGTCCATTTGGCATAAAGAGGATCAACTCCGTAATACCATTTCAACGGCTCCGGCTCTCTGGCGGCGTGATCGAAAATTCTCTTCTTATAATCAACCCATTCAAACTTCTCACCATATTCGTTGTAGATTTCCAGATCATCCTTATGAGCTATATAGAAGGCTTCCAGCTTATCCCAGGAATCGAATTCCTTATGTTTCTGGAACAATGGTCGCCAACCGTAGCTAAGTTTATTCAGATGGATCTCGTAACCAAGATAAGGACTTTCGACTATCTCGTATTCTTCGTCAGTCACACCCCAGAAGTGTTCTACGGCGAAGTGCTTGTGGACCAGATCTTTATTCTTAGTCATAAAATAAAAGTTAGTTCCCATCTGTTGCCTCCTCAAAAACATAGATGGAGTTCGCAGTTTCCAGTACGTAACTTCCGTCAAAACCACGGGACAACTGAAGCACCTCTGAAGTATGCCAGTATTTATAGAACGGATGATTCTTCAGGTAGACCGTAACAGCCTTAAACTGCTCTACCTTACTGGGATCAAACGTGCAGAGTTGCCCAATCATGCCATCGTATTTTTCATCGGTTACCGGATCCCAGCGTTTTCCTTTTCTTCCTGAGTGGTAAATGCCTATTATTTTGTATCTGTATTTATCCATTTAGTCCTCAATTCCCGATGAAGTAACTCCTCCAACATCAACAATCGTTGCTCCTGTTCCGGAAACTGTCGGCACTTCACCATTCCATTTTGCGATCTTATTATTCTCAATCAGTTCAGGAGTAAGCGATTCAGCGATCTTCTTATTAGCTTCTGCCTGAGCCTCCGCTTCGATCTGAATAGCATCAGCTTCACCCTGCGCTTTAATTCTCTGCTGTTCAGCATTAATTTCAGCCGTTTCCTTATCCTGCTCTGCCTTTACAATCGCAACTTCCTTGTCTTTCTGAGCCTGAACATTGGCAACTTCCTTGTCTTTCTGAGCCTGAACATTGGCTGTCTTCTTCTCTATCTGGGCTAATTCAAGCTCCTGTTGAGCATTTACCTTTCTCTGTACAGATGCCCTTGTCTCATCGTCAGCATCAATATCGATCAGACTTACGTTCTCCACAATGATTCCGTATTTATCAAATTTCTCTTTGATATACTCACTGACTGCTATGTTTAGGTTCGCTCTCTCGTCACCAAGGATCTCCGTGACTGGATATTTCGCAGTAACTTCCTTTGTCCAAGAAATAATATTTGGCTTAATGAACGAATCCCTGACTTCCTTACCTGACTGTCCCTTAAATCTTGTAAATAGCTGCGTTACCCTGTCAGCATCGTAACGATAGGTGAATGTCAAATCGACCTTTAAGCCTTTACCATCGCTACTGGGCACTTCGAAACTGTCATCTCCCTCTGAATCTCCGTTATCACCAGATGTCAGATAAGACTGTTCAATACCTACAGAATATAGAGTCACTTGCTTTGTCGGAGATACAAGATGCCAACCCTGAGTGAGGACGTCATCTGAAACTCCTCCGTTCATCGAATACACAATTCCCACATATCCTGCCGGAACCTTCTTCGCACAGCTAAATCCCACTATCAGGCAGATAATTATAATTACCCCCAAAACAATACCGCCAATAAGTCCTTTACTCTTCATTATTCTTTTCCTCCGCTTTCATTTCCTTTTTTACGTCTTCGAACATTTCTCCGAAGACTTTGCCTACATATTTATAAAGTCCAGCACACAGCACCCATATGAACACTGCGGTTAGAATCACCAGAAAAACAAATACTGGGTTCATAATTCCATCCTCTCTTTCTCCCAGTTCCTTCGCCGTTCCATTTCCTTATCTACGGAAGGGCTGTCTACATATCTGGCAGCCTGATTATCTATAGCAAAAATACATCGTCGAATAACTCGTACTGAGTGTTAAATATGTTCCCGATCCCTGAGGAAAATTCGCCTGGTATACGACGTCACTCGGGTATTCACTTCCGTTTCTGAGCAGATAATCGGTAACTTCTTCGACAAGCTCTGTTGGAACCTGAGAAGATAAGTGAGAAACCGTACTATACTGCCCCGGCTGATGAATAACTTCGTATACAGTGTCCGGGAAGTCTTCGTGTTCTACCCTGTTCAGGACTACAGATCCTACTCCGATCATCATGTCACGTTCACAATATCCGGCCTCAGCCTGAATGACGTGACTTAGTTCGTAGAAGTCGTCATCCGAATATGGCTGCTCTGTTTCCGATTCGGTCTCAGCAAGCTCTCCCGGAGCTAAAATCTCTTTCGCCCACGGATGAATTGTGAGCGCCAGAGAATAAACCGCTATAATCAGTACCACCAGTAACGAGTTGATAAACCTCATACATCCCCCTTACTTAATCCTCTTCCTCTCGGCGTAAAGTTGTTCCCAAACCTCGCGCCCTTTATCTACCGGGCTCATCTTGTCTTCTTTCTTACCCAGTAAACCTTTGGTATCTCGAATCGCGTAGACATTGGCGAAATTCCTGAGAGTTTTCGTTTTCTCTACGATCTTTTCCCAGCTCACGTCGTTGTCCCACGCTATTACTACATTCTTAATTCCGGCCTGAAGTAAGACCACGACCTGTTGTTTATTCAGAGCTGAGGTCTCAGAAGATAGCCAGTTATCTACTCCCCACGAATAAGCTTTATATCCACTCTTTACTCCCTCAAAGATGATCGCTTCACCTTTAGCGGCAATATTTTGACGATTCTCTTTCATCCCGCCGAAGTAATCGACCACTCCGAGTTTCGTGTAATTCATGTATTTCTGAATCTTCAGGCTCTTATAATTCTCAAACCTTGTACGTCCTTTGAATCCTATCAATCGATCCTGGTTGTCCCAGACCGGGTAAACGATTCTGTTTGAGTCGTAATCGATCCTCACCTGATATTTCCTCATCGCTTCAGGGGATATCCCTTCGTCTATCCATTCCTGGGGCAAATCGGTAGAGAATTTTTCTATGGCTGAAACTGGAAGGATTTCTCTTTCTATCTGATTGGAAATTACTGTGGTTTCATCTGTAGATCTTTTGATATCCTGATAGAATTTCAGGGCAGAACTGACTTTGAGATTTTTGATATCCCCGCCGGCGAGTTTACAAACCTTTTCGACCGCGTCGTTGAACGATAATTTTTCAATCGTCATCAGCCAGCTAAGAAGCCCGCCGCCTTTCCCACACGAAAAACAGTGAAATACGTTTCTATTCCTACTGATCTTCAGGGAAGGCGTCTTGTCTACGTGTAGAGGACAATGACAGAAGTAGGCGTCGTCCCCGCCTTTCCGGAAGTCGAACGAGGTCTGAGCATACTCAAGAAGATCGACCTTGTCTTCCAGTTCCCGGAGTTTCTCCCGATCTATCTCAGACACTGCTCATCACCCCTCAAACGGATCTTTGGCCACATGTTGCTGCCTTGCTTGGGCGATCCTCATCTGGTTACCTGAGAACTGAACATCTATGTATTCTGTTTCAGGATCCATCCGTTCACCATTTCTATTGACATCTATACAGGCGGCGTAGTTGCCACACTCAGGGCCATCCCGATCAATCTCTTCAGCGGTCTTCGGTCTCCAGAGAACCGAAGTGGAGATATAGCGCTCAATCTTGTCAGAATCAGCGGTATCGCCATTTCTGTTCAGCTGAGCCGCTGCAAGAGTCGACAGATCCAGTTCACCTGAGATCGTGTTCTTCAGGAAATTTGTGAGATCACCGAGAAGGTTATAGTTCCGCCCCGTATCCGGCTCATCCATCTTGATATAGTCGTAGACAACAAACTGAAGGTTCATCTTGTACTTCAGGATCTTACAGGTGGCGAAAATCTCTTCCTTAGACGGAGACGGGAGATAGAGATGTACGAAAGGCTGTTTCTTCAGCCACTCTTTACAACGATTGTAGATATCTACCTTTTCAGGCGATGACTGAAAACTTCTGGTCTTGATTTCCTGAAAGTCAAAACCTGTCAGGTTAGCCATCAGTCTCATGTAGAACAGCTTGTCCGCCATCTCAGTATCGAAGTAGACAGTTGGAACGCCGAGCTTCAACTTATCCACGGCCTCATTCAGACACATCGCCGACTTACCGTCCTTCTTCTTCGCTTTGATCAGAACCACCTCGCCTTTTTCATAGGTGAAATAGTGATTGAATAGGCTGATCTTCGATCTCAGACCGGACGTGCCATCGTCGTTTACGTTCTCATCTATTTCTTCATCTATCTGATCGATCTTATTACCGAACATCTCGATCTCGCCGGTGGTTAAATACTCTTCCAGAAGGTTAGATATTTCCTTGTTGACTAAAGTGTTGAGATCCCTGAGTCCCTGATCAGAATTAAGGCAGCTCTGCTGAATTTTGATACAGGCTTTAGTCAGCTCCCTTTTGAAGGACATCTCGATGATCGTATTGGCGAGAAGCTTATACTCTTCCAAGGTATGTCTCGCCGCGTACTGAGCCATCGAGATGAACTCTTGCATATCTGACATGTTGTACTCTTCAATCTTCCGTTTAACAGCCCGGTTTGAGTTGAGCATATTCGTCAGGTTGATAGCGTCGATTCGATCGATGCCAGCTTTGTAGAGTTCCTGAATAGCCCAATAGATACAGCCGTTCTCCACGTTGTAGAAATAGCGGGCCTTCAGATAATCGGTATGGAGGATAAACTCTGGATGATATATTAAAGTCGCTATTGCCGATCCTTCTGCCCCGGCGTCGTTCAAAATGCTTAAATCAGCCACGATCATCTACCTCCTATGCCGGTATCAAGATGTCCTGAAATCCCTTCTGGGGCCTTACCCGCTTCACCTGACTTCTCGTCAGATCTTCCTCACCGGCAATCTCGTAATTGTTCTGCTCTTTCTCTCTCTGGTTTGCCTTATATTTCAGATAAGCGTTGTACGAATCACGATCCTGAACCGCGTAGTATAGCCCGCCAGGGTACTGGATTCTGTGACCGTGGGTACAGTAGTACTTGACCTGAAACAGTAGACGTTCCGGCGAAATCCCTTTCTTATCCTTCGGGAACACAATGTTATCTATCGTCCTCATCAGAACCGGATACACGACGTCCGGGTTGAGATTCTTGCTAAAGTAATCTACTATTCCCTCAATCTGGTTCTTCGCTTCATAACAATCCGGGTGGTAATACTGAGTCCCCACCTTGACAGCTTCACTCTTCAGGAGTTTCTTATCCTCATGAAAACAGTGTTTATACCTACACGTACATTCATCTGTCTTAGCCATATGAATCCCCCTTTCGTTAATCTCTGTGTTTAAATAGTTTCTCTTTCGCTATAAAATTCTCAGCGTTGCAATTGGCAAGTTGCCTTAACACCGGTTTCTCCCAGATAACTTCAAAATCTTCAGGCGCTTCAAGCTCAGATATGTAGATCAGATTGTCGCGGCTCTTTTTGCGACACCATTCCCAGAAGCAATCAGTATCAAACTGATCCTGAAGGCCGTAAGCCGCCATCTTATTCCTGTATGGCGGGTCGGCGTAAATCACGCTGCCTTTCGGGATTTCTATGTCTCTATAGTCCAGACACATAAATTCTGCTTTCTTCAAAATTTCCAGATCTCTCATAAGAGCCCGGCCTGATTCTTTACACATACTTCTTTCAACGGCGTGGTTATCTTTAACACCGTGACGACCATATCCGCCAAACCACTTCCCGCCAAATGAACAGCCAAACCCGGCAAAGGCCGTCAGGGGCTTATCCTCATCTTTATGGTCTCTGATGTGTCGGTATTCTTCTTCCGACAAAGATTCCGGCGGCAGCCAGCCGTTCTGCAATGCCTTGTATAATTCGATCAAATATTCCTGTTTATCATTTAGAATCACCTTGTTAAACAGCGGAGCCAACTTCGTCTATACTGATAGCCCGCCGCAAAATAGACTGACAAATGAGGAAAAATCACCCCCCCGTCTGTCAATATCGGTCCAAATTGCCTGAGCAATCGCCCTGGCCGATCTTGTTTTTCCGCTTGCGTATCTCATGTGTTCTCCTTCCTGGTTAGGGTTTAAAAAAGAGAGGAATGTTTCATCCTCTCCTGCCTTCAGTTATATATTCCGATTTTCAACTGAACGGAAGCTCATCATCTACCCCGTCCGGGATTCCGATGAAGTCATCCTTGCGCCGCTGCTCGGAAACATCTCTCTGCCCCTGAGCAGTCTCACCTGTTCCGTTGTTCTTCGGGACGAATTCCGTTCTGTCAACCACGATGTCCGTCGTATAAACCTTGACACCGTCCTTATTCGTATAAGATCCAGTCTGGATTCTGCCCTCAATCATGATCGGGTCACCCTTGTGGAACCACTTCTCTATAAACTCGGCAGTCTTGCCGAAACAGATACAGTTGATAAAATCTGCGGTCTGCTGATTCTCTCTGTCACGAGCCCACGGCCTGTCTACCGCAAGGCTGAATCGGCAGATTGTATTGTCACCCACCGCCGAAGTTCTCACTTCCGGATCGCGAGTCAGGCGACCCATTCCAATCCATTTATTCATACGTTCTCCTTTTCCTTAGCCGTACTGCTAAAAATATATGTTTTCGGCTGGTATTTAGCCGTTCTCCTTCATCTTTTTCAGGGTCTCAAGAAGTCCCTTCGCTTTATCGACGGAGCGGATAGAGTTCGGATTTCCGTTTGAAACAACCTTCTTCAGCTCAGTCATGAGAGCCTCATTCTTTTGTCCGCCGAGAGCTACACACAAACTCACGATTTCTTTCTTAATGTCTGCGAGATCGAGTTCTGCCTTTCCAACCTCAGAAATATCCTGAGCCATGGGATCCTTATAAGCAACAGGAGCAGCGTCCCCGGAATTTGCCCAGTCATAAAGCATTTCACCGTGTTTACGGGTAATCACTTCATACTTACCTTCAAATAATCCTGTGTTGTCCTTCCCGCCCTCATTCACTGAAGCAATGTGGGTTCCCTGAGAAAGCATGAAACTCACGGTATATTCGAAGTCAGACTGCTTGTCGCCTTCGCTACCAAGGCCAACCTTAACGGGCGTCTGTTTTCCGTTTTTCTCTTCCATTGTCCACTCAGTCTTGCCTCTTGCACAAGTAATGACATGAGCCGGACATTCAAGTATCTTCCGCATAAAAGCCGCCCAGCGGGGCTTCAACTTTCCCCAGTTCTGAAAGCTATTTCCGGGCATCTTTGAATGGGTGTCATTGAGCCACTGCCAACCATGGCTGGTAGAATCAATGATAATAACCTTATACCCGGCGTCGATTGCTTCATCGATTGCCTTGATATAACTCTCCGGGGAATAATCCGTCAGCTCTTCCACGTCGTAATCAAACTTGTCAGCGTTATACATAGTGCGCGACTTCTCTGTCGAGATAAACGCGATTCCAGAATTCATTTTCTTTGCCAAACCGTCCGCAATAAGTAATGCCGAAGTTGTCTTGCCGGATCCTGAGGTTCCTACAAACTGAACCTTTACCCAGACCTTAGCTCTTTTAGCTTTTACAAATGCCATATATCTCTTTCCTTTCTTCTTATTTCTTCAGTTCCTATATGAACGCCCATCGGCGATTATTGAGTAAGATATATATAAAAAATAGAGAGAACGTAGTTAGCTGTAATACGAAATAAACGGGAGGTAACTGTAAAACAAACCAATAGAAACCGTTCTCTCTATTGTTGTCTATTATGTATTTCTCAATTTAGGGGATCGCGAAGCCTTCGACCTTTTCTCTTGATCGAGCTTCTCCAGAATGTAGTTCGGATTTGCTGTGGTAAGAACTCCAAACCAGTCGCTATAAAAGAACTGAATTACTTCATCTAAATGAACGTACTCTCTTTTCCGTTTCTCAGGGCTGGCAAGATAATCATCGGCAGCTTGAAGAATTATGGCATTAGCCAGATTCTCCCATGGGTCTCCGCTATCCATCATCTCGCCGGCCTTGGCGAGCTTACTCACGGAACTCCTTAATCAAATTTGATATACTTGTCATCAGATCAGTAATATTCACGTCTTCAAAGCCATTGAACTGAAGAGTAATAGATCCAGCCGGAGAAAACGACAGATCCCAGACCTTTTTTCCTTTTCTTTCCGTCTTCTTCTTCTCTTCTTCGAGACGTTTCTTCTCTTCTTCAATCTTCTTCTGCTTCTCTTCGTAAACGCCAAGAGCCTGATTGAGAGCCTCGTTCAGCTGCCTTGTCCCGCCCGCGAGTCTCTTGAGCAGACAGACCATGATACCGGTGTCGAGAGAGTAAACTCCTCTATCTTTCGGATGGCAAAACGCCGTAAATTTCTGACCACCCTTAAAGGTACAGGTTACGTTGTAGTCATCAACTGACACGTCTGTGACCCTTACGATGTCCTTAAACATCTCTTCGATCACCTCGTCGAGTTCCTCTTCGCCGGATTCCGCGTCACACTCTTCTCTGAAAGAACGCTCTTCACACTTATTCTCTTCAGATTCATCACGCTTATTCTTTTCAGTCTCTTCGCTATCAGAGAAAATCTTCGTGAAATCATCGCGAACCATCTTGAGAAGCTCTCTCTTGACATTGCTTATAGCTTCCCGGATCGTAACCCAACCGTCATTTTCCCAAACGAAAAGTTCTCCATTTGCGTCGTTTTTAAAACGATGTCCGTGGAGCTCGAACTCTCCGCCTCTTTTCAGTCCTTCGTCCAGTATCTTCATCTCTTCTCTATCTAATATTCCAAACATAGCAGATCCTCCTTATGATCTCTTCTTCCCTGTCAGCTTTGAGCTGAGCTTCTTGAATTCCCTATCTTCCTTTTCCTGTTGGTACCGGATCTTACCCATTATTGAATCCCAACCGCCGATCTTCTCGGCTTTTACCGTCGGCTTCGGAACGTCTCTCGGATCCTTTGCAGCTTTACGCTCTGCCCGGGCCTTCTGATATTCAGGATCTTCTCTCCGGACGGCAAACCTGGCCAGCTTCTTCTCAAGCTTCGCGGCCTTCTTCGCCTTATTCTTCTCTCTTCTTCCCTGAGACTTGTAAGTGTCATACAGTCTCTTTCTATTCTTGTTTGGCTTAGCCATACGTAATCCTCCTTATAAGTAGTCTAAAATGATCGTCAGAATAAGAATCAATATCATCAGCAATCCGATGAACAATGAGCCCCCGACTATTATCACCAGAAATCCCAGCGCAACATCCGCAAGCCTTTCTACCCCGACAGTCGGAGCCTGAATCAACATCTTAAACGGCATAATGACCGCGTATCTGACGATTGCGATCTCACCTAAAATGGTTCCCACCAGAGCCACGACCCCGATTATCCAAGCGGCTACCTTATCTCTTTTTCTTCTCTTCACGGATTTCCTCCTCTCTACTGTTATTTCTCAGAAGTTTCCGTTTCTAAGCCCTCAGTCTCAGCCTTCAACTCTTGGGAATATTCTCCTCTTCCGGAGGGCTTACTCCGGCTGAAGCAAGCCCTGTATATCGTTTCTTAAGCAATCCCGTTCTTCTCATAGGCGGCGAAGTTGTCGAATTCCTTTCTCAGAAGGGCAAAATCCTTCTGGTAATTCCCAACTAACCTCTTATTAACCGCTTCCTGATCGGCGAAATTGATGAACCAGTTCTGAGCGCGGGAATCATCTACCTCCGATTCGACAGCGTACTTATACAGACGAACCAAGGCCGGCAGCTTGTCTTCCTTCAGGATCGAAGAGTTCTGATTAACGTTAATCGCCCAGTCGTCGCAGAAGTCCTGAGTGAACGCGAACCCGTCTTCCAGATCCGGGAAGGTAAGTTCTCCGTCGTCAAGGTACTCCTGAACAGAGCGATCCGACAGATCTTCTTTACCTTTCAGGGCGAAAGCGGTCTTGATGGCAACCTTGGCGCGGTTCTTTTCGGCTACCGGAATCTCGGTCTCAGCCTCATAGAATTCTTCAACGTATCTCGCGACCTCATCGTCGTACTTAAGATCGATCTCTTCTTCTTTCTCTTCACCGAAGAACTTGTACATCAGAGTTTCGATATAGTCGATTTTCTTCAAGATCGCGGAAGCTGCCTTGGTGTTCTTCGTATTCAGAGAAGAGAAGGTTTCACCGTTAATCTCTGTTTCCTTCAGGGAATCGAAAGCCACGAGGAAGTCGTTAAACTTCTCATCATCAATCCCGAGCCGGGTGAAATCGTTGAAGATCCGAAACCAGAGGAAAGAATCTCTCATGTTGAAGAGTTTGCGGGTATTATCGTCAAGAATCTCATCCACGCGGTCGACCAGCTCGCCGAAGTCCTCAAACTGTTCCGGCTTCGCGTTCTCTCCGAGGAAAGAACCGATCTTCTCCGGCGAAGGAATCCACTCGTCTTCGAAGTTGATAAGCATAACGGATTCAGATATAAGCCTCTGAACATTTCCGTTCTTGAAGTCAGTGGTCTTATAGGTGTCGCGGAAGAAGTCTTTTCTTCCGATCCTCTTGATCGCCATGGCCAGAGTGGTTCCGACAAAAGTCAGGCCTCTCTGAGAATGGTTCATAGACCGGGAGGAGTTCAGCCGGCGGATGTGGTACTCTACATCTTCGTTTGAACACTGAAGATAGGTGTCACAGTGGATGTTGTATCCGGTGAGGCGAATCTGAAGTTCCTCAGGAAGATCCTGGTACTTCTTTCCGCGAACGTCGAATTCCTTCGTCTCGAACACAGGAAGGCCGCTCTCGTCGACTCCCTTAGAGACGCTATACGTAATAAACGGGCGCTCTACCTTCTTAGAGATCCTGTAACCGTTGCTGATATAGCCGGCAAAGGTTGAGAATCTCTGGAGCCCGTCAATAATCTCTTTCACGTAGGTATCCCCGATCTTGCGCTGGCATACTACGATTCCAGGAATTCCGAAACCATTCAGAGCCGTCACGATCAGGTTACCTTTCATTTCCGTATTCCAGTTGTCCGTCGCCCTCTGAAGCGGGTTGTCGTCTCTTAAAGTCCCACACTTCACTTCCTGCATAAGAGTAGCGACGGTTGTCGTGCCAGCGGTCATTTCGTTCCTTCCGTTAGACATAGCCACAGTTTTTCCTCCCTTATTAATTACTTCTGGTTTCTTCGTAACTTTTGCAGCGTTTTCAGACTGTCCTAACACCCTGATCTTTTCGTAAACCTTTGCATCGCGGAGTTCACGGTTGTAAACCTTCGATGTGATACCCAGCTTTTTCTGGATCTCGCGAGGTTCGTATCCTTCGGTCAAGTACAGAAGAATTTTCTTCTGAGTTGAATTCAAAGACTTGACGTAGTCGATCATCTCAGGGCTCAGCCGGTCGATGACCTGTTCTTCCCCAATTGTATCTTCCAGGGTCAGATCTTCGCCGAGCTCCTGATAGAGAGACACAACCGGTTTATCGACTCCTCCTCTCTTCTGGGCGTTTTCCTTCGTCAGGAAACTCTTGAATCTCTTCGACAAACAGGCATAGAGAAGGCTGTCGAATTTCCTTTCCCCGTCCCACTTGTCGAGCGCCTGAAGGAATACTTCTCCGGCTAATGAGTAAAACTCGTCCGGATCATTAGCCACAAATCCGATCTTCTTCAGGACTGAGTCAGACATCCGGCTGATCTTCGCGCCCCCGTTCTTGAAATACTCGTTAGTAATACGTTCAAGTTCAACTTTCTTTTCTTCTGACGTCATAAAACACATACCATCCTTCCGCCTATATCTGTAGATAGGCTGTTATTCTAAAAATGGTTTCGAATTAAACCCGAAGCCTTCCCCGCTCTGGTCCCTCCTTCCTGAGAGCGAAAAGGGTAGAGTAAATAAACCCTGACCTGTTCGATCAGAATTATTGGTTACAGGTAACCTCTGGAAAAATCCCGCGATTTGCGGTATGATGTGACCAGAGGGGCAGCAATTCATTATTGTCCCTTAGTCCCGGCGTCTACGGAACAGGCTTGGCGGTTTGTGTCGTAGACGTCGACCTTATAGACGGTCGGTGTATTATGGCGAGTTGTTATTAATCTTAATAGTAGCGGTCTCCTTTCGTGTTAGAGGAACTGTTGTTCGATTACGCCTTCGATTATATCACCCTGAAATCAGAGGTCAAGAAAAATCGAACATATGTTCATAACTTGGGGAAAAGTGAATTCTGGCTGTGGATATGTTGCGTATTAGAGGTTTCTTTTCATACTACATATGGTAGTTGAAGACAAAAAAAGAGACCCGGCGGATTATCTCCGTTCCGGGTCTTTATAAGATCTTAATGTATTCTGTGGCCTTTAATACACTATTTTTTTCTTTCTCTTCCTGTCCAAGAACGTAACACCTTGAAGTTACAGTCGTCGATGCATGATTCATCAGCTTAGATACAACATCCAACGGCACCCCGGCATTATAAGTGTTGGTGCAAAAGCTGGCTCTTGCCTTATGAGGGGTAATCATGTGTCCAATCTTTCCTGTAACTGACTGTACTACGTACAAAGCCCCTCTATTAGTGATCCGTTCACCACTCTTATTAATGAATAAAGCCTGAGATTTTGGATTCCTGGTCTCTCTCTCCTTAATCCATTCCTCAACGATTTTCATATTTGCCTTACTCAAATAACACTTACGGGCTTTGTCTCCTTTATCCACTACATATATAAAACCCTTTTCAATGTTGACGTTATCTACGTTTATGTTGACCAACGCCGAGTTCCTGATCCCGGTGGCAAAATAGACAATCATCATAGCTAGATTTCGCTTCTCGTAATATCCACCCTCTTCCTTAATTTTCTTCAGACAATCATTTACTTCCTGAGGGCTCAGAAAAGTTCTCTCAACCTGATCTGCCGGCTTTGGCTTAGGACGTTCCACATTTTCCATTGGGGACTTCTCTATGCGCCCGGATTTTACCATATACGTAAAATACTTTTTAAGTCCTGAATAGATAGCCACCAGATACGAGCCGGATCTCTTTGGTTTCCCGTTTCCGCCACGAGCCAACCGATTGAGATATCTGTTTACATCATCCATCGTTATTTCTTCGGGTGGTTTCTTGGTTTCTTTCAGAAAATTGATCACGTACTCAACATAACGGTACTGAGTATTGAAACTTGAAGATGTATAAATCGAATCATAAAATCCGGCTACAGAATCCGGCTGCCCTTCAAGCATTTTCTGAATCTTCTCTTCAACAGCTTCCCGGGCTTCACCTCTTCCGGTGATAACTTCAGCCATATACATACCTCCTTTTTCTATTGATATCGAATTCCTTTTGATACCACGTATAATGTTCTTCCAGATATTTTCCTAAGAATTCTTCATCTGTACGATCGGTGGGCATCTTCTTATTCAGATCGTCAACTATTAATTCATCCATAAGCCTAATAGCCTTTTCATAATTGCCTTCCTCGATGATCTTTTTGGCCTGGGCCGCACTTCTTATCCGTACCTGTTCCATTTCTGCTTCACGTTTTACTCTTGTTTTGTCAGACTGTTCCTTAATCTCATTTATGAATCCTTCAAACGTTTTTCCTTCTTTCGCGAGAGTTCTTAGCAGCTTTGCATGATCCTCTCGACAAATTCTTGCCGCTTCATAAACAATAGGACTCAGTTTTCTTCTTCTAGCCATATTCAGACCCCCTCCCGGATTGTTATTCTTGTTCGTTCAAAATTTCATCGTCTAATGTTTCTGTAATTATGAGCGGCAATACGTTGCACAGCTTTTCTAGCTCTTTGTAAAGCTTCTCGGTTATATTCCAGTATTTTTCATAATCATCATCTACCAAAAAATCTTCATACTTTTTAATCCGATCCTCGTGATCATCCCTATACCCTTTCGCTTCTTTATTCATATCAAAATCTTTGAAGTAACTGTATATATCATAACAACAATCGTATACGCTTCCACCATAAACAGGCACATTTAAAAGTGTTTTCCCATTTTCTGAGTAACCAATAATAAACACTCTATCTGTAAACGCTTTAACAGAATAAACGTACCACCCATTGGTCCAACGGCTTACCTCCTGCAGGTCTTCGAAGCTCGCAACCGATGATTCCCCTTTCTTTTTATTAATAATTTTTCTCATGTTCTGAGCCAGTTCAATTGCTTGAATCCAGATTTCACGCAAATCTACTTTAGGATCATCGATTGGCCTTTCAGATGTTAAGAATCCTGTCTCATCCACACTAGCATATTTCCAGGCTTCAGTTCTATAATCGAATTTCTTTATAAAACTAACCACCTCATAAAAACAAGTGTCAACAGTGTCACAATAAAGAGGAATCTCTACAGTATATTGGCAATTGTAATACAGTACCAGTGGGTAGCCATCGGTAGACAGAGTCCAAAACGTCCCGTTCATTGCTTCTTGCAACTCTTTGATTAGTGTTTCTCTTACCCATCTTCCATTATGGTATACAGCCCGGTAACTGTCTTCATAAATATGAACATCGCCTTCTTGAGGGGGCTCTGCCGGAAGGGAATCCCCTTTTGTAAAATCCGTAATAACTACATCCCGTTTCTGAATTACATCCTGTCCTTCATTGTCACGGGATTCCTTTTCCATTTCGTCAAGGAACTCTTCAAAATCTTTTTCCGTTGCTTCAGGAACTTCTTTAAGAATTTCTCGTATATCTTCTTCTGACAATTTAAACCTTGAAGCTTTTCTAATTAACGTTCCAGAGACCACTATTTTCTACCTCCTTCTTACATATTTCGTACCAGTTTGGCCCATACTCCTCTTCCATTTCAGAAAAGCCTTTTTTAATTTCTTCCCTAAACTTTGTTTCTTTTCTTTTTTTATCTTTCCAAAACCAATCTGGTATTTCATTCTCATCAAATTCGTAAAGATTAATAGTCTTTATTGTTTTGTCGCTGTACCGATCGCCCCGATCTTTATACCAACCAAATTCGTCTACTGTACTAATATGTGCGTCGTAGCGATCTTTAGCTTTAATCGCTTCCCTCATCTTCATAAGCTTATAAACTCTGATCTCTGATTCCGTTGCCGGGCGGGATTTCGGATACAATTCATAATACTTATAAACAGCAGTTCCGATCACGCTAAACAAGATAATCGGAATAAAAATCCACCCGCCTTGAATAAGCATTAAGAAAGGACATAAAAGAATCGGGAAGAACAATCTTGACAGCAGATACCTTGCCAACGACGGATCATAACCATATTCAGAAACCACTTTTTGTGGACGAGTAACGATATATTTCTTTTCTTCTTTCTTATCGTTTTTATTATCTGCGGAATCATTCATAGCACATACACCTCCTTCTATAATATTATCTCCATTCCCCCGTTCAAACAAGTCTTGACTTTACTCCGTCTATCCATTATACTGCGGCCCAATCTAAAAGGGACCCCGAAGGATCCCCTTTGAAGCACAGCCTGAAATAACTTGTGTATCTTTTCTTTCAGGTATATAATCCGGGTAATCACCCACCACAATGATGGACAGTGATGGGTGATCTCTTACTTAGCACCATCTAACACAGAGGAAGGAGGTGGTTGTCATGAAGGATCTTTTCTTTCAAGCAATCGTCTCCGCTTTGATTGGATAGCTGATCCATCAGTTAGCCGAACGGGTAAAACGCCTCATCAAAATCCCGTAGTCAAAGCGGATGCTTAACGATTTCGGCTCTGTATTAAGTGACGTCCTTAATTATATCCGAGATTAATCGTTAGGTCTCTGGTAACCCCGTGATTACTAGTGTCACGGGGAGTTTTTATACAATTCTTACCTCTGTCATAGATCAGTGTTACTATTTGTTTCTTAATCTGCCTTCCGGTTAAGCCATTAGCCTCAGCTTCTCATATATCCGTTTCACTTCCGATCTCTGAGCCAGGATAGTGGTTGTCCGGCTTGATTTCCCGTGGTAACAGTTCCTAATCTTTCTTCCCTTCAGATCCCGGGAACACACGTTGCTATACTGTTCAGTGTGGTTACTTATCCGGTAGCTCTTCCCGCCGATCCTGAAGTAGAAACTATCCCCGGCCTTGCTCTGTCTAATCCCGTTCCGTCGGCAGAACTCATCGACGTCGTCCGGTGCGGTTTCTTCCTTATTATTAAGCAGCTTCTCGATTTTAGCCTGAACGGCGAAGTATTTCCTTTCGTCCGCCCGGGCTTTCCTGTATCTGTTTTTCGTTTCAGTACCTCCTTTCTTATTCCACCGGTGTTCCATCCTCATATTCCCAAGTGAAATCGTAGTAACTTCCCTGCTCGCAGATCCGTTCGATCTTCTCGTTGATTTCTCTCAGAGTCTCGTACCAGCCGGTAATCCTCGCGCAGTCCTCTCTCGCTTCCTCGATTAGCTCCTCGTTCAAGGGGTCGTCCGAATAGTACTGATCGTTAAAATCTACGAAGTCGCTTATCCAGCGCTCACAAGATGCCTCAACTAAAAAAAGATCCCTTTCAGGATCGTACTCAAGGTCAATGTCGATTTCCTGTCCGTCGAGCAAAATCGCCGCCTGGCTGTCGACGTATACAAATTTGTCTTTTTTCACTATTGATCCCTCCCTTCACTCGTCAATATAGTTAACAAGTTCTTCGTGAATAGCGTCGGCAACGTCCTCCCAATTTCCTTCGTCAAGACAATTAACGGCTTTAATCGCTAAATAGATCGAAAGTCCTGTCGTTATTCCGTAGTCTTCGATCATCTCTTCTTTTGTTCTATCTTCAAAATCATACATATCACCAAGCAACATATGTTTACCTCCTTTCAACCGAACACGATCGCTTCCCCGAACCGACCCCAGCAATCTATCCTCTGACAGATTTCGGCTAATAAGCTCAGATCTACATTTTCGACCGCGTACAGCGACCTATCGTTGATTGCCGCGATTATCTCCGCGTCGTCTTCGTCCTTGGAGTTTCTCTTACCCCAGTTGTCTTTGTCGTATTCCCAGTGTGCCTGAATTGCCTTGTCTACCGCTTCTATATTATTGTCTGCTTCTACGAGAAACTGCGTCAGATCCCCGTCCCAAGTCACTAATCTAAGGTTCATACGACCACCTCCTTATACAAACTCAAACATTGTGTAATCGTCCGGATCCAGGACGCCAAGCCCTATGTCGTCTGTTGAAGCGCCCATTCGAACCATTAACGTTTTCTTTTCCCTTTCAGGGTCTTCGCCTCTCAATTCCATAGACTCGATCCCGCCGCCGGTGTAATGACCGATGAAGAGCGAAATCGTATCGGTCTGATAAACTCTTCCGAGATCCTTACAACCGAACCACGACTCCGCGTTATTTGTCGGATCAGTCGAGAAATCTGCCGGCTGAAGACCTTCTTCAACGATCGCCGCGAAGTCGAAGTCCGGGAACTTAGGGAACGCTTTCTCAAAGTCAATTCTCTTAAACACCTCATCCACACACTCTCTCAGGGTTCCGTAGATTACCTTGCCGTTATTAAATTCAATCATTGTTCTCTCCTCTTAGAATTTGATCGTCTTAGCGTTCGCTTTCTCTACGAGATCCGCCGGCTTATAGTCGTGATTTGCCTTCAGGATAAACTGTTTCAGCAGAGGTTCCGCGATCTCTTTGAACTTGTCTACGGAAAGATCCAGAATCCCCAGATCGAACTCGCCGAATTCTTCGATCAGATCGTACGGATATCCGTTCGGTGTTTCGTTATAGCCACTGTCTACCCCACCAACGTACAGCTCATAACCAAGAGCCGCGCCAGTTTCGTCACCCCAAGCCCTGAAGTCGAAGCAGAGCTCACCAATCCAGCAGTTTCCTACGACGCCGGCTGTGTTGTAACAGCCGTAAGACTCAAGGTTATTCAGCATTTCTTTAGGATATTTCTTCCAGTCTTCTTCCGTCAGATCCCAGATGAAATCGTTCCTGATCTCGTTCACGCCTTTCCCTCCTCTTCGTCTATATAATCTTCGTACCCGACATATTCCAGTTCCTCTTTCGTAGCGCCGGCCTCTTTCAGATCCTCATAGATGTAGTACAGCTCACGGTAATCTTCCTGAGCGGATAAGAATCTACAGAAGAGATCTGTCAGGTTCATATCTCCCTTCTTAAGTACGTCGTAACCTCTCTTCTTCAGTTCCTCGATCAGTGTCTCGTCTGAGGCATCGACTATAGCCGCTTCTTCTACGCTCAGAACGCTAATTCTGTTGTCTCTTATCTCGATCCTGCCGTCTCCGTAATCACCGTAGAAAGCGACTTCTCCGTTTAGGACGTATCCGAGAGACTCCACTCTGTTCACGGCTGCCTGAAGCGTTTCGTCGAACCACTTGTCGTAATACTCATCAAAGAAAAGTAAGTCGCCTCCTACCTCACAGATCTCGCTTCCGAATACCTCATCCAGAATTGCCTTCGTCTCTTCAGTGATCGGCTTGTTTACCTTGATTTGCCCTACGTTCAGTACATAGCTCATATGGCCTTATCTCCTTTCTTAAGCAATACTCACGTAATACAATCCCGTATAGGCATCAACCTCTCCGTTGCGCTCATCCTCGACGGGATCATAGTACCCAGTGTTACAGGTACCTTCGCCATAAAGCTGATCGAACAGGTTGGCCAGCGCTTCAACTTCACTTTCGTTACTGCTCAAGATTTCTGTTCTGTCAGGATCCGTCAGAAAGTGAGTTGCCTTGTATTCATCGGTTACACAGCTGTCATAAATCATCGGTAGCATATCCGTAATTGATCTGACGATCTGATTAACTTTTTCAATTCCGTCCATAGTGTACCTCCCTTCATCAAACGTGTCTTTCATTTCCATCTAAACCCAGTTCTGCTTCGCTGCGTTCTACTAAGTCTTCCGTACTCGGTATTGAATTCTTCTTTGAATCTCTGGAGCTGCCTGTACATCTGTTCTTCGGATTTACAAAGTCTCATTCTTTCTGCCATTGTCTGGAACTCTCCAGCCCAGTCTAAGTTTGTTCTTAATTCAATTTCTTTTGGCATGTCATCATTTCCATTCATATAGTTAATTTATTGCTTCAGCTTTTAACTTACATTCAAACAATGTTTTTTCTTGATATAAACCTTTATAATAATCATCATCATTTCTATCAAACAGTCGCCAATGATCACCATAAATCCTGTTCCATGTTTTTATGATATAAAATCTGCCATCTTCGCTTTCATATTCACCAGCTTCTATCCGTTTCCATTTGATCATGTCGTCACTTCCCTTCATTAAAGGCGAGTTTTATTAGTACCTATACTGTACTTCGTTAATAGTTACCTGGTTCTTTACCCAAGGCTGAATATGATACTCATATGTATCCTCAAATACACTTTCCAGTTTTTCTTTCATTCTTTCTGCCTGTTCTCTTGTATCCGCAACTCCAACAAGCATATCTTCCATTTCATCATTGCCACACCAAACTAAGTAAATTGTCATAGTTTTTCTCCCTTCATAAAAGCTGGTATAAATCATCATATGTTTCATCTAGTTCACAACCAACATCCTCTAGTAGCTGTATAACACCATCCTCTTGAATCCCTCTCAGAAACTCTTCTACTATATTCGCAAGATCATCTGCGTTAAAATCATTTCTATTCCGCTTGAACCACTGCAATGTTTTGTCTGCATTATCAGTTTTCATCTGCTCTGTCAGTAAAGCGACTGCATTAATACTAATCTTATTTTTCATACAATCATCTCCCTTCAAACTTATCTTTTATTGCATCCAATCCATTTACATTGCCAGCCAAATCCTTGCAGCATCACAAAGATCATAGAATTCACCAAGGTAATAATCTGCAACATCTTCGTTTTCCCTTACATTGTCTTCATCTAACAGCTCATCTTCAATTTCGTCACCCAAAGTTTCAAAATCATATGCAAAATCAAATTCTTTATCCCTTGAATATTTCCGGCATATATTCAGAAGGGATTTCATAATGCCCACGCTGTCAACTTTTTTAATAAGTTCCCTTACATCTGAAAATTCCTTGCAAGTTTTTACCCACTTTGCCATGACTAATTCCTTTCCTTATCATTATATTAATCTACAAGATCTGCATTAAATAACCGTTTTATTTGTTGCCGTTGCAAATTGCCGAAACATCATTTTCATCACAAAGTGCGAGTACATCATTAAGTGCGTCATAGAACAACTCATATTCTATCGCATCAAGTGTGTCACAATAGTTTTCAAATGCTTCCGCTATTGCCTCTACTTTTACACGCAGTTTGTTTTTATCCATGTTATCCCCTCCTTATCCGCTTACCTTCTCCGTGATCTCTTCCCAGCCGAAGCTATCGCAGTAAAACCAGTACCAGTAATCGTTCCCTTCTTCCTTAATAGCAACCACATCTGATACTGAAAGAGAATGCCCAGTGAAGTCAGCCGGGTGTTCCAGATTGAAGATCCTGAACAGTTCGTCAAGGCAGTTCTTCTGCGGGATCTCGCCGGAATAAACTTCTCTGTAATCGCTGATATCAAAACCGTGGTCTTTTGCTTCATTCCAACCGCAGAATGCGTAGTCGGTATTGCGGATACTTCTGAGCTGATAAATCTTGTACTGTACGTTAGTCATGACGATTTCTCCTTTCTCTTCTTACGCTTCCCACACAATATCTTTCTCGTCTTCGACAATGATCGCCTCACAGTCTACAATTTCTGTTTCGTTGAGATTCGCAACCCTAAACTCATCCATACCGAGTTCCTTTGCTTCCTTAATCGAATCGGCTTTAACCTCCGCGACATACCTACCGTCTACTTTGATCGTTACGTAATATCTCGCCATGACGATTTCTCCTCCCTTACTCGTACCAAATCCAGCCATCACACTTGCGACCGCAGACCGGGCAGTAACCGTGTTCCACTGAGAACTGATACAGACCGTCTGTGTCGTCACAGGTGTAATAATCCCGCAGCCATTCCTCGAATGTTATGGAGTAGTCGTAGAAGTCCCGGCACTCCTCTTCGAACCACTGGCGGACGATCTCTTCCGGAACCTGAACAGAAACACAGTTGCAATAATTAACGTCGCCCTCTGAGTACTGACCGGTGGAATCGGCGTAGATATCTACGTAGATCAGTTTCTCTTTCGTCGTCATATGATTCCCTCCTTCACTCTCTTGTGCCAGCCTACAAATCCGTACTGGTCCTTTTCGGAATCAAAGTCGTAATCTTTCCAGATGTCCTGTTTCTCGATCTGCCATCCGTTCTTGACGTAGTCTTCGACCAGCCATACCAAAGCCGGGAAGTCTTCCTTATCGAGTTCCAGAATTCCACCATCGTAATGATTGTCGATGTAGTGGTACAGGTTATAGCTCACTGAAAACCCGAGCAATTCCCTTAGATGAACCATATTGTCAAGGTCGTAGATGTCTCCCCCATTCTTAGCTACTTCGACAGCCTCTGAAGCGTTTGACTCTAAATATTCAACAAGGTTAAAAATTGTGCCTCTGTCAAAGAAGTTGTCAGCTACTGTTCCCCAGTTAATTCCGTTCATCCGATCACCCCCTTACGGAATCAGTTCTTCATTGTCGATTCTGTTGACGCAGTGGTAAATATCCCAGAAGGACATCGGCGCGTTCAGCCCTTCCTGAAACGGTGTATATCCCTGTTGCCTGTTGTCTCTCAGGACGTCTTCAATTTCCTTGAAGATCTCGGCGGCGGCGCTAAGCGTCTTCTTCTCTTCGTCGGTCAACATGATCACCGGCTGCTTAATCAGCTTCATGTTTCGTCCTCCTCTCTTATCACCTCAATGATCCCTTCCCCGGTCAGGTAATCCTCAAGCTCTGTCTTCATCGAGATAGGATCCGCGAGATTCCTGTCTATCACATCAATGATCCCTTCGAAAATAATGTTCCAGCTCTCTTTCGTGATTTTGCTTGCCATTGTTGCCACCTCCCTTTCAGATTCAGTTGATATCTCCGGACAGTTCGTTCTCAACTACTTCCTCGCCGTTTTTAACTCTGCATTAAATCCAAACACACAAAAACCATATTCATCCGACAGATAGTCGGCCAACACATCATCAAATCCGCCAACAGCTTCACACATCTCCTCTGTAGGATTGTCAATAATAACTTCCGTTGGCAGATCATCAATAACTTCTCCATCAGTATCCCATTCGATGTTCCATACTCTAATCTTTGTTTCCATATCTTGTGTCTCCTTTCAGAAGTGATAATCAAACGTTGCTCCGAGATAATACTTATCCCCGTTCACTGCGCGTCTCATGAATGAGTCAAGCGTTTCTATTCCGGCGTATTCATCGCCGTCGTCTACGTAGAAGGCATACTCATCGTCATAAGCGTTCCTGAGTTCCCACATTACGCTGTCAAGTGACTCGCCCCATTTCCTTGCTTCCCCATCGCCGGCGAAGTCTTCTAGAGTGAAACCCGAAAGTTTCCTCGCATATTCTTGAAATCCCTCAAACTTCCGTTCGAAGTACTTCGCCTTGTCTGTTACCCAGAAGAAGCTCTTATCTTTGCTGACTTCTATCGCGCCGTTTAAACAGTTTTCAAGCCAATCAATGTCGCTTGCTCTATCGCTTTCGCTTACGTAGTCGGCAATGTGTCCGACGAATCCGTCGACGTATCTGTACTCATCGAGGTAATCTTCCTCAGTAATCGGTTCGTGACTAATCTGAATAATTCTGCTATGCATAGCGATCTCCTTTCTCTTACTCGATCACTTCACACTTAAACGCCAGGAATCTATACGGTTTGCCTTTCACTTCGCGCAATCCCCACTGGATGTTCTGCTTCGAACTCCAGACGACTCTATTTACATCGACGATCTGTCCCGGGCTTGCGTTCATGATGCGACATTTATAACCATCAAGCGTTATGAGCGCGTCTTTCCCGGTCAGAGAAAAGATCTCTTCGAACGTCAGCGGTTCCGTCGTCCTTACCTTCATCGTCAACATAACCAGCTCCCTTCCTTCTTAAGCGTTCAGCTTCCTGTTCAGTTCTTCAGTTTCCTTTCGCGCCGCTTCCGCCTGATCACGGATACTCTTTGCGAGTTCTTCAGCCACGGTGTTTTCCAGTTCCGAATAAACCCTCGGCCAGTTGTCGAGTAACATCTCAAGTACCTTCGGCTCGCAACGGTACCAATAACTGAAACCGTAACGATCTCCTTTCCATGTTGCTTCTCTCCATCCCTCTCTATTGTCGATCATTACCTTAGGGCAAAAGCCGGAATTATAAATCAGCGTCACGCCCCAGTCGTGAAGGGCATTGTACCCGTACGGATAACCGAAACTGACTTTCTTCAGGCGGTGGTAGCCGGGGTATTTCAAGTTCTGACAAGCTATAAGGAGATCGTTGAGGTCTTCCCACATCTGGTTCCAACGGACTTCCAGATTCCCTTTCAGGATCAGCTTCTTCTCTTCATTGCTCTTCTTCACCTCCTTACAGATCACGTCTACCGCCTCACTGAGTTCCACGAGTTCCCTGAGTCTATCGTTCATAGCCATTCCTCCCTTACTTAGTAGGCGGAGCCGAAGCCCCGCCGTTTACGTTCCTCTTTCCTGGATATAAAGATCAGACAGCCAGAGCCAACTGATAGCTCGTGTCGATCAGGCCATTTCCGTCTACTGTCTTCATAAACAGGTTTTCCTGATAATTCGCTGTGTTTTTGTGATCTGCGGTATGTGTGGCATAGTCGCTCACAGCGTTCACAAATCGGAAAGCCGACCGCTCAGTTCCTCTAAGATCCGGCTTGTCATGATAGATCGTCAGGATGTCGTTCTTCTTTCTCTTCAGTTTGTCTTCGTACTTCTGCTGCCTCAGGGCCTCCTTGAAGTCAACAACCTTGCCTGTTTTGACTGCCTTCTTAAACAGATCTGCGAACTCAATCTCCAGAAGCTTGTCTGTCATCTGATCGACCTGAGAATCAGAAAGCTTCTTCATCTTCAGTTCACCGAACTCTTCCTCAAGAGCCTTCATGTAGCGATCTGCGGACTCAAGAGTGTATCTCGCTTCCTCAAGTTTCCCCTGAATGTCTCCCTTGTGAGCACAGCTCCAGTGGCGAGACGCGTTCTGAAGAGCAAGATTCAAAGTGTTCTGGCACACGACCCTGACAGGTGTAATAGCAACTCTTACCGCGCCGGTTCCGTCGTGGCTGTTTGTAAACACCAGATAGGGGTCGATGTTCTCTTCCGCGATCGTCGTGTTTTCCAGTCTGGCAAGCATCCATACTCTCTTGCCTGAAGCCAGAGATCCGGCAGTCTCATACCGAACACCCTCGCCGAGAAGAGCGTCGGTAAAGGCGAACGCTTCCCGGTTCTGAACGATCTTGTATCTATCAGTAACAATGCCGAGGTTCTTCTGGTCAGAACTCCTCTGGTTTACCTTGAATCCCGGGATTTCTCTTCCGAACTCGTCGTAGATCGGCTTCGGGATTACGTCCCAGTCGAGCCCGGCTACCTTGATAGCTTCTTCGCTTGTCGGGCATTCAATCACTCTCCGACCTAAACCATGCCAGGGGGTCTCGCCTACATACATCATCGTTTCTACACAAGCTGCCATATCTAAATCCTCCTTATATCTATTCCTTAGCGGTTATCATCTTCTTATTAACTGCTTCTAAATATCTCTCTTCGCTACGCCCTAAATCTAATCACCTCCCTTCAGAGATCCGAACTCAGTGAGCCCGGAAGATAACGTGTCCGCCTTTCGGCAAAGTCCAGCAACCTTCTCCCTTAATGACACACTCAGAGCAGTTACCACCACAGTACACCGCGCCGTATTCCGGAGCCGTAGTAGATCCGTCCGCCCACAGTACGTGGGAAACAGGAAGATTGAACGGATTGTCACAGGGCATATCCGGCCAGCGGGAGATGATCGGTTTTACATTATCCGGGAAAGATCTCTCTTTCAGGAACGCGTTAATGCCGCCGTAATTTTTCGTGAAGAAAAGGATCAGGGTACCACGGTTTCTCTTAGCAAGCTGGCTCACCAGAGAGAAATCTTCGTCTCTCAGGTCGCCGCCGACGTTAACCCTCAGCTGCTTTACGTTGTTCACCTTGATCTGCATATCTACCTCAGACCAGAACCTTTCCGGGTCAGCTAATCGGATCGCCGAGTTCCTCGCCCGGTCTTTCTGAACGAAAGGTCTCCAACAATCGTTCCTGATGTCGTAACACTTCCCTTTACAACCGGAACAGTTGACACAGTCCACGATCGGGATCAGTGACACAGTCCAGCAGTCTTCGCCGGTCTTGTCGTTGCCTTTCTGAAGGTGAAGATGAACGTTCTCTACGTCTTGAAGATATTCATTTCTGAAGTCGAGCATCCTCTTCAGTCTCTTCGCGATGACAGCGGCATCCATCTCGTTTACGTTTCTCGCTTCTTTCTGATGATTAGCCATATAGTTCTCCTTTCGGGTACAAAAAAGAGAGACCTGAATAATCAGTTCTCCCTTGGTTGCGGTATTCAGTTGTTAATCAGAACGGAACGGTACAGTACAGCCCTTTCTTTATCTCATCGGTCTCTTCCCAAATTTCAGCCTCGTCGTTGTCATCCCTCATATCGACTATCTTTTTGTCGGGATACTCTTTCTTGAAGATTTTCTTTGCCTCTTCCAAAGATCTGGCTATGATAATTCCTTTGTCTTCGTCCATGATGTCATAGCCGAATATCTTCAAAGTGCCCTGTCTGCGGGTTTTGAATAATCTTAATTTCATTGTCGAACTCCTTTCTTAGGCGGCTCCGAGGATCTCCTGAATCGTCGCCCTCTCTTTCAGCAGCCCGGCGATCTTCCCGGCCAGATCACTGTTTTCCTTCTTCAGTTCGTCGCGGATCCTCTTAAGGTCAGCATTGATTCTCTTCTCACTATTCACCTCCTTCTTCAGTGTGGCGGTCTCCGTTCTCAGAGCAGCATACTTGTGGTCAGTTGCCGGCACGACTTCGTTTTCCCAGAATTCCCTGAAGTCAGCAGTGATCAGGTACAGGTGAGCGAAGATCTTCTCGGCTTCTTCCTTGCTGGCATAGATAACCAGCTGGTTCCGGTCGTTGATAACCTTACCGAGCCCGAATCTCTTACGGTAAGTTGTAGCTGACACGTACGGAGCCGTATAACCGAGGCTCTTCATCACGTCGTTTAAGACGAATCGCGGGCTGTCGTTCTCCATTACGAAGCGAATTGAGTAATATCCGTTGGTGACTACACTGCCATCGAGCTGAGAAAAAGTTTTATTAACACACATGGTAAAATCCTCCTTAATTTGAACTATCTAATTTTCATTTGACATAACTAACCGACGGGTAAATTAAATAGACTTCGCCAGATCGACGAAGTCCTTGAGTTCCTGAGCGGTAAGAGTGATTCCCTTGCCATACTTCAGGTTTCCGTTCTTATCTGTCCACCAGGCGCGAAGATCGTACTTCGGCTCGGCTCCGTTCCAGCTGATCAGATTCAACCGGAGTTTATCGCCGACCTTTCCGATCTCTTTCTTGATTTCCATAGTGATGTCAGTAGACTTCTTAGCCATAGTTAACTCCTTTCTACGTAGGTAACTCCGCAGATGTTACCGACAATATTCTGTGTTATCATTTCAGCCTCACCCGGACAACTGGCTTCTATCACCAGCTCCCGAGTCCAGCCATCTATCAGGTAACCGACTAAATACACTCCTTTCCCGGTTACGGTTTCTCTGAAGAGATTGATGGGATCAGACATAGTGATATCCTCCTTAGAAAGCTGGTATTTCGACCAGATCCCGGCAGATCTCCTCCCTCAGTTCAGAGTACTTCCCTTCGTGAAGAAGCCCGTTCTCCCGGTGAAAGTTACAATCCTCCAGAAGATCCTCGATCTTTTCCCGATGAATCCCCGCCTCATGTAGACAGGTCAGTACCAGAAGATCCTGAGCTGTGAAACTCCAGCTAATGTCTAAGCTAAGTTCGGCTCCGTTGCTCACGTTTTCAAGTGTCGCGTACCAGTCTAATCTGATCGTATCCACGTTATTTACCTCCTTTAATCTTCCCAAAACTGTTTTTCAGCTTCGTCGTAGTACGGGCTATTCTCGAACGTTTCCGTTGTCGGGACTCTCTTCCTCCTCTCTTAACCCAATATCAGCTGCCGCTCTCCCCGACTGATTCCGGATCTGATCAGGACTGAGCGTAGAAAGTCTTTCTCTTCAGTGTTCAGCCCTAAAGGTTCCTCGTACATGGACGCCAGGAAGTTCACAGCCTTCGATCTCTTTGCTTCTCTCTCCGTTGCCTTGACTACTACGGGTCTCACTTTCATAATGGTTCCTCCTTTACTTGAGTGAAATAATGCCTACAGTTAAGCCGTCCTCCTGAATAAGAGAACGGCTCTCAGTGGGTACTATTCCTCTTTGTTGATTAACTTCAGAATCTCGCGGTAAATCTCAGCGTACGTCGTATAGATCACCTCCTTTCGTCCGTACTCGTCCGGCTTATGCCCAGTCGCTTGCCTCGAAAGCGTTGTCAGCGAGGAACTCATTATCTGAAACCTGAGTTCTATTGACGTCGCGAACCATAGCGTCGAGATCTGCCTTACTCATCCCGGCGGACTTCGGAACTATAATCAGCTCATGGATAGAGCTCGGCAGGATATAGAAGTCGTCGTCGAACTTCTCGCGGATCTCTTTCCAGAAGTCTTCGCAGAGAAGAAGGCCGGCTCCGTTTGCGTTGCCCTGAAGAGTAGCGATGTTCATAGGCTCTTCGTCCGGGGTCCAGTCAGAAAGTCTCTTACCTCCGCCAATGAGAACCTCAAACATAACGCCGAGGCGAGCCTCGTTCATCGTGTTTCTCTTCGCGGTTTCTACGTCTTCCAGATCGTACTTGCCGGGGAATACCAGCTTGCCTTTCAGGCTATACGCCACGTAGAAGTAGATCCCGTTCTTCACGGTCAGCGGGATGATCTCGTCTGCCTTCCGGTTCTTCTCTGAGCGGGCTATGATGATAAGATTGTCTTTGTTCATACCTTCCTTTACCTCCTGAATCATGTCTGCGTACTGAGCGTCGTTCTCGTTGATAGCGATTACCTGATTGATAGCCATAGTGTTTTCTCCTTTCAGAACTTAGAAACTGTTTCTATCTTTATCTTCTCGGTTAACTGGTTGCGTAGGTCTGTAGGTCACGTCGTGCCGGGAGCCGGGCTGTTCGCCTAATCCCCGATCCGTTCTTCTCGCCGGCGGTTTCTATATAAAAAGAGAGACCTGAAGTTCAGATCTCCCTTGTTTAGCGGTTACCGTCTTTAGCTTTCGGACTCAGATTACCCGTGGATCAGAGCGGAGAAATCTTTATCGTAGCCAAAGTCGTAATCATAGTCGTCTTCGTATCCGTAGCTGATTACGTCGTTGTACGTCAGTGTCGGATGATCCATGAAGAACTGCCCGAGAGCTTCGATTTCGTTTGAAGCCTGAATGAACTCGACCTCTTCCCCTGAATTGCCGAGGTATGACACATAGAAGAATTCGTCCTTGAAGGACTTATAGGAACCGTAGGATCCGTAAGAATACTTTCCGTAGAAGCTGTCCCAGCGGGAGTATGTATCCTCTATATACTCGTATCTCTCTTCCCCGGCTCGGCGGATTAACTTCTTAGTTTCCCTTATCGCTTTCTCCAGCTCTTCCAGAACGACGTATTCGTTCAGCGTATGCTGCTTGTAATATCCGCAGCTCAGGTTTACGCCGGAGACTTCCAGAGCCGGGCAGAGGTGGCAGATATCCGTGAAGGATCCCCAGCTCTGTTTCCAGAACTCTGCCTCTACGAATCTCTCAAACTTTGTGTTAGCCTGCTCGTAATAAACCGCGTCGTTGTGGTTAGCCCGGTCTATGTCGATCACGAAATGAATTCTCTTGCCGAGGTCTTCACAGAGGTCGGTTGCCGTGAATTTGTTGCTTCCGATCCCGCCGATCTCTTCGTCTTCGCAGAACAATGCCGGGCAGTCGATCTCTTTCAGGATCTCGATGATCGCGTAAACTCCGCAACGATCATCACCGCCGATTCCCTGAGGGCTGGAAATAGTTCCGTTCTCGTACACGATTTCCTTCGGCTTCTCAGCGTGTACCGTATCCATGTGGGCTGTAAGCAGTACCGGTGTTGATCCGTCTACGAACAGCCAGCCGTCTCCCTCGATCACTTCCTTTCCGATGCCGGCGAGGTACGACTTCAACCAGCTCTTCAGTTCCTCCTGAGTCTTCACACAGAGTTCTTCGAAGCGCCGGTTTCTCGGTGTATCGTCGAATCTCCTGATGGTCAGATTGCCTTCCTTCTTTACCTTTCCGCCTACTCTGGCAGCGGCTACGACCTCGTTCTTCTTAGTCTTCTTACTCATGATTAGTTCTCCTCTCTCTTAATTCTCTCTTCCTTTACGCTGTCTGCTCTTCCGCCGCTTCCCTTTGCCGGATAAGCTCGGCGTAACAGTCTTCGCAGTAGTACTCTTCGGTTTCGTCGTCGTAGATCAAGTTATCTGCGTCGTGATATTCCCCGCACTCATAACAGGTTCCGTAGCCATCGGAATCCGGGCGGTAATAGTTGCCTTCCTCGGTCTCTACGGCGTCTCTTTCCCTGAGATATTCGTCTCTCTCTTCCGAGTAGACGTAAAGCCTGTCTCGGCAATCATCACAGACGTATCCGTCTTCCGTCGGGATCCACGTCATCTCGTCTGCTAAGTGATACTCTCCGCATCTTTCGCAGTAGAATACACAATCGGAACAGTACGGATTTCCGTTGACCCAGACGACGTCGTCCCTGTCTACGCAACAGCCGCACTCTTCACAGGTATAGCCGGGATTCTGGCAGTCTTCACAGAACACGTTATCTTCAGTATCGTGTTCCCTTCCGCACTCCGGGCAGATCGAGGAGTGCCCGATTTTGATATACTTTCCGTTCCTGAAACCGTCGATTCTCTTCCAGTGTGAGACGGTGCAATCGCCGTAGTGCAGGTAATCTCTATAGTGAACACCTCTCGAAAGTGTGTAGGTGCTACATTCGCTGGTTCCCTTCTTCAGATCCCAGTAGTTCGGGGCGTCGAAGAGTTCAGAGATAACTCTCTGGGCAATCCGTCTCATATCGCCGGAGATTGAAGCGTCGCCGCCGTCTCTTCCGTCGGGATACACCCTGCCCTGAATGATCTTATCTTCCCCTATGTGGAAATTGCAGCGCTTCAGTTTGTCTTCCCACTCGGGTTCGTCTCCCTCAAAGTCTGCCGGCAGTGTGTACATCAGGAACGTGGACTCGTCGAGCATATAGCTCTCTGTTCCACCACAGTACATGCCGTGGTAATTATTATCTGCCCCCCGGCGGTTTCTCTTGTCGGTGGTCATGCAGGAAGCCCACTTGTGACCGAACGACATGCGTAAAAAGTCCACAGGGTTAACCGAAATAACCGTGGTCGCCGGGATTTCCAGCGGGTTGATAGCGTCGCCTAATCCGGCGAATCTGTAATTCCAACCGAAATCTTTTGTCTTGTAGTGGCGTTCCCCGTTCTGGTCGAGGAAAGATACGTCCTGAATATCGACGATCTTTGTCAGCGGAGTTCTCTTGGCGATCTTCCCGACGAGCCGGCTGATCTTCTGTCCCGGACAGGTGAAGCGTGTGTCAGAGAATACGTCATTTACCTTGTCGGCGAGTTCCTGATCTACGATCGCTTCTCCAGTTTGGCAGAACCAATCTCTTACCACGTCCAGAGCCACGTATTCTTTCTTATACTTAAGATCGGTGGTGAACGCCTTAAATTTTTTATGTAGAAGATCGAACAGGTCGCCGGTTTTGATGAACACCTGTTCTGAGTACGTGTTTCTTCTGATTTCGAGGAGGCGCTCCTTCTTGTTGAGAATATCCCTTTGCCTCCGATAGTACTCTTCATAAGAGACTTCCTTTCCCCTGAAAAGATAGGTTTTCTCTTCGACGAGCTTGTCTGCCGCCCACCCGAAGAACTCAAAAACTTCTTTCGAGTTAACAGCTCTGTGGAGTACGTCTTTCTTCAGGACGATCTGAAGGTTTCCGTTGTAGCCCGGGTGGCTCTTCATAGCCGCGATGAGCCACCCTTTCTCTTTCCAGAAGACCCCGTTCTCCCTAAACATGACGTCCAGTCCGGTCTCTTCGTCAAGAAGACCCGGGAAGAACTCGTCGAGATGAGCCTTAACGCCGGCCTTTACCTTTTCGACTTCTTCCGCGGTCGGGATATATTCGACCGTCTTATCCATGACCGTAGTGACGTCGATTTCCGTTCCGTTGATAGTTTCAAATATTCTTTCCTGCGACATGAATCAAATCCTCCTTTATAAAAGAGCCGCCCTCGAACTGAGAACGGCTTTCGTTAGTTCTTATTAAGTTCTTCTTAACGGCTACTATCTTTAAGCCGTCGGCTTCACGCTATCCCTGAAGAAGGGAAGGTTAGATCTCGGCGAGTTTCTCGGCGGAAGAATCCAGGGCGCGGCGGACTCTTAACGGATCCTTACGCTCTGTGACCTTATAGATCAGGTAGCGGTCTCTGCCCGGGAAAGTCTCACCGACCCAGTAACGGACATCTTTCCCGGTAGGCTGAACATCGTCAGTCCAGATCTTACGATCACGGGTCTTCTTCAGGTTCAGAGAGCGGGACTTACGAGACTTAGCGCGCTCCTGAGCGATGAAACGATCCTTAGCGCGACTCCGGCGGAAGGGCTCCTCGGGTACGATCTCGAAATCGTCGGACTTTGCGACGGTGCCGACCTGAAGCAGATAAGCCTCGATCTCAGGGTTGACAGTGATAGGTCTAATCTTCTTACTCACGGCGGTATCCTCCTTATGTGTATGTGTGGCCGTTAATAGGTGCAATAAAGCCGCCCTCCTGAAGTGGAGAACGGCTCTCAGCGTCTATTAGCGGGAGTTGATCGATTCAACGATCTCCCAGTACTGTTCCTCGTACGTCATTACTCGCTCACCTCCTCCTCATATCGTTAAAAGTCGATGGATAATTTACAGGCAGTGTCTACTATATCGATGTTAGTCGATGCTTATAATTCGACCGTTGTCGATACGTGTAACGGACTCGATGCCGTATTCCTCGGCGCGGAGATACTCGGCTCGGGTCTCGCGATTTTCGAAGGTGAGCTTTACGGACTCGCCCTCCTGAAGGTCTGAGTCGTAGATGTACGCTCCCCAGACGTTGCCGTCGGCGGTTTCGAAGTAGGCGGTTCCGCCCTCGACTCCGAGGTACTCGGCAGACTCGGCGGTATAATAGACGTACGTCTCGCCGTCTACCCAATGGGCAGCCGGGAGGTTATTCCCTGAAGGGGAAAAGATGGACAGGATAGCGGTTAGAATAGCCGCCGGGATGCTCAGGTTGATAAGATTCATGGTTTCAGTCCTCCTCGTCGTAGTCGTAGTCTTCGGGACCCCAGCCCTCGTCCGAGTCATAGGGATCACGCTCCCAGAGCCGGACATATGGTGCCCGGTCGGGAGTTATCCGTCCGGTCTCCTCATCGACGTGTGCCGACCGGAGATCGACGCTGTCTACGTCCACCCATGCATAGGCGGACTTCTCCGACGTTATTTTTTCTACGAGTTCCTCGTAGGCCATCTCGGCCTGTTTGCGAGAGATATAAACTTCTTCTCTCGTCATGAAATCTGCTCCTGTCCGGCTAAGGATGTAAAATTCATAGTTCTTCATGGTTCTCCTCCTTATCTGATTACAGGCTCGTCCCTGAAAGGGAGAAGCAGTCAAAGTTAACGTCGCCTGTCTCGTCCGCATAGTCGCGGAACCGAGCGGTGAAATCATCGGGTTCATAGGCGAGATCCTCGCGGAAGTCGCCCTTTTCGAGCCAGAAATCGACTGGCATGACAGCGTTGGTCTCAGGCATGATAATCCTCCTTGTATAAAAGTTATCAGCCACCTCGGACGATGGCTGATAATTGACGGGTAAAAAATATATGCAGTCGACGGGTTCAGACGTAGGCAAGCTGCCTCTCGTAGATAGACGGCTTCTCGCCGTAATAGTCCGCCGGCATGTTACGGCGGTATTCGGACGGATTAATCTCACCGCGGAGATACTTCCGGACGATTCCGAGGCTTTTCGCCGGAACGATTACGGACTTCCCGCGCACTCCTACACGGACAGGCGGAGTCATCGCTCTCATAACTCGGCGGACGTCCTGAGCCGCGATTTTATCGCGGAAATCGACTATTATATTATCCCCGAGGATCCCGACAAGATCGGACTCGGAGACAGGAATTTCACGCTTCATACTCAGTCCTCCCACCATAAACAGCCAGCAGAGACACGGCTACCGCGCCGAGCATAGGAACGGCGGTACCGAGAACGACGACGAGCATTTCATAAAGATTCATAGTGATCCTCCTAACTAAAAAAGCCGGACAGAGTCCGACCGTCTAATATAGTTATAGTGCGCGAGCACCCATGCCGAGTTATTCACCTAACACGAATACAAGCGTCTTAATACCGCCCGAGGGAGTCGAACCCCCGGACGGATAGAGAAGCTGAACCGAGACCGCTCGGCGTTGACAGGGACAGGGACAGACTCAGCAAGCCGCCATGGTGCGCTTGAGCACGATGCGGACGATCTGAGAGCGGAGAGACGTCCAGTCGCGAAGCTGGCGCTCGTACTTCACCGACCATACGCCGTCCTCGGACTTCACGCGCTTGACAGTGAAGTCGCGGACGAACGTCTGAACCAACAGGCCGAGCTCCTCGGCGGAGCAGTTGACCATGGTGCGCTTTAAAAACATAGAGTCCGCGGTCAGCGAGAACTCCTGACGGATCATGCCCTTAAGGGACTTCAGAGCGGACTTGTAACCCTCGCGCTCGTCCTTGCCGAGAACGGGCGTGCCGGCGGACGACCAGCGGACAGACTCCGCGATGGAGGTCAGCTTGGTCATGAGCTCGTCCTTGAACTCGTCGGAAGACAGGGCATACTTGGACAGGAACTGGTTACCATCGAGAGCAATCACGCGGAGCATCGTCTCGACGTTCTCGCGGGTGTTACCCTCAGCAACGAGGGACTCGACGACCACGTTACGGGCAGACTCAACCTCGGTGAGAGAGATCTCAAGCTCGGACTTCTCGTCCTCGAGATCCGACAGGTCGAGACGAGCCTTAGCAAGCTCGAGCTTCTGAGACTCGGACAGAGAATCCGTGTCCTCGAGTTTTTTGATCTTCGCGGACAGGGACGCGATTTTATCGGCGGCGTACTGAACCGCCATACCGAGACGAGCGGCGGAAACGGCCGAGGACAGAGTGTCAGCGTTATCAGCGGAGATACCACGGGCGACGATAGAGACCTTGAAAGAATTGTTAAGCTTCATTGTAAAATCCTCCCTTTTTTGAGAAAAAATAGTTAAGCGCCGGACTATTCCGGCGGAATCACGCGCCGAGCATCGAGCCCGAACCACTCCCGAAAACTCCGAGTGTACGCGCATCGTTTGAACTTTTCTCGGGATATAGCGCCCGAGTCGCTTTTTTTGTGAGCCGTTTTTCGCGTGCGGACTTGCTAAAATCTTTCGGACTTTCGCGCGGACGGTAAAACCGGCTTGCCCCGGATTATGCCTACTTTCCGCGCTATTAACGCATCCGTACGCCTTGAGGGACTTTCCGCGACGGTTTATAATGCTTGCGTCCTTTTCTCGTCGGGACTTGGGCACAACTCTATCGCGATGAGTTTCCCTCGGGCTTGATTTGTCTTTATCGCGGAATCCTACCGCTTGATACCTCGCACTCTCGAGCTTGCCAATTCTCGAGCTCTAACCTCCGGCGACTATATCAGCGAGGCACTCTAGCCGGAGGCTGTTCAGTTTTCAAGGTGGTAACACTCACACTCGAGAGCCGGAGAGCGGAACGCTCAAAGGATTAAGGCTGAAGCCTAACATCTCGAATGTTACGGTCGACGGGTTACGGAGACTCGCGCGATTGCGCTGAACGCCTCGGGGGAGTTGCTTGATTTGTTTGCTCGGTTGTCTTGTTGCAATTATGTTTTCTCACGATAGACAGAAAATATCCCTGTTCCATTACCCGTTTTTAAATTTATTTTTTGCCAAAAAATCCAGTAAATACGCGGCTTTTCGGCTCATGCTGTAAATTATAGTTTACGGAAGTTGAAACCCGTCCAGGTGGGGGACGGTTAAAACTTGAAAACCCGCTGAAAATGCGGATTCCTGAGTAAGCTGGTAAACTCAGTCACTACAAAGAAAAAATCGTTCTCCACCCAACCTGAAAACCGACCCAATCCACTTCTTCTCCGCCCGTATCGTCAACTTCGGAAAATTTATCGAAATCATTTGCGTATTACGCTATTAAATTGTATACAGTCTATTTTCACGCTCTTGTGGATAACTCCGGGCAGATTCGCCCTTAGACAGGAATATTTGAATATTACAGAATAGAATTTTTAATATCTGAACCTGTGGATAAAAAAGTGAATAAAATGTCGGATTTAAGAATTAAGATATGAATCCCAGACCCCGCCAGATACCTTTAACGCGGTGATACCTTCAAAACTATTACTTAGTAATACCGCGGCCATAAACCCCTCTGACAACACCGTAATACTATTCTACCTATATCCCTGAAGGAGGAAATATATAGTACACCTCCCCCGCCGTAGGTATACCTCGCCCGGTATGGTACACCCTAGAACCACCAACTCTATCACCTAAACATTTCCCTGTTCAGGCGAAGCTAAGTAAGTACACTCTAATTATAGAGTAAACGGTTAGAGATAACGTACAATATCCCTATATCTCGGTATTTATACCTAAGAGAATAAGTAAACCTAAGAAAGAGAAACTGTATCTAAGAGATATTCCCTGAGAAAAGAAATAGATTCAGGAGAACCCACAAGACCTATGAGCGCTTTAGCGCGATTAGTGTCTTGCGGAGCGTTTGCTTTAGCAACGCGAACGTAAAGAACGTTATCAAGTCATTAAGTATACCTAAGATCCTAACCATATACCCTATTAAATAGGGTTTACCCTGGTCACAATCCTGCAAAGTAGTACATTGCCAGCTTTATAGATTATTTGTATATTATAATTGTAGTCTAACCAGTAGTACATAGTAATAATATTGGAGTTTTTAATTTTACACATAAAAACCCGCTCTAATCCGATTACTTTTTTATACCCTTCTGCGAATCATTGCAAACTGTGAAGTTGCCAGGTTTTAGATTATATGTAAATTATAATTGTAGTCTAGATAGTAGTATACTGTATACTTCTTTTCGGTGTATTTAATTTTCCTCCACTTTCTGCTCTCAGTTCCCATCTTTTTTATAATCCTTATCCCGACCCCTCTGAAAAATCGACTTAGTCTGCGGGCTTATCTGGTCATCATTTTCAGAATTAATTCTTAAATAGAATCGAAAGGAGCTGTTTATGAACCAGATATTTATCAGACAAGATTTTGTCGAGGATCTTAGTTACCAGGGGTTCTCTGTTCTCGCGGGATTACTCTTAAACGCCAGAAAACAGCCTATGGGGGAAGAGTGGGTCTGTACATCGCCCGTAGAAATCGCTGGTGTGTTGATGGGCAGAGAACCTACTGAATCAGATCTTCAAGCCGTCAATAAAGGATTCCGGGATCTTACAAAGTTGAATATTCTTGAAAAGTACGCCCACGGCCAGTATATCGTACATTACCCAATGATCGAGTGGAATGAGGGGAAATACGTTTTTCTTAAAGAAGACGAGATTCGAATGATTCTAAACTTTAATGAGGGGGTCAACCGTTTTTCTCTTCTTCAGTATTTCGCTTATCTAAAATCTACTTTCGACTTCAAAACCAGGGTGGGGAATAGTTCTCTTACTTACCTACAAGAAGGATCTGGAAAGAGTTTATTGACAGTAAGTAAATATCATCAGGCTCTGGAAAATATCGGGGTCTTAAAAGTATTCCGTTTTAAACCGATCCCGCTTTCCGGCGGATCTTTCACTTATCCCAAAAATGTCTACTGTTCCCCTGAAGACGAAGAATCGGCGATGAAATTTATTATAGACAGCGGGAAATTTGGGGTTTTGAAATTAGAACCGTCTATAACTCAGAGCCTGATCAATGAGGCTATCACTAATAATCGGAACGAAAAAGAGAAAGGAGAACCACTATGAAAAGAAAACCTTACGTTATCACCGAGAACATGAAGCCGCCGGTAATCATCGACCTGATCAACCGGGCTTATGAGGAAGGCTTCGAAGACGGGAAGACTGAAGCGACGGTAATCCACGAACAAGCTATCACGACCCCCTGGATCACGACGCCCTTAAAAGATATTCAGGTTACGCCGAACGACTGGCCGCCGAATCCTATCTACTGCTCCTCTGCCGACACTAAGAAGGAGTCTTTCTGATGGCTGACCGAATAATTATACTACTGACACTATTGTTACTCGGCGAGATCTTCGCGCTGATAGCCGGCGAGGACCCTAAGCCGCCGAGATTCGTTTAAGGAGAGTTACTATGGCTCAATTTAAAAAAGTAGACCGCGACACTATGTACACCTATCTAATGACTACGCCCGGGCTTCATAACTGGAACGCTCCGGGGATGATCGGATTCTCGGATTCAGCCGGCGTTTGCCGCGCTACTATTACCGTTCTTAGAGGAACGCCCACACATTATTACCTCAACGTAATCGACTACCGCTCTCTCCTCTCTTCAGAGGAAGATGAGAAGTCGCGAGGTTAAGGGCTTAGCTGGAAACCGAACTAAGAAATAATGATTAGATCCCCGTCGGGGATATATCTTCAAAACCTGATCCCTACCATCCTTCTGCGGCTGATACTGGCACAGAAATCTTCGAGCCCTCCTTTCTCTCGGGATCGAAACTTCTCTTATCTTTCAGAGAAGCCGTAAGTTTAAGGCCTTACGGGATATCGGAACGTAGCTCAATTGGTTAGAGTCACACCATAAACTTAGGAGTTAACAAGTGCGCATCAGTTAATTATCCGTTGGGGTTGGTGTGAGATATAGGTTCGAATCCTGTCGTTCTGAGTTATGCATTCGGAACGTGGTTTAATGGTAAAACGAGCCAGTGATGGTTATTTGATGCGGGTTCGAATCCTGCCGTTCCGATTAGTCATAGTAGGGCGGTGAAGTACAAGCTGTTTGAAATGACGAAGGCACATGTGTAACTGGTTATCCGTATCGTATAGTGGAGGATTACGCCCGTCTGCCGACGGGAAAGGGATGTTCGAATCGTCCTGCGGATATGCGGAACGTAACTCAGTTGGCAGAGTAGCTAAACTATTAGATTGTCGCAGGTTCAACTCCTGCCGTTCCGACGAGGTGGACATTCTTACTCTTTATTCATCACCTCACAAAGACGTTTCACTTCATTACTTGTTGCTCATGGTCTGCCTATCACCTGAGCCAAAATGAATAAAGGGCAGCAAGACGGTGCGCTGCAAGGATTCCGTCCGGTGATGTTCGGTTAAGTCATCCGATTCCCGCCCTCTTTCGTGACAAGAGGGAGCGTGAAGTAGTGGCTCACGTAAAGTAGCGCAGCAAAGTACTTAGAAATACGTGGCGGTTAGCGTTTATCCAGAAAGCGCATATCGGAACGTAGCTCAACTGGCAGAGCAGCGGAGATCTCCCTAAGAACAATGAGAGCAGGATCCCAGTTCGAATCTGGGCGTTTCGACTAAGGTCTCTCCGTCAGACCTACCCGGGTACTCCGCTATTTTCGGTAGATATATTACCAGTAAGGATACGATTGGTAATAACGTGTGCGGTTATTGCTGGTCGTTTAGCACAACCTTTCTGAATAATACATTTTCTGGACTAGTAGGAGTAGGCGGAATCGGAAGGTAGCTCAGTGGTAGAGCAGCGGCGCCAGGAGCCGCCGACTCGGGTTCGATTCCCGACTTTCCAATCCTATCCGGCTAAACTATGGCTGGATCGACGGTTGTTCATTTTGCTGGCCTCCTTTCACATGGTCGGTTTTAGAGATGTGGGCGATTACACTTCTAAAGCAGACATCTCGAAACGTAGCTTAGTCGGTTAAAGCAACCGCCCCACAAGGCGGGGTCGCAGGTTCAACTCCTGCCGTTCCGACTTCTGAAATCGGAATTCTCCGGTGAAACGATATATCCGGGCTTTCTGTTCAGACTGACACACCAGTTAATAACACTGAATATCAGAGAAATACGGTGATGATTACGAAGTATCGGTCTATTCGGTTTTCGGATTTCCTGTGTGTGGGAGATCGCCTCGTCATCGGGCTGAAATGAAAGCTGGAAGATACGGAACTGATCGATCTCGATTCCGCCGGTCTCTCCGCGAGGAGTGGAGTGAGGATTGAATAACCCGAGCAGAAAGTGCGAAGACGGGAAAGATGGCGACGCGGGCTACGGCCTCGGCGGTCGAAGTAGTTGAGAGCCGAAGGAACCGGGGTCGGTGAAGTTGAGATACTTACTTCCCTCTTCAGGGATTTATTTGATTTTACAGAAAGGAGTATTCAATGAATAGAAGTTATGGCTAGGACTTTATCTGATGAAAGACGATTAGAACAACACCGGGAGTTCGGCTGCCTTATAACCGAAGCCCAGTTCGGAGGCGCTGGCTGTACTTTACCGTACGTAATCAGCGCCGAAATTTTTAATAGAAACTGTAAACGAAATTATGAACGAAGGGAGAGATTACGTTGTTTAAAATCTTTAACCGAAGAAAGAAGCCCGGGCGAATCTACTATGTAAGGACAAACGAAATCAAGATCCAGAATTCGTGGAACAAGACCCCGCCCCGGCGCGACAAGTACGAAAGGAAGAAGAATTACTTTCTAGAGAATGGAACTTTTGAGTCTACCGTTTATCTTAACGAAAACAACGTCCTGATCGACGGCTATACTACTTATCTTCTCGCTCAGGAATTTGGACTCGGCAAGATCCCGGCTGTTTATATAGTTCCAGGCAAGATTGAAGGCGGGGGTATCTGACTATGGCGGGGATAAGGTACTTTCTGGACACCTGTGCCATCATGAACCACTGCCGGGAGTTAGATGAACCTATCGCCATCTCTTCTGTTACGATTCAGGAACTTGATAAGATCAAAGAAAATCGGAACAAGACCGAGTAGGTACGGTTCAAGGCGCGGGAAGCTGCCCGCTGGATTGAGCGGAATCTGGATAGGATTCACGTTCAGGTCTGGCAGATAGGGGATAAACAGTGTCTTGAAATCAGAGGCGTTGAAGATACCCCGGACAATCGAATCCTTCAGACAGCTTTTGATTATTACGCTGACGGGCCTGACGATTATAAACAGATTCAGTTCTGGACAGATGACACCCTCTGTCGGATTATGGCGGAAAAGTCGTTTGAATTGCCCTGTAAACCGCAAGAAGACGACAAAAAAGAGGCTTATACCGGTTGGATAGACGAGGATCTAACCGACGAGCAAATCGCCGCGATTTATGAGCGCCCGACCGAGAACTCGCTCTCGTTAGCCATTAACCAATACGCGGTTATTCGCGGGGCTAATGATGTCGTCGAGGCAGTGAAGTGGGACGGAAATTCCTATGTACGGGTTAAAATTCCGGCGATCAAGTCGAAGTTTTACGGAACGGTTAGGCCCTATGCCGGGGATATTTATCAACAGATGGCTCTTGATTCGCTGTCTACTAATCAGGTCACCATGTTAAAGGGCCACGCTGGTACGGGAAAGTCATTTATAGCGCTCGGTTATTTATTCTATCTTCTGGAAAAAGGAAAAATCGACAAGATTATAGTCTTCGCGAACCCCGTAGCAGTAGGGGACGCTTGTCAACTCGGATTTTACCCCGGGACACGTTAGGAGAAGCTTCTGGATTCTCAGGTTGGCCAGATGCTCATCGCGAAAATCGGCGACCGTATAGGCGTAGAGCGTATGATTGATGACGGACAACTCGAACTGATACCAATGGCGGACATTCGCGGCTTTGACACGACTAAGTACGGCCCCGTCGGGGTATATATCACAGAAGCTCAGAACTTTTCAGTCAATCTGATGAAACTGGCCCTTCAGAGAGTCGGCGAGGAAGCTGTCGTAATCATTGACGGTGACTATACCACTCAGGTTGACCGCGCAGAATATTCCGGCAGCAATAACGGTATGAGGCGAATGTCTGAGGTTTTCAGAGGACACTCTCTTTACGGGGAAGTTGAACTGAAGACGATTTACAGATCTGAGATCGCCCGGATAGCCGACACTATGTAAAGAAAGGAGGGGTCGCCACGGACGGATTTACTATTAGACCTTACGAGTTCAGGAACAACGTTTTACATTCCGACGAACTGGAAGACATAAAAAAGTCGATCAAGACTTATGGAAAACAAAGAAAGACAGTACCGGCAACAGAGCGCCGCTGCGGCTCCTGCTTATACTGCCGGGAATCAGGTTCTGTTTACTACTGTATGAATCAGGGATCTTCCCGGTATAAAGATCTGGTAAGCGATGATGAGGGTTGTCCGCGGTTCGCGGCGACTTGCTACTGAGAAAGGGGGCGGTCTTATCAGCGAATTTGGAATTCGTATAAAAAACTTTTCCGCGGGCATGTTGTATTAGTGTAATCTGGAAACCCGCTAGTTTTACGCGTACACAGACGCGATGTTAAACAACTCTCTCTTTTACTACTACATGAGAGATCACGGGCTTTAGGTTTACAAAGAGGAATCTACTAGAGATATCGTTTGTCTCTCGTTTGATTTTGGCTCAAAATCCTATAAAGAATAGCGAAAACGTGTTGAAAAGCTGTTTGACCGGGCAAAATCCGATGAAGAGCGCGAAAATATCCGAAGGATACTGGATAAAATCGACGCGAACAAAGATAAATACGTTCCCCTGAGCCGGGAACAGATTCGGACGAAGTTCTACGAAGAAGGCGTAGATATAGTGTATGAGTACCGGAACAAAGACGGAAACATAGAATACGCCGACAAAATCCACTATGTTATGCTCTTCAGGACGCCGGCGAAGGCTAAAGTCGGCGAAGTAATGTTTATTCGGGAAGAATTGTACGAAACAGCCCACAATTGGCTCACGATGGGCATAAAATTGCCGGATAAAGGGGCGAAAGTCGTTGAAATGAGCGCTTATGCCCCGCTGACCACGTCTACAATCGTCGGAACTCTGCATATTCCGGTAGAAAACATACTGATTCTGAAGGATCAGGATTCTTTCTTCAGGACTGTCGCGGAGGTCGTAAAAGCCGAAGATTACGCCAAGTCAAACGGGGAAATAGCGAAAAAATGCGTCGTTTCTCATGAAGAGACGTAGGTAAAGAATACATTGTGGGACGGAATGGCGCTTATAGACACTCTCTCGCTGCCGAACTGGGTCAACGGAATGTGTCTGCTCAGGAATCACATGTTCAAGGCTTGCGCGTTCAGGACCCGGCTACAGAAATTCTTCCGGGATTGGTGTGAAAAGACTGGTAATAATTACGAAACTTACGAAGTTCAGGATATGTTCGGGTATTCGCATCGGCTGAAGGACATCCAGATGATCACGACAGACAATGCCGTGAAATGGCGGAAGTTTGTCCCTCAAATGGGGGGAACTTAGAAGGCCGCGTACGACTACTGGTGTCAGAAAATCCGCGATGACGGTTGCAAGTGGGGGATCGTAAAGACTGATCACCCGTCCAAGATCGGGCGGTATCAGCAGATGTCTTACCAGATGGTCAACACTCTTCCGCTCAGTAAGGAAGAGATCGGCGAAGTCGCCCGGACCAGCATCGAATACGTTGAAAGCCTGAAGAAGGATCCGGATAAATTCGAAGAGTTCCTCCGGGAAAACGCGAATTAGGTCAATCATTACGAAATGATGGCTGATTTGTACGCTCATAACCACGATTTCGCAAAATCCCGCTGGTTTCTGAACGAGAAAAAGAAGATAATCAATGCCTACGTTTTCAAGCTCAGGAATGGGAAAATCTTTGTTGAGGGGGATAATCTGACGGTTTGCGGAAATCCTTATGCTCTACTACTCTATTCTGTTGGCGAAGATTGGCAAAAAGATCCAACATTGAGGCCGAGATCAGGTGTAATCGAGTGTTATACGCCAAGATTTTAGGATGGTGAGTATCTTTTAGGGATACGCAACCCTCATAACTCTCCCAACAACTTAGGGTATTTCCTTAATATAAAACATGAACTAATGGAAGAGTATTTCGAATTTAGTTCCAATATTATGGCGGTAAACTGCATAGAAACAGACATTCAGTCTAGGATGAATGGCGAAGATTTTGATTCGGACTTCAATTTTGTGTCCAATCATCCCACTTTGGTGAAAGCCGCCAAGATTTGCTATGAGGAATATCCCACTATAGTAAATAGCCTCGAAGAATCAGGTTTGTCATACAACAATACCATGGCTGATTATGCTCGTATGGACAATATGATGGCTCATTCCCAGCTGGGAATTGGCTGGAGTTCAAACGCCGCTCAGCTTTGTATGAGCTATTATTGGACAGAATTGTCAAAAGAAAATCCTAATAAGTAGGATATGCAAAATTATTATTAGAATTTCATAATATTGAGTGTGCTTGCTCAGATAATCATAGATGGCTGCAAGAGAGTTTATGAAATAGATGGCCTTGAAGAAATAAAACGTATTCTCCGCGAACCTTGCATGATCAAATAGGTTCAATACAGAGACAATTCCGGCAAAATCCATACCCAGAAAAAAGACTTCCCCTTATTCATGAAGTACACCCGTGACGTTCCCAGAGCCAGGAATGGTGAAGAAATCCCCTATTAGATCGTCAAAGAAAACAAAAACAAACTCCGCGACCGGATCGACGAATCTTTTGTCTGCCCTATGAACTGGCTTCAAGATTACCTGAACAAGATTCAGGGGGTCAGAACAAATGACTGGATCCCGACCGAAGACTTTTTCGTTAAGGTTAAGGGCCGAGCCGATTGGCGAACTACGAATAAAGTATTAGACATAATCAAAGATTATTCTGCTGCCGTAAAGAGAGATTTGGTGGAAGACTGGAATGATCCGATGTCTGCCATGTTTAAGATGGGTAAAGACATGGAAATCGCGGTGTAGAGACTTAAGTCTTTGAGGTTCAAGAACTTGAAGGTAATCAATCGCCTTATATAGACAGCTTTGGACCTTGAGGGCAGCGACGACAAAGTAAATAAACCTTTTCAGCGCAAAAATGCTAAGTATTCACGACAAATATTGAATTGCCTATACCGAATGGATAAAGAGAGGTTCCTGAAGAATTTTGTAAGGGGCGGCACGTAATTTACAGCCGCATCCCCTCTCTTCGATCAAATATTTGCTTGTAAATTATAGTAAATATTTGACTTTCCTTAAGTCCGTATAGTGGTAAGGGAAGTGTAGTTGAGGATTTTATAAGGAGGAAGTGTATATGATCGATTTCAATGACGCCTGTAGATATCAGAATCATCTGAGAGATCTGTTCTCAGAGGTTGTATTGCTTTTGTCAGACAATGATTTCATCATGACAACGGTCAAGACTCATCATATGTCGGACGCTAATAAGGCTGTGTCGGATAAGGTCGAGACTGTCGCCGGCCCTTTTGATGATCTTTATATTACCCCTGAGAGGGTAGTTGACCTTGCTCTGGACATCATCGGTGAAAGGGAGAAGCTGGCAAATGCTATTTCTATAGCGAAGGCTCAGGCTGATCTTCAGATTGACGCTGCCTGTATGACAAATAAGGACAAGAAGGTTCTTGCGTCTTATTTGAACAATATGAGTAAGAAAAAGGCTCATGAAACTGAGGGAAACGGGACTTTTTACGCATTGAATGAAGTCGACGGTAAGCAGACCTCGTTTATCTACAAGATAACGACGGTTGAAAAGATCAACTACGATCGCAACAAGGTCAAGGGAATCGCTAACCGTCTGAATCGCGAGATGAAGGAAATGTCCAAGGAAATTGATCGGTACAATCTGGATATCCAGGTTGATTTTGAACCGCGCTGGTCTGAGGAAGACTCGATTGAGGACATCCTCACTGCCAGTTAAGTAAGATCTTATCTCGACTGTTCCGTAAAGGACTGAAACGAAGATAATAGCTGACCGCTTCGGGCGTACGAAGTGTAGATGCGCCGCTGAACTAACAGCTCAAATAGTACCACCTATAGTTCCACTATAGAAAATCGTCGCGGTTGTGTAAAACCGCTCCAACTTACAGAACAATTTCTGTTTAAGGAAAGAATTATGAAGGGTTTGGAAACGATTCTATATACGGGATGACGGTACGACAACAGCTCATTATTTCAAAATATCGTGAATCGGTATTACGGCAAACGTTTCGGTCTTGTATGGTATGGATAAAGCTTAGAGGCTTTATAGATGAACATCTTAAGATATGATTCGCGAAGCGTTCCCCGTGACTGTTGAGGGGTACTCCGCGGATTATAAATCGGGAAGATTATCCCGCTTCAGTCCTTTCTGGAGCAGTCGAGAAATAATAAATAAAGGAGTGAGAAACACGGTTAAAATCACTAAAGATGAGGCTCATTACCTCGTACAGAACGGTTTCAGGTGGCATTCAGATATTATGCATACTTGGAGCAAGCGTAAACAATATTATGCCTGTGAGGGCAGGAAGATACTTCAGGCCCTTGATGATTACAGGCAGTCTCAGAGTAACAAGGATTAAAGGAAATCAAAGGAGAAATGGATATGAATGAATCAGTAGAAACCAAGGAAGTCACCGGAAAGCTTATCTTCAACCAGAGAATCGCCAAGAGGCTTCTCAATATGTAGAATGATCTGATCTCGATTGAGCCGAACAGGCACAACCGTAACCAGACTGTTTTTATTTTCCGTCTCGATGATAAGCTGAGAGAAGATCTCGGCAAGGCGACAGAGAAGACTGAGGAAGAGGTTGATAAGAAGTACAAGCTCGTAAGCAGTCCCAGAATTGCTAAGAAGCTTATCACTGAAGGTTATAAGGTCGTGGATATCAACCCGGACAGGGACAATTCTGACAAGACGGTATTTATCTTCGAATCCTCAGAGGATCTGCTCGAGGAAATCGCCAAGCTTGAGAAGCGGCGTGAGGGAAACCCCGGAGAAAAGACGATTGCTGTGAAGGTCAAGACTGCTTAATCGAAAGGACTTCGGATGAACGAGAATAAAGTGAAAAAGAGGGCCGACATTATCCCGTGTATCACGGTGGAATCTGCCGGCTGTAGCGCTTAGAACCTGAGTCTGCCGGATCCGGCTCTTGTAACATATTACAAGAATCTAGATAATCGGACACTCTGGATTGACGCTGAAATAGATGATCTTACTCTGGAACTTGAGAAGTTTATCATGAACTGGAATCGGGAAGATTACGGGAAGCCCGTGAAGGAACGGGTTCCGATTACTCTTCTCTTCCTCTCCCCCGGCGGTGATCTTAATATCAACAACTCTTTGGTTGATACTATAACTCTGAGTAGAACCCCGGTTATAGGTGTCAATTGTGGAATGGCTGCTTCGGCTGCTTGTTTTATTTTTCTTGCTTGCCATAAGAGATATACATTCCCGACTGCGGAGTTTCTCATCCATCAGGGCGCAGGAAGCTTCGCCGGGAACTATGAAGATGTAGTCGCGGCCATTTTGAATTATCAAAGACAGATTGGTAATCTTGGTAAGTATATTCTTTCTAGGACTAAGATTAGTCAAGAGGAATTCGAGGAGAATTTCTCGTCTGACTGGTATATTGATGCTGAAGAAGCCGTAGAAAAAGGTCTCTGTAGCAAGATTATCAAATCGATGGATGAAATCTGGAGTAAAAAGTAACGGAGGACAATTATGGCTAAATCAAAGTCAGTAAGCTACAAGAAAACTACTGCTACCGTCTTGAAGGCGGTCGGTATTCTGGATATTGAAGAAGACGGCGTGTATCTCAGTTCTGAAGATGGGTATACGAGAAAACTCTCTACTCTCTTTTCTGATTTTCAGGGAGCTCCTGTAGAATTGAGTATAGCGGTCAAGGACGTAGACGACTTGCCGGATCCGTCGGGGGAATAATCCGATGGTTACGTATAAAAGGCTCCCCGGATAGTCCGACGAGGAGCTTATTTTCAGGGTATGTAAGGACAAAGATCTGATCGGTTCGTGGAATGATGTTGCCGACGTTCTCAATTAGCTAACTGGTAAGAGATACGGCGAGAGTAAATACCGTAAAGAATATACCAGTTTCACTAAGTTGTTCGAGGCGAATCGGGCGGCATTGGGTGACACTGATGAGCAGATCAACGAGCTAAACGAGAAGATTCGTGAGCTTGAGGCTGAGAAAATCAGGTTCAGAGATGAACGGAACGCCTGGAATAAACAGAACTATATTCGGGCGCGAGTAGATCAGAAACTAGATTATCTGGCTGATCGGCTTCTTGAAAACAGCCGGTTTGAATTTCCTGATGTTCGGGAATACTCCAGGCCGGGCAGTTCGGATCTTCTGGTGATTCTGTCCGACTTTCATATAGGGGCTACGTTTGATAATAACTTCGGATATTACAATACAGACGTGGCTAAGGAGAGACTCGCGAAGCTTTATCAGGAGATAGTAAGCATAGCGGATCGCCACGAATGCCAGGATTGTTACGTGTCTCTTCAGGGAGATATCATCAGTGGGAATATCCACAGAGCAATTCAGGTGACGAATCGTGAAAACGTAATTGATCAGGTGAAAATAGCGTCCGATCTGATTACGAATTTCTGTTACCTTCTCTGTCAGCGTTTCAGATGTGTGAATTTTCATTCTGTTTCGGGTAATCACACGCGGATAGATCGTAAAGACGACGCGATTCATAATGAACGCCTCGATGATCTGATCGCCTGGACAGTTTCTTTGAGACTGAACAACGTGAAGAACTTTGCCTACAGAACGAATTATTATGACACCGGTATTTCTCAGATATTTATTCGTGGGAATGAATACGTGGGAGTTCACGGAGATTACGACGACTTCTCTCCCGCTGGCATGTCGAAGCTCTGTATGATGTTAGGGCACATTCCGTACGCTGTGTTGTACGGGCACCTTCATACTTGTGCCGTGTCTGAGAGTAACGGAATCAAGATGATTCGCGGAGGATCTCTCTGTGGCTCAGGAGATAATTACACCTTGGAAAAGAGGCTGACCGGAAAGCCGGCCCAGATGGTATGTGTCTGTAATGAGGACGGGGTCGAGGCTTATTACCCAATTGAATTATGATTAAGTGATAGCTACGGTTTTAGTGGCCGTAGCTATTTTAAAAGAAAATTATAAAAGGATTATAAGGATTAAAGGAGAAAACTATGACTAGAGCAGATTTGATTATTGAAGTAGCTAAGCAGACCGGTGGATCCAAGAAGGATGCGGCTGCTTATATTGACGCAGTACTCAAGGGGATTACTGAGGGAATGAAGCGTGATTCCCAGGTAAAGCTGGCGAATTTCGCCACTATTTCAACTCAGGTAAAGCCCGAGCATGAGGGCAGAAACCCGAAGAACGGTGAGAAGATTATTGTCCCGGAGAAGGTGGTCGCGAAGGTAAAGTTTATGCCGGCTGTCATGGACTACCTGAACATTAAGTAATGAAAACAATAGACCTGAGGGAAGAAAGGAATCACGGGGACGTATATTATTCCTCTTCTTTCAGGTCTTTCCTAAATAAGAGACTTTCTCTCGGGGCTGGGCATAAAGCCTAGCTCTGGGGGTTAGCATATATACACGTAGCCGATTAGTGTAGAGGGAGCAAACTTGGCTTTGACCCAAGAGGGCCACGTTCAATTCGTGGATCGGCTGTTGAGGATAAAAGGATAAGGAGGTGGCGATTATGCCGCGAAAGAAAACTACGCCGGCAGCGACACCGAAAACTGGGAAGGTGCCGATTGCTCAGGTAAGAGAAGAAAACGAAAAAATGAAGTAGAAGCTCGCGAAGTATTCTACTTATGGCTACTGCTATATGTGTGATACACATAAGAGCAAGGATCATTTTTACGTGAGTACGGATCCGATGATACAGTCGGGGATTACCCCGATCTGTAAATAGTGCGCTCGTAAGATCGCGCTCAGAGTAGATCGCAACGGTGATGAACACGAACCGACTAAGGAATCTGTCCAGTTGGCACTGAAGTATCTGAATAAACCGTATCATAATTCTCTCTGGGACTCATCTGTTCAGGAGTCCGAGAATTTGATTACAGGAAAGATAAAGACCAATGTTTGGACGGCTTATATTAAGAACGTCGCTATGGGTCAATATGTAGGGGAAACCTATTTTGATTCCGATTTCTACAAGAAGAAGATCGTTTATGATGACGAAATTCCTGAGGAAGAAAAAATAAAGAAACAGGTCGGCACATAGAATCTGGACGATTACCAGAAGAACAAAAAGGACGTTACCCGGCTTTTAGGGTACGATCCGTTTGACATGGAGGCTGTGTCAGATCAGCCGTTCCTATACTCTCAGTTGATCGGTCTGATTGATGCCGGCGGCGATGAAAATGATGATATGATGAGGAATTCCTCCTGTATCTCTATCGTCAGAGGGTTTCTTCAGGTTCAAAAGTTGGATAATACTATTGCTCATCTGATGTCCAATCCGAAGAATATTGAGCGAAACTCTGCCACAATTAAGAGTCTTCAGGATTCCAAACAAAAGTTGACTTCGCAGATTACTAGTCTAGCTGCGGAATCTTGCATCTCACTGAAGAACAATAAAAATGCGAAGAAAGGATAGAATACGTGGTCAGGAAAACTTAAGCGAATTAAGGATCTTGATTTGAGACAGGGTCGTATGAACGGATTTGACATTGAAACCGCGAAGGCAATGCGTCAAGTCATGGATTTAAGTAATGCCTCTATTCTACAGCAGCTTAGGCTGGATGAATCAGAGTGGTCAGACATGGTTGCTGGGCAGAGATAGATGATTACCAAGCTTCAGTCTGATTTGGATAAGTATATATAGATATCCCGAATATTATTGTCCGAGAATCTTGATTTAAGGGATTTTATTAAGGATCAAGATATTGAAATCGCCGGATATAAGTATATCGATCTTGAAAGTTTGTATTCAGAATTTGCCGCCGAAGAAGGAGGTGATTCTGATGAAACTGGATGATTTTGAACAAGTAAAACAGTCGCTTATAGATTAGGGTAAAGTGTCTGAGCATAAACTGAAAAACCATTATCAGGGAAATAAAATATTTGTCAGGGAAGGTATCTATGCCCTTTCTCAGAGAAAGATATAGTCTTTGATAAAAATCGCCTATGCTCAGAAGTACTATCAGTGTAACCCCGTTAGGTTTATAAACGACTGGTTTAATGTATAGCTTTTAGATTCTCAAGCTTGGATTGTCCAGCAAGCGTGGATTTGTCCAAATGTTTTATTGGTCGCAAGCCGAGGTTACGGGAAAAGTTCCGTAATTGATATTATTACAATGGCTCATGATATGTTGATGAATAATTATTGGACATATATAGCCAGTGGATCTGGAAGCCAAGCAGAACAAACATTTACAACTTTGGAAAGATTGGCGAATGACAACATTGACTCGTTTATGGGTTCAACCTTTAACGTTTTTAAAAATGAGGTTGAAATTCATAATAGTGCCGGCGACGGTTTTAGCCATTCATCGAACGGATTTAATTATAATTTGTATAATGGGTCTTATACACAGACATTAAATAGCAATATTGATAAGAAGCGCGGAGCTCGAGGCAATGTAATCTTTGATGAATGTGGTTTCTTGTCTTAGGAAATGATGAACGTCTACGGCGCTTTCGCTATCGTTAACAAATCGTTTAAATCAGGACGCGACGGAAACGGAAATATGATTGACTCCGTTAGACTTCGCACTCTTCCGAGAGAAATACCTAACCAATTATTTTACATATCTTCTGCTTCTTCAACAGATACGAAGTTTTATAGCTTTTTCAGGGAATTTTCCAAGAGAATGATCATGGGTGATAAAAGATATTTCGTGGCTGTGATAACATGTGATATCCCACTTCATCCGACTATCCACGGTAAATTAATGAACCCACTCTTCGAATCTTCGATTATTTAGAGTGAGCTTAGAACCAATCCTGACAAAGCCCGTCGTGAGTATTACTGTGAATTCACGACAGATGCCGGAACCGATGCGATCATCAAACGATCAGTTATCATTCGTAATGAAGAGACCAGAAAGCCTCTTCTATACAACGACACTGGAGATAAAAAGTTTGTGATCTGTTATGACCCGGCCCGAAGTCGCGACAATTCCGTGATTCTGGTAGCGTAGATATACGATTTTATCAGAATTGATGGCGCCATAGACAAACGAATGCGTTTTGTCAATTGTATCAATCTTGTTGATGTAGGTAAAAGGATTAAGTCGCCTATGCAAACGCCTGATCAGATTGAATATTTGAAGAAGGTAATTCTCGCTTATAACGGCGGGGCCGATGCTTACGGGAATATCATAGGCGTTTTTGTTGATGCCGGATCTGGTGGAGGCGGCGTAAATATAGCCGACTTTCTTATGCCAGACTGGACTGATTCTGAAGGAATTATTCATCGGGGTTTGATTGATAAGGAATACTCTTCTGAATACGTGAAGAAATTCCCGAACGCTGTAGATAAGCTCCGTCTTATCTCCCCGTCTCAGTATAAATCTGAGATGTTTGAATCCATGATCGAGTTAATGAATCAGGATAAGGTGTCTTTTACTGCGCCTTATGATAACAAAGATCATTTGACAGTGTTCGACATCGACGAGGAAGAAACCGCTAAGAAGAAGGCTAAACTCGTAGAGAAGCTGAAGAAATAGAAACTCAACGAGGTAGATTTTGAAAAGCGGCTCAAGTAGGAGTTGACGTCAGAGCTTGAAACGAAAACTATCAAGCTTGATTGGGAAGATAAGATAGCTCTCGCTAATATGGACGCTCTCAAATAGGAACTTACGAACATGGTAAGGAAACGGAGATAGTCAGGTAAGGATTCATTTGAATTGATTCCAGAAAAGGCTTCACGTATGCATGATGACCGCGCCTATGTGTCCGCAATGGCGTGTTTTGCCCTCATGTTAGAGCGTCGGAAACAGATTATTCCTACTCGTAAAATTGAGAGCAACTATAAAGATATGCTGCGAATTCGCAGACCTGTGAAAGTAACAAGATATTCGTAAGAAGGAGGTGATCGCTACGGGTATTTTAAATTTTTGGGGAAGTAATAACAATAATAAACTGAAGAGGAATCGTGCCCAGGAGGGTGACCCCACATTCTTTCAAGCTATCTCTGACAGGATACTTCAGCGTAATCCCTCTAAGAACTTTACGAAGACTTTTACCCAGTACACCAGAGAATCTCTGGATACTTATGCTCAGTCTCCGTTAAATAACCTGGATAATATCCGCGAGATCTCGCGCTTTCTTACGCGGGTATCTATGCCGTATAAACTGATGCTTCAATACTACGCGTCGATGTATGAGTATAGATATAATATCACCCCTCTCACGGACCTCACGAAGTCGATGAGCAATAAGTAGCTCAAAGAGTACTACCATACGGTACAACTCTTCCACGGCTTTGACCTTGCTGGGGAGATGAACGACATTATCTTTCAGATGCTCAGAGACGGAATGTTCGTCGGCTTTATGTACAATTCTGAAGAAGACGGGATGTTCCTGATGCCTCTGGATGTCAAGTATTGCCGAATTTACGGTAAGACCGCAGAAGGTCAGTGGATCGTTTATTTCGACGCTTCTTATTTTGATCAGGGAAATAATAAGGATTTCGTGACCGAAGGTGACGACGAAGGCACCGGTCTCTGGGATCCGTGTTTTGTAGACGGATATAATAATTATAAAAATGGTGGCCGTGATTACCAGTGGTTCCAGCTCACACCGGAATTGACCGCTTGTTTCATCGCGACTACTTCTGATGAATTCTATATGCCGCTCCCCTATTTCCTGCCACTGTTTAAGTCTCTGCTTCAGCTTCTGGATACCGAAACCTTAATCGCGAACAAGAATGAGCTTCAGAATTATAAACTGATTCTGAACAAGATCCCGTTCCTGAAGAACACTGAGGACGTGGACGACTTCGCGGTGTCTTTGGATATGCTCAATTATTTCCAGGCCCTGGAGGAAGAGGCTGTCCCGAATAACGTTGGCGTCGGCACTACCCCGTGTGATGTTGAGGTGGTGTCTTTCGAGAAGTCTACTTCTACGGCGGACACTGATTAGCTTGGCAACGCCATGAATAATCTGTTTGCGAACGCTGGTATCAACAAACTGATCATCAGCTCAGGAAGTTCGTCTAACGCCAATGGTATCAAGTATTCCATTGCCAATGACCTTGGCAAGATTTCAATCTGGATTCGCAGGATCGAAAGCTGGCTGAATTTCTTCATTAAGAAGAATATCACTGAAGTCTGTTGCTTAGAAATATTCGATCTTACCCGCTACAACCATGACGATTATGTAGCGGAAAAGAAAGAAGCCGCGACATTAGGCGGAAGCAAGGTAGACTATTTGGTCGCTCTCGGTGATGATCCGCTGACCGCGATTAACAAGCTCAGGTTTGAAAACGACATTCTTGGTATACAGGATTATATGAAGCCGCTTCAGACTTCCTATACACAGTCTGGGGAAGGCGGTGCTCCTGAAAAGGACGAAGGTGATCTTTCGCCTGAAGGTATTTCCACTAGAGACAGCGGTAAAAATGAGGATAAGGGGAATAAGTGATGGAAAAGGTAACTGACAAATATAAATTCATTAAAACTCAGGACAGACATACCCGGCAGACTCTCCTCTCTCTCGGCTTTATGATGATAGCCGACGACGGGAAGACTGCGACGTTTGTCAATGACTCTAAATTGAATTTTGGAGACGCTGATCTTAAAAAGGCGGCGTTTACTAACAAGTTGAATTTTTAAGTAAAGGAGGTGATCTGGTTGCAGAGGAAGAAAATACTGACTTTGGATGATCTGTATTCCTTCTTTGAGAAGAAGAAACGAAATGTAAATTTCAGTTCTGAGGAATCCGGCTATAAGATCGGGGTTCTTGTTCCGGCTCGGTTTGAATAGGATACTGAATCTGACTCGGATACTATGCTCTACGCCACTATCCGCGCCTTCCACATCGGAAGAAATAGGAATGGGAGTGCCGTCACTTAGGAAGCTGCAAAGAACTGTTTGTCCGGCATTAAGTATAAGCCCATTCTGGCGAGCATCGTTACAGATGAGGAAAGCGGCGAAGAAGACTTCCATGCCCATGATATGTAGATAGATGATGATGGTAATGTGACATACATCGAGAAACAGGTTGGTTGCTTCACAGCAAAGGATCCGTATATCCAGTTCGATGAAGACCATCAGAAGAGCTACGTGTATGCTCAGTGCGCTATCCCTAGGGATTATACTCACGCTGCTAACATCATCGAGAGAAAAGGTGGGACTAAGGTGTCTGTCGAACTTCTGGTCAATGCTTGCTCTTATAACGCGAAGGAAAAGTATCTGGAGCTTTCGGATGTTGAGGTGGCGGGCTGTTGCCTTCTCGGCGAAGATGTTGGTGAAGGTATGGTTGGTAGTAAACTCCAACTGGAAGACTTTGCCTATAGTGAACCGGAACCCACTATCAACTTCTCAGAAGATCAGATGAATTCTCTGATCAATTCCTTCAAGGAGCTTCAGAAGACCCTTGAAGGTTTGAATAAAAACAGTAGGAAGGAGGAAAACACGATGGAAAATGAAAACGTGAATCTGAACGAATAGAATCAGAATGAAGAGAATACTCAGACTCAGGAAAACCTGAACGAAGAAAATACTCAGACTGAAGAAAACGCTCAGACTCAGGAAAACTCCCAGACCGAGAATCAGCCTGAAGAGAACGAGAACACTTCTTCCGAAGAAGAGAATTACTCTATCCATAGAGAAGGAACTCGTGACGGGCTGAACTATAGCGTCAACTTTGAGATATCTCATGAGGATATCCGGTACGCGCTGTACAACCTGATCTCTAGCTGGGATGAAGAAGACAATGACTGGTATTTCATTGATAAGGTATACGACGGTAAGTTTGTCGCTTCCGGTTTCTGGTCTAATCAGATCTGGGGTTCTAAGTATACCGTAGACGGCGACAACGTGAACCTTGATGGTGACCGCTACGCTCTTCACGCGGAATACGTGACGGACGAGGAACTTGAATCTCTGAATGAAATGAGGGCTAACTACTCTTCTCTTCAGGAAAAGGTTTCTAAGTACGAGCTGGCCGAATTTAATGCTCAGCGAGATGAGATCCTGAATTCTGATAAGTACGCTGAATACGCTGACACTAATGAGTTTAAGACTCTTAGAGAGAACAAGGAGAACTATTCTCTCGATGAACTGAAGACTCAGTGTGAGCTGGCGTTTGCGGCTCAGTTCGATGGCGCGAAGCCGAAGAAACAGAATTTTGCTGAGGAAGAGCCGAAGGATCAGCCTAAGAAGCAGCCGAAGGTATTCTCATTCCTTCAGAGGGATGATGACACGAACGACTTCCTGAACGGATTGATGGGAAGAAAGTAATATTGAATACGGGAACATTAGAGGCGGATTACCGTCTCTTTTTTATGTGTGTGAAAAATAATAAAGAAGGAGGAATAAAACTATGGCTTATGTAAATAGTCAGGCTAATGGCCGCCATGGAATTTTCGAAAGTTCTAGGCTTAAGGCCACAGACGTAGGAAGAATCTACGACGCTCTGGTTTATGTAGCGCATACCACTGGCGAAGGTCAGGACGCTGTAACTACAAAGGATCCGATTGAAGTGGATAACGGTGTTGCCGTTAAGATTGAGGATTTCACCGGCAACGGCCTCCAGGAGGTTTATGCGAAGATCGCTGGTGTTGGTGATAAGATTGCTGTCATCGGAACCCCGGCAGTCGTGAAGGATGCCCGCGTGGCTTCTGACGAGATTCCGTCCAAGTTCACGAATAAGGCTGGTCGTCTGTCTAAGGCTTATGAAGTTCTCAATGATTCTCATGAGGTCTTTGCTGTTGCGGATTATCAGTTTACCGATGCTTCCAAGGCGAACATCAAGGTTGGTAACTATGTAACTTGGGACGGAACTGGAATGTGGGTTGCTGTTGCTTCCACCGCTACTGCTCCGAAGATGGCTGGAGAAACTGGCGCTACCAATGGTTTCATTGGTAAGGTTCATTCTATCGCTTATGACAATATTGGTCTTACGACCATTGTCAGGATCCAGTGCATTCAGAATGTACAGATCTAATAAATCTTGAAGAAAGGAGGAATAAGTTATGAAACTTTTTAAGACTTTTTCTGATCATGTTATGAATCAGTTTGAAGGAAAACTTGACAACGTTATTGCTTTCGAAAGTATGCTTGATCAGGCTGCGAACCGTGATTACTCTCAGTATACTCGCGAAGAGATGCAGAAGGCTATTACAAAGCAGTTTAACGCTATCCTTGGTCTTCAGGATTATAAGACTGCTAGTGCTATGGAGCGCAGACAGGCTCGTCGGCTTCACGCCCCGGAAGTTTACTCTCTCGTAGAGCGTGTTCTTGTTGACCGCATGACCTCTGGTTGGAATGCCAACAATGCGTTCTTCCAGGAGTATGTTGAGCAGATCAACATCGCTGATGGCGATCTGAATCAGTTCTGGGTAACTGATGATTCTCTGCTTACAGTGTCTAAGTTTGCTGGAAATCACCATGACGTTAACTTGTCTAATAGCGTCCGTGTCGCAAGAGCGGCATGAAAAAATACGCATTTAACTGCTGGAAACCCTTAAAGCCAACTGAACCACAACATAAGGATGAAATATGCCTAAGTGTGATGGTTACGAAAGTAGAAAGAATCAGTTGGATAGCATAAGGTTAAATCCTAAGTGCTTTTGAGAATAGGAAATCAGCAGCCAAGCCTCGAATAGAGGAAGGTTCAACGACTATCCCATAGGTGGGAAACCACAACAGGAGTACGGCCCAAGCGGGCGGGTGAAATTCCCTTAATCGGAAATGGTGCGCCTCTTTTATAGAGGAAGATATAGTCTACTCACAAGTAAAAGCTTGTGGAGTTATTAACTCGACGGGGTGTAGCGACCCTATAAAATTATTCCCTAATAAAGAAAGTGATTAATATGGAAAAAGTGATTAGCGGCATATATTGTATTGAAAATGCTGTAAATAATAAAAAGTATATTGGTCAGTCTACAAACATAGCTGATCGATGGAGAAGACACATCTCCGAATTAAATATGGGTTTACATCATAACGATTATCTTCAGAAGTCGTGGATAAAGTATGGATAGGAAATGTTCTTATTTTATATCTTAGAAGAATGTGGCGAAACATAGCTCAATGATAAAGAAAGATATTACATTGAGAAATATGGCACATTGGATAGAGATAAAGGATACAACCTTAAATCTGGAGGTCAGGATTTCAACTCTTTTTCTGATGAACTTAAGAATAAGATGAGTGTGTCAATTAAAAAGACCTATTCCGATCCTAATAGAAGGAAAATACAGAGCGAAAATGCTCTTAAACAATGGGCTGATCCCTCTATAAAAGCGAAGATAATGGGTGAAAATAATGGAATGTATGGCAGACACCACACTGAAGAATCCAAAAGGAAAATGAGCGAGAAGAAAATGGGCACAGTTTCTTGGAGAAGAAATACTACTCCTGTTCTTTGCGTGGAATCAGGAAAGACATATCAGGACGCTACGGCGGCTGGAAAAGAATTATCTCTGGACGGCAGTTGTATTCTTAAGGTGTGTAAAGGTGAACGTCATACTTGTGGTGGTTATCATTGGAAGTTTATTAATAGGGAATAATATAAGTTAAACAGAAGGTGTTAGACAGGCTCTTAAGCCGGGTAAGGCTTTCTCAATTGAGACTAGCTGGTATGTCATCAAGGTTTATGCTGACTTCGAGCTGATGATGCTTGGTCGTATTGATTTTGCGGAGATGGTTGATCGTATGTATCGTTCCATCGAAGCGAATCGTTGGGATGCTCTGTTCACAGCGTTTATGGCTGTTGATCAGGCTCTGCCGACAGATATGATTCTTCAGACTGCTGTTTCCGAGAATACTCGTCAGGCGATTGTTGAGCATTGTGAATTCATCACTTCCGTGACTGGTTAGGATGTAACGCTTGTCGGTACTAAGGCTGCTCTTCTGAAGCTTGAGAATACCGTTAGTTACAATATTTGGTCGAATGAGATGAAGCAGGAGCGCCATGAGAATGGTATGCTCGGTAGCTGGGAAGGTTATGATCTTCTTCCGCTGAAGAGGGTTAACAAGGCCGGAACTCGCACCAATGTGTTCTCTCAGAGCGACAACAATAAGATTCTGATCATGCCGAAGAACTCTGATAAGCCGATCAAGCTCATTAATGAGGGAGATGTTGCTTACTATGAGACTGGTACGGACGGTGGTAAGAAGGATATGACAGTTGACGGTGAGATCCAGTACCAGGAAGGTATCGGAACCGTTGTTAATCAGCTGTTTGGTGAGATTAAGATCACGGGCTGATCTTATTCTGATAAGAAAAAGGGGAAAAATGGACAATGAAAATTAATGAATTATCAAAAGAACTAGGCGTTAAGAATAAAGATTTGATCGCTTATTTGAATGAGGCTGGATTTAATAAGGTTTCTTCTCATCTTCAGGTGGCGTCCGATGACATGATTGCTATTGCTCGTAAGCATTTTTAGAAAAAGCCTGAACCAAAGCAGATGTCTGAAGCTATTGAGGAGACGAAGAAGAATCCTATTAAGAAACCTGAAACAAAGAGACCTACGAAGAAGTTTTCGTCTGAAGACATGATTACGTGTGTATCAGTTACACCGTGGAAGTTGATTATGGATTCTAGCGACCATAGCCGTGTATATACATGGGAAGGTTGGGGCGACGAGGAGGATGTGCGCTACGGCGATCTTCTTTCCTGGAGAACCAAAGACATTGTCAAGGAGCCTCTTGTCCTTATTCAGGATCAGGATCTTGTTGCTCAGTGGGGGAAAGACCTTGCTGAAGCCTATAAACCGTTCATCGGGGTTGATTATCCCGAGGAGCTGTTCCGTCTTCCAGACAAGACGTTCGAAGAGCTTTTAAGAACGGGTAACCGTACTGTTCGTTCAATCATTCAGGTTACAGCTACGTCCATGATCAAGGCTGAAAATTATCCTGAAATCCAGAAGATTAAGATGATTGATGATATTACGGGAACGTGTTTAATGGATTTCCTCGGGTAATAGAAAGGAGGAAGCCGTTATGGAATACAATGATATCTATGGAAGCTTCCTCTCTCGCGTAAAGGATCCTTCGCTATTAGCCATGTCTAATAAAGACAGGAAATCTATCCTTGGGGACTATTTGAGAAGAGGTTTAGCGAGACCTGAGGTCCGCAGACTCTTCTCTTCTGTCTCTCAGGACGACGATTTCGAAGAAGTATCTTACGTCCTCAGGACGCGGATAAACAGTGGTGATTCCGCTTCAGAGGACGCTTTCGTAGAAGACGTGATCGTACAGGCGATGGTGATCGAGTGGATGTATCCACAAGTGGATAATTCTGTTTCACTCACTCCGTACATCGTCGGCGGAAAAGAAGAAAAAGCTCTGAAGAATACGTTGAGCGTAAACATTGCGCAGCTTAAGCGCCGCGAGGTGTAGCTTAAACGTTTCATAAGAGATCACGGGTTCTTTAACGCCGCTGTAGAAGGATAACTCTATGTTACACAAATACGACGGCGAATTTAAGCCCAAACAGATCGCGGAGGAAAAGAAACGGCTTAGGAGTTCTATTTTCTTCTTGCTCCTTGCCGTGGATCCTGAAACCTCGGCGAATTATCCAGGGGTAAATGTTGAAAAAACGTTTACTAACTTGCTCTGCCGTTTAGGCGGCATGAATGAGTTACTATTATGTCAGCCCGAGGTAGTCAGCTGTATGAGCTGGCTCGAGTCTGCTAAGGATTAGTATATGAGGGGGGACTTTGATTTCTCTACGTATAGAAATTGCATCCTTACCGCCGGGGCTGAGATCGGGAAACTAAAGGAGGTGTGATATGGCATCTCTGAGCGCTTTAAAGAATTATTACGGAGCTCAGGCTATGATCGGTAAACAGATCAAAGCTTAGGCCGACCGTATAATGGATGAAACCTTTGATTTAGATCCTACCACACGTCTCTGTTATATATATGATTATTTCCATGATGATCCAACAACAAGAGATTTATGTGAGTTTGGGGCCGGGTACGTCCCGCCAGAAGGTTCCGCCAAGACTCCTGTTAAGCTAAAGTTTCTGATCAAATCTTATAAATCGTTAGCCAAAGATGATCCTGATTACTATATTCAGTTCACTATGTCGGATTGGAATAGAGTGGTTGAGGATCCTGAAAACCAGACAATCGTTCCTACTTATTTCGATGATTACAAACGTCACGGTATCCACTATCCGGTGGGGCTCTACGTGGATATTCCAGATGATAGAGGTGTATACCAGCGATGGTTAGTTGTATACGAAGACGTTGCTAATCAATTTCCGAAATTTGGTGTTGTCAGATGTAATCATCAACTTGATTGGATTGCAAACAACCCTGATGGACGTTTTAGACGTTCCATGTGGGGTGCCCAAAGGACTAACCCGGCATACAACAGCGGTATCTATTCTTGGGACAAAACCACGGTTCCATAGAATCAGTCTAAGATTGTGCTGCCCTGGAATAGTGTTTCGAATGAGCTTTTTTATAATCAGCGCGTTATTTTGAGTATGCCAATGGATGTTCCACTTACTTGGCAGATTTCCAAGGTTGAAAACACGGTTCCTCGCGGTGTTGTAGGCATTAATCTTTATCAGGATCAGTTTAATCCCAAAACCGATTATATAGACAAATCTGACCCGGATCATTGGCGGATGTATGCTGATTACTTTAAGTTTCCGGCTACTCCTGAGACAGATGATTCTGAATCTCAGGAACCCATCGTACCAATCGGCTCAGTTGTAGTGTCTTCTACTACTGCTCTCTTCAAGATCGGCGGGGCGTTTAAAACGTTGACCGCTACCTACTTCACAGAAGAAGGGGAAGAGATTCCGGCAGATTCTTATAACTGGTCATTCAGGATGGATGACGGAACTGAAGCTGAGGTAGAAACGAAGCCCGGCGCAGCAGATAATAAGATCAAGGTGAAATTCTTAGGAGACGACTCCTATGTCGGGCGACGGATAATAGCGACTTGTACTGTTACCGTCGAAGATTCCGAAGTTCAGGGCGAAGAATCCTTTGACATAATCTATATGTGAGAGGAGGTGCCTCATGCAGAATTTTGAGAAGATTAAAGAGATGATCCAGTACAAGAAGTAGAATGGGCGCGAGAATATCTTCTATAAGGAGATTATCAAGAAGAAGCTGGTGAATAACCCGCTGATTCTGACCGCGCTTGATGCGCCGGACTTGGATCCTGAGGAAGACCCGGACGCTTATGTGGGTAAGTACATTATTCCGTATTACGTCCTTCCTGAGGTTAAGACTCAAGCTCAGAATATTATCTGCTTCGAGACTTCGATGACCGAGCAGCCGCGGGGTAACGCGACTCAGAAGTATCAGCAGATTATTTTCTACATTCTGGCCGACCCTAAGAACATCTATGACCGTGAGACCGGAATAGCCCGGCATGACTTGATTGCCGCTCTTATCCAGGACGAGTTTGACTGGTCTAACGATTTTGGTTTTCAGGTACATCTTGTAAGCGACAGACCCTATGCGGTGGATAGTAACAAATATGTCCTTCGTACTCTGATCTTCGAGCAAACAACCCCGAATGGTTACTCGAATCTGGGGAATGTCGTAAATAAGGTTCGGTTTGACTAAGGGAGTATAAACGACCGTGACTGAGCCGCCGATTGACTGTGGTTATGACAAGTTGAAAATGTTCTTCGGGGAGAACTATGTCATAAATGAAGCAATCACTATATACGAATGTTCAGTTGGCGACATCGTCGACTTCGGGGAGAAGTACTTCTTCGAGGCTGTTGCACCATTTGTCGGAAACCCTACTACGTACAGGCTTCAACTCTGGGATTTGGGTGTTGACTGGAATTAGATCGATGATTTCGATCTCTTCTGTATGCTTATGCCTTCAGTCCCGCCGGAAATCACCTGTATTGTCTTCGGTAGATTCGACTTCACCAGGCTTCAACTGATGATGAGAAAAGATACCGAGGAGCGGGTTCTTTATGACCCTGCAACGGACACGGTAATAGATAGAGCTACATATATCGCTATGCGCGAATATATCCGTATGGCTCTTAATCAGTATCCTAAGCTGGAAAAGGCTCGTGGTAAGCAGACGAAATTGGCGATTATAGACGAAGATCGCATGAATATTCGGAACCATTAGAGAATGGTTCGTATGGGGAAGGAGAAAGAATCTTCTTCCTATTTATTTTCTCTGATTTCAACGATGTTAATCACACCGGGCTTCAAGTATAAGAAGTCCGAACTGAAGTAGTGTAACATCGTCGAATTCATGGAGTACGTGTCAAGATTCCAAATCTGGAAGTCTACTGAGTCCTTGATGCAAGGGATGTACTCAGGCTTCTTGGATACGTCGAAAATTGATACGGAAAAATAGCTTAATTGGTTTAGAGAAATTTAAGCTGGTTGATATCCGTCGGGTAATCCCGGCGGTTTTTTATTACTCAAAAAATAATTATTGTAAAGGAGGATATTGCTATGGCTTTTAACCTTAACGGTGTCGTGATCGACCGCATCCAGATTGCGGTCGCGGAGTCTCTTGTTGATGACTCTCTTCTGTATACCCTGACTCAGCTGAATACTGCTACTGTTGATACGACTGCTGATACCCGTGACGCTGTTGACGCTAACGGGACGCTGATTAAGAGATTCTATCAGTCCAAGGCTGCTACCTTCTCTGCGACGAACGCGCTCCTGGACCTGAACACCATTGCGGGTCAGTCTGGTGATCATGCGAAGTCTATCGCTAATGATTCCAATTCGAGCTTTGTCGCCCCGAAGGTTGTCGTCCTGAAGAAGGCTGATGCTGTCGGTTATGACCTTGGCGATCTGGTCGAGGGAACGATTTCTGTCGCTGGTGTTAACAACAACAACTCTATCGTTGAGACCTATACTCTGGGTTCCGCTGCGGCCGCGAAGGCGTTTGCGATCACCGATGATAAGTTTGTTGCTCCGACAAGTCCGGATGCTGATGTTACGAAGTATCTGATGTCCTATGACCGTACGGTCACCAAGGGTATTAAGGTTGTTAACTCTGCGGACGACTTCCCGAGCACGGTGAAGCTCACCCTTAAGTGCCTCGCTGTCGATCCGTGCCATCTGGGAGAACTTAAGGCTCTGTATGTGCAGTTCCCCAGTTTTCAGCCGTCACCATAGGTAAGTTTTGAGCTGACCACAGATTCGACCTTCGATTTCACTGGTGATGCTCAGGTTGACTACTGCTCTGATGACAAGGCTCTGTACATCCTGACATGGGCTGATGATGATCTTGAGCAGGAGAAGATCTGATCGTAATCTAACCTGACTTTCTGAGGGGTATAGGGGAAGTTCCTCTACCCCTCTATTCTATTTTAAGGAGGAAAAGGAATGGTTACGAAAAGAAAGTGTCTTGTATGCGGAAAGATATATGAATACTGCAAGGGCTGTAATCCTGAAACCCCGAGTTGGAAGGCTATTTTTGAATCCCAGAATTGTCATGACATTTTTGAGGTGATGTCCTCTTCTATGTCTGATGAGGGAAAGAAGGAAATGCTCAATGAACTCGATCTTTCCGAACTGGAAAAATTCAATGAAGATATTAAGGCTCAGATCAAAGACCTCTTTAGTGTTTCACCGGCTCCGGCAGACACAGAGAATTAATATCTAAAGTGTAGATGAACCAATTATAAAAGGCGTTCACATTAAAAATACTGTAGGGTTCCTACCGCTTTGGATAAAGGCTGTAGGGACCCTATTTTTTCGATTTAGTTGCAGATTAGAACGGGTCACACCGCTCTTTTCTATTTATTACGGAGGATAAACGGATATGGATAAATACACAAGCCCGCTAACGGGCAAGGCCTACAACTTGAGAAGCTTGGCGAGAGTCGCAGATCGAAGACTTCAATGTCTTTATATCTGCAAGTACGGTATACAGCCGGTAGACATTTACGGCGGGAGTCCTGACGCGAAGGGAAACGACGTGATTGTCATGCTTTTTGAGAAAGATAAGACCGCCAAGGCTTTTAAGGAATGGATGGATAATAACCCCAAAAACAAGTAAGGGAGGTGTGTCCAATGCGCTATATTAGCGACCGTGAGTATGAACGGAGGCTTCAGAAAATAAAAAGAGAAAATGAATTTAAGCTAAAAGTTTAGAAGCTCAAGGAAGAAAGGAAAAAATATAAGAAGAAGAAAATAACCACGAGCAAACTGGCTTTGTGGATAATGATGGCAATAATGTTTCAGATCGTCATTTTTGCTCAAGCAATCATGTGGAAATATGGGGACTTTTCGTCTCTTTATGTTTTGATAGGAATCCCGGCAGCTATGATACCCATTGTGTGGAAGTATTTTGATAAGTCTGCGAGGGAGAATGTTGCAGGAGGAATTACATTTTAGACAGCTATGAGAGAAAACTCTCAATATGATGACGACGAAGGATTTTCCAATCAGGATGAGTCCGGAGAAGATTTCCCGGGATAAGGAGGATAAGGTATGGATTGGCAAACTGCTTTACACGAGATTTTATACGCACTGATCGTATTCATACTGCCGATTGTAGTGAGATATCTGGTAGTTTTTCTAAACACTAAAACAAAAGAGCTGGCCGAGAAGACTGAAAATGAAACACTTCGAAAATACGTAGAAGACGCGAATGATATCATCGCTTCTATCGTTCTCAGTGTTAGCCAGACGTATGTAGACGCTATGAAGAAGGCCGGTAAGTTTACGCCTGAAGCTCAGGAAACTGCGAAGAATATGGCAATTGCTCGGGCTAAAGAGTTGATTTCTAGCGCTTCGAAAAATGCCATCGTGGTTCTGTACAATGATTTCGATGCGTATATCAATGCACAGATTGAAGCTTTGGTAAGAGAGACTAAGCTTACGGTTGATGTGTCAGCTTAAGGAGGGGTCTTAATGAATATTATAAAACAAATTGGAACGGCGAATACCACTTCCGCTCCGGGGAGACAGATTCTTTATCTGGCGGTCCATTATACTGCCGGGGTGAGCTGCAAAAAGGGATCCGCTTCAGGGTGCGCCTCATGGTTTGCCAACCCGAATGCCGGCGGGTCTGCCGACTATATTGTAGATGAGGAGACTTTTGTGCAGTATAACCCGGATCCCAAAAACCGGTATTGCCATGCGGTTGGCGGACCAAGATATAATACACAGGGCGGAAGGCTGTTTGGAGTGGCAAAGAATTCCAACTGTGTCAGCATTGAGATCTGCAGCGGGAACACGAAGGGGAAGATTACGGTTCCGAATGATCCGGCGTATTACTTTACGGATAGAGTGCTGGAGAAGGCCATAGAGGCTGTGAAGTATCTGATGCAGCTGTATGGGATCGATGCGGAGCATGTGATCCGGCATTACGATGTTAACGGGAAACCGTGCCCGGGCGTGATCGGGTGGAATAAGGATTCCGGGGATGAGAGCAAGTGGGCTGATTTTAAGAAAAGAATTGGCGGTCAGGTAGAAGAAATTAAGTATAAAGTCCGCCTTACTTGGGATAATGAAAAAACGCAGCTCGGCGCTTATATCAAGTACGACAAAGCCGTAGAAAAAGCCGATGAAAACCCCGGCTATACTGTATTTGACCTTTCAGGGAAGGCTCTGTACACATCCAAAGGACTTCCGCCTGTTGAGGCTGCCATTGCCAATCAGACGAAGGCTAAGAGCTTAGCTCTTCTCTCTACTCTCCCAGATTATAAAGGACTTCCGAGTTCGAAAGAAGATTATATCAATAAGGTGTCTGAGATCGCTGTAAAGCTGTATCCGTATACACTTATACTTCCGTCTGTCGTTATTGCCCAAGCCTGTTTATAGAATGGTTACGGAATTGCGTCTGATGCCATCGAATTAACGAAAAGGTCTAATCTGATCGGACAAAAGGCAGACCTCATCAATAGCACATGGCAGGATCAGACAGTGTGGAATGGCGAGAAGTTTAGGAAGAGAACTCCTGAAGTCTACAACGGAGTTCCTACAACTATTACTGACTGGTTCAGGGTTTTCCCAAATTATGCATATTCTATATTGGATTACGAACTGTTTTTGACGCATGTCAAAAAGACAGCAACCCAGTATAAATATCGTGAAGTGGTAGGTATGACGGATCCTGAGAAAGTTATTACTACTATTCGTAATAATGGCTATGCGACGGGTGTGACCTATATAACCAATAATATGCGAATTATCAAAGAAAATGATTTGACACGTTTTGATAAGGTGGCATTTAAGTTGGTTCAGGAAGGCGGAGATTCTGTGATTCCGGTTGTTCCTACTCCCTCTCCAGTTCCTGTTCCTGCTCCCGCTCCTTCTGGAAAACGAACTGTTTATCGTGTTCAGGTTGGAGCCTTTACTACTGTGGCGAGTAGAGAGAACAAGGTTCGAGAGATCAAGAATATGACCGGACTTGATTGTTTCTATGAATCTTCTGGTGGACGGTATTATCTTTTCTGCGGATCGTTTGAGAAGAAAGCTAAAGCGGCATAGAGGTAGGCTTTACTGAAAGGGAAGAATATCGATTGTTTCATTAAAGAGCATCAGGTGTAAGGTTTAGATAAAAGCTCAATTGAGAAATAAAACCTAGAGAGGCAGACATTACACTCCTCTCTAGGTTGGGAGAATCTCTGAGTAAGGTACAGGATTCTCACACTACACTGCCTCCGAAGAGGGATCGGTCGGTGACCTCAACACATCATCTTGCAGATGGCTTCGGTCTGCTCATCGGAAAGCCGATAAGCGTTCTAAATGACCATTTTGGCCACCTAGACCTTACTACGCTGAACACAAACTTTCTAGATGAGTGCACAGACCGGAGTAGCCAGTAGTTTAAGTATCGCTAATACTTTCACTTCTGTCACCTCCTTTCTTGGAGCAGAACAACGGGTTGCGTGGTTATCATACCACAGAAAAGTAGAGGGGGCAAAGATTCTTTCCCCCCTCCGCTTTTTAAAAAAGGAACGAAACAATGAGCTACAGTAAATATAAAGTAAACCTTTCATAGAAGGCGAAGAATTCGCGGACTGTGACAGATTAGCACACTGGAAAAACGATTACTTTTGATAGCGCCGTAGAGAAGCGTTACTACGATTAGTACGTGATTCCAATGTTCAGGAAGGGATAGATCATAGATTACGATCTTCAGAGAAGATATGAATTACTTCCGGCTTTTGATCGTAAGAATGGCGAACATATACGGAGAATCGATTATGTGGCCGACTTCTGGCTGAAATTCAAGGATGGACGGGTCGAAGTGAAAGACGTAAAAGGATCCGGTTATCTCGTGGATCCGGTAGCGAAGATAAAGCGTAAGCTTGTCTACTACTACTACCCCGACCTTGATTTTTAGTGGATTTGTTATTCCAGGGGTGAATGGGTTAATTGGGATAAATATATGAAAGAGAAACGAGCAGCCAAACGAAATAAGTAGAATTGAGGAAGAAAGGATAGGAATAAAAGGATGAAGGTTGAAAAATTCGTACATGATTATAGGATTGCCAACAAAATCAAAGACGGGGGAATTAATTTTATAAAAGAGCATATGACAAATGCATATATCCCGTATTTGGAGAAAATGACACGGTGTTAGCTTTTAGTTAATAGTTGTTGGTATAAAACAGATCCTGTTACCAATATTAAGCGACTAGTTATCAACTCCCCTAATTTATACGTAATGTTTACCATGGAATTAGTTTCTGAATATACAGATATAAATCCTCAATGGGAAGGAACTAAAATTGTTGAAGATTACGACGCGCTTAGAAAGTCGGGGATACTTGCTCAGATTTTAGCTCTAATACCAAAATCTGAATTTAGTGAGTATAACTCTGTTCTTAACATGATAAAAGACGACGTAATTAAAAACGAATATGAAGTAGGCGCTTATGTTAGAAACAGATTTAGTGATGGTGTCTCAATTGTTAGTCAGCTCATTATGCCGGCTTTAGAAAAAGCGGGGGTTAGCATGAGTGATATTACTACTCTTCTATCTTCGCCTGAATTAAAGGAGTATATTTCCTCACTTCAGGTAAATAAATAAGAATAATTATCTGAGGCTCCGTGGTGTCATAGCTACGGAGCTTATTTTTATGGAAGGGGGGTGCGTCAAAGTGGCTAGAGTTACGGGAATCGATGAATTGGTTCAATTTATTCAAAATGAAGCTAATCGGGCAAAAGAACGGGCGGAAAGATAGTCTAAAGAATAGACAAAGAACTAGATAAAGCGTCTTTCGGATAAAGCGGTTGCAGATTGGTATGGTGGATATGGACCGGATTCTTATGATCGATCGGGGGCTTTGGAAAGATATTCAATTGTATAGGAAGGTGATAACTTTTTTGTTGATTTTAATCAAAACATATCATCTCATCAGAACAATGATTTAGTCTCTGAAATAGTTATTGCGTTGGGCTACCATGGTGGTTCTCCGGGCGATGGATCATCGGGAATAAATTGGCGTACCGGGTACAACTTTTCCGAATGGGGAGATCCTGCGACGTGGGATCCGGCCATTATCAACGTGATAAATGAAGGTATAGATGAAATAAATAAAAAGAATGAAGAACGTAGTGCCGATCTATTTGAGAGATATTTTGGTGCAAGTTGGTGATAGTTGAAGGAGGTGAAAACCCGTGGGAGTGCAAAGTAAAAGAGTGATTGGTGTGACAATATAGCCGGAAGTAGATCCGAAGGGTCTGGCGACGTTAGTAAAAGCGGGGGAAAGTTTTTCGAATGCGATAAACAAACCTCTTAAAGCTATTAACACCATAGGTGAAGCATCAAAAGAATTAGGTAATAGTGGTAAAGCTCTCGTTGGTGCATTAGCCGCTGCCGGAAAGTCTGCCGGAAAAACCAAAGAAGAAATATCTGACATGATTCAGTCCCTGAACAAGGGGCTTGGCAATGGAAAGAATCAGTATTTTACTACTCAGACAGAAGCAATCAATAAAATGGCATAGGCGTATGGGAAGTATCAGAAAGCTGTGGCGTCTGGGAATGAATCTAAAGCCGCTGACGAGGCAAAAAGTTTAACCAGATGGGCGAATGCATACAACGGCGCTCAGGGTGGAAAACTTGCTAGTACAAACGAAGCTCTAGTGCAAGGATTTGGTTCCGCCGACGCTGTTAAGGAAATGGCAAAACTCGTGCGCGATGTTAATAGCGGCAAGAGCAAATACGGAACTATTAGTCAAGATTATTCTGCTAAGGCTTTTAGAGATTTTATTGCAACGATGAAGAATGCCGAGCAGAATTTTCGGATGAACATGAAATATCTTGTCGGTGACGACTTTCTGAAAACAATAGGAATGCGAAAAGGTACGCCGTCTGATGTTCAGACTTCTAGTGCAAGGACTGCTGACCTACTCAAAGGGAAGGCTATCGACATTAATCAATTTAGAAAACCTGGTACAGAAAAAGCTTCTATGGATGCAATTCAGTATAGAGTTGAAGAATTAGAGGGCGAATTAGACCAGATAATTAATGAATATCTGGAAGGCAAGGCGAAATCTATGGATTAGGCTGTTGATAAAGTTTTAGGCAAAGGCAATCGTTAGAAGGCAATGTCAGATTATGAAGAATATCTTAGACTAACAGGAAATAAAGCTAGGTACATGGGCGAAGCCGGCGAATTGGATTTTGAAACAATAACCCCAGATAAAGGTGGCAAGACAGCTAAGGAATTAAGAAGACATTGGCAAAAGTCAGCCTATACCAATAAATATGTTAAGGAAAGAAACGATGCTTACGCTGCTGAATTAAAACGTCAGGGAATGGACAAAATCGACTTATCGATGGCACCTGAAAATTTTGTTCTACCGGAAGATCTCAAAGGAAGTCTTCAAGAAGCCTATTTGCTAAGAAGATAGATGGCTCAGAAAGCATTAGACGATTTAGTCAAGCAAGCATAGGGAGAAGGAAAATCTTTGTCTGAAGTGTTGTCTCAAATGAATGAAGACGCAAGACAGAAATTAGATAAAGAATATGGCATTTATCTAGGAACCGGTGGTAATGAGGAAAGGTATAAGACACTTGGCGGGGATCTTCCGTTTCAGCAATACACCTCTCCTCAAAATCGTCATAATTGGAAAACAAAAGGGCTGCGAACCAAGAAATTCCAGAGAAGTATCCAAGATGATTATGACCGCTGGAATGCAGAGCAAGCGCAATCTCACCAACAATCCTTGGAAAGACAAATTGCGCGTGGGGAACACTATGTAAAGCCAAAAACATCAAACACTACTGAACAAGAAGATGCTAAATATATTGAAAGCTTAGTCAGAGAGGAATTAGAAAAAATATCAAAAGAAGTTCCTAAAGGGAAACCCGGTAGAGAACAACTTAAAAATGAATTAGAATCTAAGCTGACTGCTGTATTTGAAGCCGCTAAGAAAGCAAATCAATAGGGGCGCGAATTTTCTGTACATGGTGCTTATGGTGAAGGAAATGATTATCAGATTAGAGATGATTATTATCAATGGTTGGCTTTAGGTGGTGATCGTAGCAAGATATAGTGGGGACAAGTTAATCCGTTTGAAGCCAGTTACTTCAATGCCATACAAAAAGGTGGGAGTACTGAGGACGTTAGAAATCGGTACAGAAAAATTTGGGGCGATCAATCCCCGGATGCAGAGCAGAAAAGGCAGCGATATGACAAACAATTAGAGCTGTTTTATTCTCAAAGACTTGCTGATCTTTAGGAATAGGAAGAATCTGCTGAGGCGGAAGAACAAGCGCGTGAGGCATAGAAACAAGCGGCTGAGGAAAGAAAGAGCTTCGCAGAAAAACTAAAGGCAGCCATGAAAAGACGGGAGGAACGTTAGGCCGCTAAATAGAAATAGGAATCTGAAGTTGGACAAAAACCACAGGAAGAAAAAAAGGAAGAAGCCGTTCCTGCTATTCCGCCTAGAGAAAAGAGGAAAAAAGAATTATAGGAATATCTTCGCGAAAATGCAAAGAACGCTTCGAAAGACAATGCTGAATTGTTAGACAAGTATAGTGAATATAAAGCACTAGGTGGTATGTCAACCGTATTCAAAGATGAAAATGGAAATAATCCATTTGATGTTTATTCTAGAGCTCAGCAAACTCAAGGTTTTCAAAAATGGAAAAAACAAGTTGCTACACCGGAATATGCAAAATCTATTGGTGAAGAAACTGAGGCTATAAAGGAAGAAAATCAGTAGTTAGAAAGAAATAACCAACTCAAACAAGAAAACGCAGCTAAAACGGATGAATCTACTACGGCGAGTCAGAAATCGACTGAAGCTAAGAAAACAGAATTAAAAAGTGAAGAAGATACTCAAGCAGAAACAGCCGCCGCTATTGAAAGGCGCAAAAAGCAACTCGAAGATTCTTTAGCGACCTTAAATACTGAGAGAGACATGGGGTTAAGATCTCAAGGAAATCTTATAGGTCAAAAATCCAATGACTATTTTGAATTTAAGGCATTAGGTGGCGATTTATCTCATCTACAGAAATATGGAGCAAGCAAAAATTATTTTGAGATGATGGATCAAAATCTCAAAAAACGCATGGAAGATAAATGGTCTTCTACTGTCAAATCAGAAGAATACCTTAGCGCTCTTCGTGAAGAAAATGCCGCTCTTGATGAAAATACTTCAAAAGTTCGTGAAAACAAGGCTGCTAAAGCTGAATCGGCAGAACAGACACAAGAACAAAGCCAAAAAGCTTTACAAGAAAAGCAAAACGAACTTAAAGAAGATTTAAATCGAATGATTGAAGAAACCAGAGAACGTGCTAATACTGGGACTGGCAGTCTTCATAAATAGTATAACGACGCTTAGGACGAATCCGGTTATGGTGGCGCTATTGAAAGTGAAATATCACAGCTCGAGCATCTTCAAGATGAACAAGACGCGGTTATTGAGAAATGGAATGAATTTCGTGCTTTAGGCGGATCGGCAAGAGATCTTTTGGGTGACGACGCCGATGAAAAAGATATTGAAGCCTTAAATAATCTTGACGACGAAGGATTAATCGCTCATTACGAAGAGCTCCATGGTTTGTCAGAAAAGGCTGTTGAAGACAAAAAGAAAGAAGCAGATGCCCAACGAGAACTTGCTGCTGCGGAAGCAGAATCTAAAGCTAAAACAGAGCCCGATACTTCTACCGCTGATACAGCATAGAAAAATGCCGAAGCCTTAGAAAAAGAGGCTGAGGCGCGTAAAAAAGCCAATGAAGCTGAAGCCGAATCGAAGAGTCGTACTGATGCTAATGGTTAGAAAGGCGCAGTAAATGCTGAGGAAGCAGCTAAGAATGCGGAACGTGAAGCTGAAGCAGAAAAAAAAGCAGCGGAAGCCCGTAGAGAAGCTCAAAAAGCAGACGACACGTCAGGTGATTCTTCTGGATCTTCTGAACGCGAAGCAATGAATGGGTTAGCAAGCGACATAGAAAGCAATGTTATTCAGGCGATTAGAAGGAAAAATTAGGAATTTTAGCATGAACAAGCTGTCGTAACGGGCGTGGTCGAAGCAGAAAAAGCTGAATTGACTGGATTGGCCCAAGTTATTGCGACAGAAATTCCTCAAGCAATAGATGTCAAAAACGCTTCTTTCCAGGCAGAACAAGATGTCGTTACGGGTACTATAGCAACCGAAAAACAATAGATTTCCTCTTTAGCTCAGGATATTTCTACGCAAATCCCGAATGCTGTCCAAGAAATTGGAAAAGCTATGACGGAACAGGAAAGTCAGTTCTCCGCTTCAACGAACAACATTAAAGAAACGGTGCGGGAACTCTGTGACACGCTTAAACAGATCGCTGAAGCTGCGAATGAAATATCAGGCGCTAATTTTGATAAGTTAAATGAAGTAGTAAAACCGCTGAAAGCATATGAGGTCGGCGAAAACGCTTCAACTAATTTATACAATTATGCTAACAGGGTCAAGTCTACTACGTCTGATTTAAGTAAATACAGTGAAAAGACGACGGTAGATACCACTTCTATTTCGTCTATGGGGGATGCGATTAAGCCGTTTATAGTAAATAAGGACCAGGCACAATCATTGCAGGATTTTATTACTCAGATTAAAGCCGTTAAGAGAACTTTAAAGAGTTTGGGATCTATGGATGACGTGGTAATAGAAAATGTTTCAAAACTAACAGATTCCATGTCTAAGCTCAAAGTAGGAAAGGCAATCTCAACTAATCTCCAAAATCTTATAGCGCCGCTCGAACAATTATCTGACGCATTAAGCAAACTATCTGGGGCAAATATAGACGCTACTACTCTTAATAATATCTTTACTTCTTTATCAAATATCAAAGTTAATAAGGACATTGGAAATAACATTAAGAATCTTAGTGACGCACTTAAACCGCTGAAGGAAGCACTTAGCGATTTTAAGGGATTCGATACCACGGAAATGGATCGACTCACAGATTTTCTTGCACAAGCAAATAATCTTAAAGATGTCGCCACGGTGCTTAAAAAATCTGCTGAAAATGTTAAAGCTGCGAGAGAAAAGGTTGATATAGCTGCTGGTGCTAAGCCGGAAGTAAGCACTGAGCAAAAGCAAAAAAAAGAAGAGACAACATATACTTCAGACGAAGACGCAATATTAAAAAGAACTGATGCAATACGAATCTATAAGAAAAGTATCGGTGAGCTGTTGGTCTTAGAAGAAAAGCGTAAGGGATTAGAAAAAGCCGGACAAGAGCTTTCTTCGGCAGAGAATAAAAAAATACAAGAATTGAAAGAGGCTATATCTCTCACTGAAAAATATATTGATTTAGAAAATCGCGAATATAAACAAGCTAAAGCCACTACTCAAAACCAAGCCGACGAAGAACAGCGAAGATCTAATGATATAGCCAATACGGTGAAAGAAGCCGAAAACAAAGCAAATGAAATGCGAAGAATATATGACCAAATTAATGCTGAAATAAACTCACCAGGAACAGCTATGGGGGACGCATGGTCTAGAATTGAAACACTAGATGCTTCAAATATTTAGGGAATAGGCGACAAGATTGAATATCTTAAGCAAAAAGTCATGGAACTTAATGAACTATTTGCTTCTAAATCTATTGGACCCGAAGAATATGCTAATAGAATAAATAAACTTCTTAATCCTCTCGAAAAGGCTTCTGCTGTTCTCACAGGAATGAGCAAGGATCAGGTTCAATAGCGTATGAGACAGAATCTTCTGGCCGCCGCCGCTGCCCGTGGTGCTACAGCTCAAGCCGGCGATATTACCTTCTCAGGCACAAAAAACATGAGAGCGTCTTTACGTGTGACCAATAAAAAAGGACAAACTTAGATTCTTACTCAGGAATTTGATGCTCAATCTGAAGCCCTTGGCCAGATGAATTCAATGTTCGTGACCACAAAAACTTCCGCTGACAAATTCTTTGATTCTCTGAAAAGTCATGCGAGAAGTTTAACAACTTATCTCGCTACTTTTGTCAGCTTCTATAGGGTTGTTGATATATTTAAACAGGCAATTTCTCAGATTACTGAATTTGATTCTGCGCTTACTGAGATGCGAAAAGTATCCGATGAATCTATTGATCGGTTGAAAAATTTCCAAAAAGAAAGCTTTAATATGGCTGAGCAGATTGGTACTACTGCTCTTCAGATTCAACAAAGTACTGCTGACTTTATGAGGCTTGGACAATAGCTCGGTAAGGCGAAATAGTCGGCGGCTAATGCAAATATTCTGTTTAATGTCTCCGAGTTTGATAATATTGATGATGCAACTACTTCTTTGATTGCTATGACTCAGGCTTATAAAGATGTAAGTCAGACGCATATTATCGATTCTTTAAATAAAGTCGGTAACGATTTTTCGATTAGTACTTCTGGTCTTTCTGAGGCTCTTCAAAGATCAGCTTCTGCTCTTACCACTTCAGGAAACTCTCTCGAAGAATCAATCGGTATGATAACGGCTGCCAACCAAGTCGTTCAGGATCCGTAGAACGTAGGTGCTGCGATGAAGATTATCAGTCTTCGTCTTGCGGGTCAGAAACAGTAGATTGAAGATATGGGCGAGGATACCGAAGGCATGGTTACTACTGTCTCCAAGCTTCGTACTGGTATTATGAATGCTACTAAGGTAGCTTCTAACGGTATGAAGGGTGTAGACATTGAAGATGCCAATGGTAATCTGAAGAATACTTATACTATCCTTCAGGATATCTCTGATATCTGGGAATAGATTGGCGAACAGGATAAACAGAACGGTACAAATCAGCAGAACTATCTTCTGTAGACTATGGCGGGTAAGAACCGTTCCAACGTCTTAGCCAGTCTTCTGCAATCACCAGATGTCCTCAGGAGCGCCTATTAGGAAGCTCTTGACTCTGAAGGATCTGCGATGATTGAAAACCAGAAGTACCTTGAATCTGTCGAAGGACATATGCAACAGATCAAGAATGAGGCTTCTGAATTCGCATATAACTTTATGAGTTCTGATGGACTGAAAGGAGTTATAGATTTAGGAACACAGTTCCTGAAGCTTCTTAACGACATTAGTTCTGCTATTGGAAGCTTTTCTACTTTGGGATTTATTGGATCTGGTATATTTGGCGTAAAAGGCTTAATGAGCGGATACAGATAGGCTCAAGGTATGGCTTCTGTTGCTCAGGAAGTGACAAGATTAAAAGGTCAACTTAATGGTTATACTAATTCTGCTGCGGCGATTAATACATTAAATAATAGTCCGTTATATGGAAGTATGACTAACGCTCAGAAGCGTGACGTATTATCTGTCGGAGCTAATACGGTTTTAGTGGATGTTGCTCAAACAGAAGCTGGATTAAAACAAGTTGGTCAAGCTGCGGAATAGGCTTCAAAACCAGTTGTTGGATTAGGAGCCACTTTAAAAGCTACTTTCTCCGGGGCTAATTTAATTCCCAGTATTGCTACTATTACAACGACGGTTATTTCCTTAGGGGTCGCTATATATAACGCGTATCAAAAAGCAAAGCAAGCCCGCATAGAGAATGCCGCTGAGCAAGCCGGATACTTTAAAGACGCCGTAAAAGATATAGATTCCCAGATTGATAACTACACGAAGCTTTCAGATTCTCTGGCTAAAAATAATATAACTGAGCAAGAATCCGCCCAAATAAAATCGCAGTTGTTAGATCTTCAGAATCAAATCAACGACTCTTATGGCAAACAAGCAAGCGGAATTGATTTAGTCAACGGGTCACTGGATGAACAAATAGAAAAATTGCAGAAAATAAAAGTAGAGAATGCGAAGAATGCTTTAGCATAGGCCGGGGCACAAGGGGAAGGTAAAGGCGATTTTAAATATGCTTATGACGCAATGACTAAGGATAACAAAGCCCTTGTTGCTTTATCATAGTATTTCGACCCTGATTCAAGTGGAATGGCGCAGATATTAAAATGGGCGTAGGATTATACAGGCAAAGGGCTGAAAATAGATTAGTATGGAGTATTTGGTAGTGATAAGTCTTTGTCCGTAACTGGAACCCCAAGGGAAATTTACGAAATAGTAAAAGAAATGGGTGAGCATCTACAAGATATTCCAGAGTATGACGAAGTTAAAGACACTGATAATTATAAACAACTTTAGAGTTGGATAAATGAAACCACTCAATATTATTCTGGGATAATTGCTGAACATGAAGATACATTTATGCAATACCTGAACATGAGACTACTAAGTGATGAGCGTAATGGGATCAATTACTCATATGATGGCAAAGAGGTCTCTAACGGTAACTTAGGTAGTTTCTATTATAGATTCCAGTAGTCAGCAGACGAATATGCTAAGGCATTAAAAGGAACAGATGACGAAGCTAAATAGTCAGCAAAAAGTTCATTTGAAACTATGCAAAAAGCATGGTCTGACAAAATTCAATAGATGCATAAATCAGGTGATACTGCCCTTGACGATTATCAGTTGTTAATGGATGGAATTATTAATTCAATTAATGTTCAGGATATCAATGCGTATAATATGGCTCGTGATTATAGCAAGAATAATACCCTTAAGGGTATCTCCGGACACTTCCAGGAATTAAAAATGTCAAAATAGACATTCGAAGGTGCCGCAACTACCCCGGGATTCCAACGTGGTGAGTCAATGGTTCAGGCCACTCTTAGAGAAGCGTTATCACAAGGATATATCACAGATACAAAGGACAGGTCTCAGATCGAATGGTTAGCTGATCAGCTTGAAAAACTTGGGTTCTTTGGCGAAGAAGCTGCGAAGGCGGCTAAGAAAGCTGATGGTTCTTTTTCCAGCTTTTTGGAAACTATTGCTGATTCTCAGAACAATAAAACATTCTCCGAGTTAATCGATGAGCTTCAAAGTAAGAGTTCATCGCTTGAAGACTGGGGTGAAAAATTCCGTAAAGGCGAAGTGGATCGGGCTGGATTGACAGATCTATTCCAAGAGTTCCCTGATCTTGCATCTGATACTCAGTTCTTGCAGTCTGTGACAGACGGATTAAATGCCGATGGTTTTGTTAGATATTCTGAAGACGTTGATCGGGCATTGGCTAACCTCAATTATAAAACCGCCACTAGCACTATCCAAAAGATAAATGAATAGCTCTCAGATCCAGATTCCTATGATGACGCGACCCGCGCAGCTATTCGTGCTCAGAGAGATATTTTAATTGATAGCCTTGACTTTTCTGATATTTCTGCCAATCAAGTAAGTAAACAGGTATATAAAGCTGGCTTAAATAAAGAAGATAAGCCAAAAATCAGGCAATATCTGAGAGAATATGCAAACGAAAATGAATATGGCGCCGAAGTTGTAGCCAGACTTCTTCTAGACGATCAATCAGCTACATGGGATTTCGAAGAATGGAAATCTCAGATCGAAAATGAAGAAGTTGAAGTGAAAATAAAAGCCCCGGTAAAGGAATTCAAAGAATCAATACAGGCAACGCAGGATATGATGTCGAAAAATGATAAAATCACATCCTTTGAGTCTAGCCTTGAATCCGGAAAGGCTACTGCGGAAGATCTTCTCGGATTAATTGATACTTATCCTACAGAGTTTGAGTCCATTTCTTCCACTATATCAGAAGTCTTGTCAGGTGAAAGTCTAGATGGAACAATTAGCGGGGCTGAAGAGTTGTCTGATGTGCTCGCTCATATTCGCGTTACAAATTTGGAGGATTCATTATCTTCTGCTAAAACAGACATTGAGCAGATTATAGCCTACTCTCAGGCGGATCTTTCAGGGATATCTACAGAGGACGCTCAACGTCTTATTGGGTCAGACACCCGCGACTATAATATTGCGGGTAAAACCAAAGAAGACCTTCTTTAGATTGCCGAATCCGGTTCTGATTTATAGGTATAGGCGGCAGCAATAGCCCAAGGTATGCAGATTAGTTTCGAGGAAGCTTTTAATATCGTCGAACAAAGGGCTGAAAAGACAGCTATTAATACTATAAAGTCATTTGATTCCATCAGTAATTCTATTGACTCATTCAAAGAAAAATCGGCTTCGGATTCTGTTACTTCTGATGATGTCCTTGGTTTAGTTGAAACATTCCCAGAACTTCTTGAGTACACAGATGTACTCGGTCAGGCGTTTTCCAGTCTTTCGATGTCTGGAGCATTGAGTGACGCTTCTTAGCTCGAGCAGATTCTCACATAGATTCAGTAGAAGAAACTTGCCGAATACCTGAAAGAGAATAAGATCAATGATCAGGATATCGTTCAGGGCATGGCAAGACAGATTGACTTTTCCTCTATCTCGAAAGAAGATGCCGATGAGTATGTGAATCGCATTAGAGAACAATATGGTCTTGACTTAAGCCAGTATGACACTTCTACTGCGGAAGGACGAGATATCATTGGTCACATCAACTTTGTCGTAGAAAATGCACAGGTTACTAACCTTAAGAGCCTTGTCGATGATTCTGTAAGCCAGGGCGCTTCTGATGGTTTGAAGAAGTCCATGTCTGATATAAAGGCACTTGATTCTGCATCTTCTTCTCTTAATGACTATATGAATAAAGCTCTCTCTGGTGAACTTACTGCTAGTGACCTTGATAGTCTTCATGAATCATTCGGTGATCTGATTACTGATGGTTCTCAGTTAGACGCTCTTTATAGCAGTCTTAACATGGAAGGGTTCGTATCAGATGCTGAAACTGCTGTTGCGTTAATTAACGATCTCAAAATTGCTAAGTTACAGAAATTCATAGGAGATCAGAAAGAAGCTGGAACTTTCACAAAAGAAGCACAGCGTAACATGGTAAATCAGACCCGCCTCACTGGAGCTACTGAAGCCGAAGCTAGGGCTGCCGCTCAGATGCTGTCCGCCAACAAGAATGTTGACATGGGGCAGATCCAGAAGCTTTACGAATAGGGTAAATACAGTGCCATTATTCGTTTGTCGCTCTACCCTAAAATTTAGAATGCAGATGAGTTTCAGTCTGATTTGGATTCTGCTGTTGAGGCTTATACACAAGACGTATCTGAATCCGTAAAAGTCGGTGTGGATATTATTTCTGAAATTGGAAGTAGTAATTCTAGTATTAATGACTTCACGAATAAGCTTAAAGAAAATGAAGCAACTTCGGATGATCTTCTTTCTTTGTTGAAAGATGCTCCAAAAGCCGCGGAAGAAGCCGGAGCAGAACTCTCAAAGATGCTCGACAATCCGAATGCTGACGGCACTCTTAAGAACATCGAAGGAGTCAATGAGGCTCTCGCTCATTTGAAGTATGAGAACATCGAGAAAGGCGTTGACGAAGTAGCAAGGCTTAATGATCTGTCTTAGGACGCACAAGCCCTCTTAAGAAAATCAGCTTTCTCAACTGCTGATCTTTCTGGTATTTCTGCCACTGACGCTGATGAAATTGTGAGCAAGTATGCTGACTCAGATCAGAAACTTCATGACATGGCGAACAGTGCCAATTAGCTCGAGCGTGAGGCTGCTGCCGTTGCGGCCGGTATGGGAGCATCCTTTGAGTAGGCGTTTTCCATCGTTGAAACCCGTGCTGAAAAGGCAAAGATTTCTGCTGTTCAGTCCTTCCAGTCGATGGCCGATGAAGTTTCCGCTTTCGGTGAAAAAGTAGCCTCTGGCGAAGCAACATCCGGGGACATTCTCGGATTAGTCGAGACATTTCCGGATCTTCTGAAGGAAACCGACGTCCTCGGACAGGCATTCTCACAGCTGTCTCTGACCGGCGCGGTAACTGATGCTTCTACTCTTCAGGCTCTTCTTCAGCAGATTGCTTAGATGAACCTGAAGAACGTGCTCTCACAGTTGGATAGCGCGCCTCAGGAGGTCGTGCAGGGGTTAGCTAACTCCATCGACTTCTCCAATACGAACAGGCAACTTGCCGGGGCATGGAAGTCGCAGATACAGGAATCCGGTTATGATCTAAGCAATATAGACCTTGACACGGCTGAAGGCTTGGACATCATGGGGCGGATCCATTTCGTTTACGCAAATTCCGATGAGGTCGGGCGTGATATCCAGAAAATAATCGATGATTCCAGTGCTCAGGGGATAAGGAATGGTGTCGAGAAAGGCTTGGCCCAGGTCAAGAATCTTTCCGATTCAATGTCTTCACTCTCTTCCGCTTCTCAGTCAATAATGGCCGGCGAGTTCGGAATTGATGACATTGCTTCCCTCGAAGAGCAGTTTGGGGATCTGAATATCTCCGGCGAACAGCTTAGCGCGATCTACTCTTCCCTCAACATGGATGGTCTGGTACAAGATGCTTAGGCCGCTAACGCTCTTATCAACCAGCTTAAGCTTGATAAGCTTAGCCAGTTCTTCTCCAAGAACGAATCCCTGTCTGGTTCTGCACAACAGGCGATTCTTAATTCCACACGCCTTACCGGGATAGGTGAGGCTGAAGGCCGCGCTGCTTTTGAAGCCCTTAATAAGAGGGCAGAAAACGGTGAGGCTATAGACCTCAAGGGTATTCAAAAACTTTTGGATGCCGGAGAATACGACGCTCTCGTGAGACTTAATCTGATCACTACCTATGATGGTTACGAAGATTTCGGGACCGCTACACAGGCTGCCATTGAAGCAGCCGGCAAGGACACTAATCTGGAGTTTCAGACAAATCTCGAAGTCCTTACCAATCTCTCATCCAAGAATAATCAGATTTCTGGTTTCGCGGATCAAGTCGCGACCGGTGAAGCTACCGTAGACGGGCTTCTCTCTCTTCTTCAGGAGACGCCTGAACTCGCGTTGAATTCCGGTGACGCCCTGGCTCAGATGATTGAGTCCGCCAATTTTGACGGAACGATCACGAGTATTGACGGTCTTCAGGCCGCTGCTAATTCATTTACTCTTGAGAATCTGGAAAAGCAGTTCAAGCAAATCGAAAACGTAACTGATAATACTGCCCTTCAGGATGCTCTCAAGGGCTATATGGCCGGGCTTGCTGATCTAAGCGGTACTTCTACTGCTCAGGCTTCAAGCGTGATACAGAGAATAGACGACGCAGATCTCAGGAAACAGGTCAACGAAAGATTCCGAAAAGGTGAATTTTCGGCAGAGGCCATCATGAAGGTGTTCCTGAAAGGGGATATCGATGACTCCGATGTAATGGATAAGCTCCATGATGAGCAGGATAAGATTAACCGTAGGGATCTCGTGGCTGATGTAAATGCCCGTATTAATTTCAATTCTGAAATGTCATCCATTCAGGGTGCGTTTGACGAGATTGCTACTGGAGACATCACTGTTGACAGCATCCTCTCACTCTCCCAGTCCATGCCTGAAATCCTTGAAGAGGCTTCTGCTCTCGGATATGAATTCACTGACATGAATATGGACGGGATCCTTGACGACGCAGAACAGCTGAAGTCGGTTCTCAGCAATGTTCAGGCGAATAAGCTCTGGAAATTCGTACAGAACGACAGGGTAAGCCGTGCCGGGAAGCTCACTTCTATCGCCAATACCGCCCTTGGGAACCTTACGCTTGAAGAGGCACAGAAGATTCTCGGATAGAACGCTGAGATCGCTGAAGAGGTTCTCAGGAACCCGATCTCGAGGGAGGCCGCTGTAAAAGCGAAGATGTCCTTGGATGCACAAGGAGTTGATTAGGCTGCGGCAAACTATCACGAGATGTTCCAGAACGCTATGGACGGATACACGATTGATGTGTCGTTCAGGACGGCGACAGAAACATCCCAGAAGTACCTTGACCAAATCGGATCAATCGGCGAACAGATGAACAGCGCGACAGCTGGTCAGTCTGTGTCAATTGAGGATTATAACCTGAAAGAGCTGTAGGATTACAAACAGGCTCTGGAATATACTTCTGACTCGATCAAATACAATTATAACGAAGTAAAGAAGCTGAATAAAGCAAAGGCCGAAGAAGCTAAGGCGGCGAATAAAGCCGTTAAGGCTCAGAAGTAGGCTGAATACAGATAGAACGCAAGGGAGATCGCCGATCTTACAAGACAGGTGGAGACCAACTCTTTTGCTGAAGGGGAAAACGCAACATCGGTCGCCGCTCATATTTCCAAACTTATGAGTGACAACAATATCATCAGGGACAACATAACGCACATTGACTTACTGAACGCCGCCATTGACGAGTCTATCAGCAAGTATCAGGCATGGAAGGATGCTCAGAGCGCACCTGAATCTGGTGATATGTTTGATGACACTAAATCTATGTGGCAGGAACTCTCCGATGCTTTCAACCCCGAATCTGACACGTATCAGAAATACGGAACTGAGAAGTTCAAGACTGCCGCTGATTTCCTGATGCCGGATGATGCTGACACGGATCCTGCGGCTATTAAAGAATGGCAGGAAAACACTCTTAAGAGATACCTGACATTTGATGATGACGGCAAGACTGCAAAATAGCTGAATCTACCCAACTTCTTCAATGATCTCGTTGACAAAGGCTTTGCCAAAGTTGAAGACGGTCAGTATAAGATGATTGGTGAACATACCATGAAGGAAATTGCCGATGGTTTGAACGTCGGAGAAGGATTTGTTTAGGCTGCTTTTGGCGAGGCGAACGAATACATTTTTGATGAAGCATCGAAGTATAAATTTGGTGATACTGAATCCTCGTTTTCTAATATCAGGGACTAGGCTGGAAAAGCTAAGAATGCCCTTGAAATTCTTGATGGTACACAGGTAGACATTGACATCGAAGGTCTTGACCAAGATGATGCTGTCTCTAAGCTCGAAAGCACAATAATGCAGTTGACCCAAAAGAAGATTCATCTGGATCCTTAGGTTGACGCTACCCAAATAGAGGAACTCAATCAGATCATCGCTTATTGCGTTGCTCAGATGGCATAGCTTGAAAAGCCCGTAGTAATGCAAGTGGATACGTCTCAGTTACCTCAGGAATCTCAAGACGATGGGACTGCCCAGGCTATTTCTGATGTTCAGGCTTTGTATAATGCCCAGACTAACAAAGAAATCGCCATAAAGACTGGCGCTGATACCTCAGAAGCTCAGGCTGAAATCGATTCGTTGGTTGAAAAGATTCAGGGCGAAAGCGAAGTAATGATGAAGATCGGCGTTGAGGTTGATGAAAACAGTACTGCGTTTTCTATTCTGTAGCAACTGAAAGCTCAGGACGGATCCGAGTATACATCCATAGGAATCAAGCTTCAGGACGATGCTTCTAATGATCTTCAGACTCTTGAAGATTTCAAGATCGGAGATAAACAGTTCTCTGTTATAGCCAAAAACCTCTCTTCTACCCTTCGGAATACATATCAGTTAAGCAATATAACAATAAGCGACAAGAAGTTTTCTGTATAGGCAGACAATATAAATCCGACACTGTCCAATATCAATGCTATTGCTTCTGCTCTTGCTCGGATTCAAAGTAAGTCTGTGACTATCACAACCAATCACGTTTCCGCAGGAAAATCTGGCCCAGTTCTCGGTACTGCTCACGCTTCTGGTACTGCTCGCGCAGGAGGCAAAGACTTTACTGTTGGTCAGAATGAGACAGCATTGGTTAATGAGGTTGGTCAAGAATCCCGTGTTCACAATGGCGTTTGGGAACTTCTCCCCGGTGGGCCTCACATGGAGAAACTTGACAAGGATGACATTATCTTCAATGCCGAACAGACTGCTGATCTTATCCGTTCAGGTAAGACGGCAAGACAGGGAATACCTGTTAAAGCTCATTCATCTGGAACGGTAAGTGATAAAGAATTTAAAGCTTTTGCTAACGGCACATATGGAAATATTGATCTCAACAACAGAGCTAAGATCCAATGGACAAAGAAGAATCTGAAGAAATACAAGAAACAGCTTGCTAGTTGGGGTGAACATCCTAAAAAGGGTAGTTACTCCACGGTGTTGGGAATGTGGTAGAGATTTAACGGGATACCGATTGCGTTTTCTCCGTTCCAACAGGTTGGTAATAAGCTAGTTCTTCTTAATAGTGCTACTGTGTATCGGTACATTCAGGGACTGGTAGACAAAGTGGCTGCGTCTGGTGATTGGACTACAGAAGATCTTCTTGCTCTTGATACTCGTGGCTTGATCGCGGATGTTGGAGATACTGCTCCTAACACATCAAGAGAAATGCACAGTGTATCTGATGCTATAGAAAGAGCGAAATCTTCTAATGTCGCCAAGAAGAAAAAGAAAAAGAAGAAAGCCCACGCCGAGGGGACTGCTCCTGACCTCATCGGAGAGCTTGGCACTGAAATGTACATTGATCCCCATGAGGGTAAATGGCATACAGTTGGATAGAATGGTCCGCAGATGATCAATCTCCCGAAGGATGCGATTGTATTTAATGCAAAGCAGACTTAGGATTTGATGAAACGTGGTCACACTAACCAATATGGTGCAATGGCTCATAACGACGGCACTGTTCCTGGATTAGAAATGTACGATCCATTCGAAGATCCTAACACATTTATCAGCGGAGATGCTTATGCTTCAGGAAATGCTTACGCCGGAACCGTAGCGAAAGGTGGATTATAGGTACAAACAGCTAAAAATCAAAAGAACGGTGGTGGAGACAACAACTCCAAAGCTCAGAATAAGAACAGCGATGCCACATAGAAAAACACTAAAGCAACCAAAGATAACACGAAAGAGAAATAGAAAGAAGGACAAGTCTTTGACTGGGTGGCTTCACGCCTCTCCTATCTCGCTGATCAAACTGCAAAGTTCGCGGATGCTATCACCGACTTCATTTCGTATGGAGACAAGATGGCGAATCTTGTTGGAAAGATTGATTCAAACGGTAATATCAAAGCCGGGAAGGACTCTGCAGGAAGGTCTGTTGGCGGTCAGCTTCAGGCCCTATTGAATGAAATCGCCGGCAATCGTGCGGGTGCCGCTCGTTATCGTCAGGAGGCTAACGCAGTAAAGAATCCTTATGAGAATCCGAAGAATAAAGCGCAGGAACAGGCAAACAGTAAATTCACAGAGACTAAAAAAATGATAGACGCTGGTTATAAGATTGACATCGAAACCATCAAAGACGAGAAACTAGCTAAAGCCATTCAGGATTATCAGCAGTACGCAGACGCGGCAACACAAGCGTCCAATAATATAAACAACCTTAATCGCTCTTTGGTCGAGCTTTACGATACTTGGGCGAAAGCCCCGGCTGAAGAAGCCGAGAAGCAGATTGAGCGTTTAACCAAGGGCTTAAAAGGTCTTGAAGTCGCAGAGACCAGAATCGACACGGCATCCAAGGGTGGTTCTACTCAGGCCCTTCTGGATCAGTTGACTGGCAAGAAAGGCATGTCTAATGCTAATTATGTTAACCTTAGCGGGGCTGGATATCGCGAGTATGCTACTGCAAATGCTCAGAAAACTGCTTATTATATTAAAGCTTTTGAGCAGAGAAATATCGAACTTGATAGGATTGCGAAAAATGCTTCAGATTATCAAAAACTTCAGAATAAACAGCTTCAGTCTACACTTGTAGGAGGAACCGGTGCCCCATAGACCACAACGCGTGTTAGTTCTTCTGAAGAAGGTACGGCTTCTATATCTCGGGCAGACATCAAGGCTGCCGGTACAAAGGTGGCTAAGAAGTATTCCAAGAAGCTTACAAAGCAGCAGAAGAAATCTCTTAAAGCAGGAAAGTCTGTCTCTATCAAGAAAATCAGTAACAAAGCCGCCAAGGCCGCTGTTAAGCAACAGAACGAGTATGTAAAGGCTTATAAAGCGCAGACATAGGTCAGAAAGACTGGTGCCAGCATTGCTAAACAGTATTCTAAGAAGTTAACAAAACAGCAAAAGAAAGATCTGAAAGCCGGTAATGAAGTAACACTGACAGCGAAACAGAAAAAGAGTAAGAGCAAGAGCGGCAAAAATCTCAAGAAAGCCGTCAAAAAATATAATAACAAGTCTTCAAAATCGAAAAAGATGACTAACAAGACAGTCACCACTACGACTACCCGTCAAGGAGTCAACGATGTGGCCACTGCCCAAGAGATGGTCGGCAACGCTTCTGCTAGTTTACAATCCTTCCTTGACGCTCTGGAATCTGCTCAGACCGATCAGGTTGTATCCGCTGCGGAGCTGGCGGCTCAAAAAGTTCAGGAGATACGTGACAATTTTGATTACATTAACGAAGCTTACGAAACTCAGCTCTCTTATCAAGAATCCTTGAATAAGCTGAACGAACAGTATATTGAGGACGCTGAGACCTTTGGTGATGAAATCAAAGCGGCGGATCGAACCAGACAACAGAATGATCTTGCTATCAATAAAGCATATAAAGAGCGGTAGGCTAATGCTCTTCAGAGGGAACTGGATACCGGGGTCAATTCCGGCACTATTAAACAGGGCTCTAAAGAGTGGCTTGAAATGCAACAAAAGATCAACGAAGCAAAATCCGAAGCTCATCAGTTTGGTGTTGAGATCAAACAGCTTGAGATCAAGAAGCTTGAAGACATTTCGAATCATTTTGAAAAGATCATCGGGTATATGCAGTCCATTAAGGATCTGAACAATGTCTGGAACGAACGTGACGAGATCGTAGGGAACTATAAGTAGGCGTCTTACTACACAGAGCAGATCGCCCAAGAAGAAGCTATCAGAAACAAAAAACGAGAGGAAGCCACTAAAGCACAGCTTGAATTCTGGAAGATGTCCGGCAAAGCGGCAAATGGAGATACTATTGGCCCCGCTTTCGTCAAAGGATCAGATTCTTATATAGCAAAGCAGACCGAGATTAATAATCTTTGGAAAGAGGTTTACGACTCAGAAAACGCTATTGCTAAACTTGAAGCTGAAAGGATTCAGTTTGAGATTGATTCTTTGAACAGAGTTCTTGACAAACAGGATGCCTTTATCGGTAACTTGAACACGATGGCCGGTCTCATTAATGACGCCGCTAAGTGGGATTATGATACCGGCAACCTTACTCAGCAAGGTCAACTCACGATGGTGGTTGATAAAGAGGCTTACAATCAGGCACTTGAAGAGATACAGACAGTCGCTACTCAAAAAGAGAAACTCCTTGAAAGGCTCAGAAATGACGCATCATACGGCCAGCAAGCTTACGATGATGATATCAAGGAACTTACTTCGAAGCAGATGTCTTATCTCCAGACGGCTAAGTCTGCCCTGGAATCTTTCACTAAGACGGTTGAAACTACTGCCCAGAAGCAGCTTGAAGCGCTGAACAAAGTCATAGATAAGAGAAAGGAAGCACTTCAGAAAGAACAGGAATATCATAACTACGATAAGCAGCTGAAGAATTCTAATAAGTAGATAGCCCTCCTTGAGGCACAGTCTCGCGCACTTGAAGGCGTAGCAGACGCTGAATCGAAAGCGATGAAAGCTCGTATTGACGCGCAAATTGCTCAGAAACGAGAGGCTCAACAAGATACTATCAGAGATCATACCGTGTCTCTTCAGACCGAAGGTCTTTCTGATCTTCAGAACACTATGCAAGAGAATTATGAACGTTGGTCTCAGGAATTCGAAGCCAACTCTCAGCAACAGCTTGCGGTAATGCAGAGCACTCAGATGACGTCGCAACAAATGTCTAATACCATGAATTCTATGCTGGCAAGTTTCGGCACCAACATGGCTCAGATGGGTATCTCAGTTTCTACTGCTAATTCCGCTACTACTGCCGCTGTAACTGGCATGACCGGATCATTCAATGCTTTCACTCAAGATTTATCTGCTTACGATCTTGCTTTGGCTGCCAACGCAGATAAACAGGCCCAGGAAATTGCTTCTTGGCAAGGCCCAGTATCAGATGTTGTAACTAACAAGATGGCAGATATGTGGACGACTCTTACAACAGCTGGATAGGCTACAGTGATTGAGAACATGATGCTTGACTCTACCGGAGATACAATAGTTGAGAATCTCGCCACTCTTGATGAAACAGCTAATTCTCTTCCGGGAGATATTGCTGTTGGGCAGAATGCTGGTATTGATTCTATAGATAATGCCGCAGGATCAATTGCTGCTTCGATTCAAACCCAAGCTTAGGCTCTTGGCGCTTCTATCAGCGGCTCAGATGGTAGTGTTGTATCTGCCATTCAGTCGGCGGTGATAGATATTGGCAAAATAATTAAAGCGGTTATAGATGCAATTGAGGAAAGCTCTGTTAATGTATCCACATCTATAAAAACAGGCTCTAAGAATTCAAAGGGTTCTTCTGCGTCTAAATCCAAAAAAGCAAACAGTTCTAGCAAGAATTCGAAAGCTAAGAAAAAGAGTAGTAATAAAGGTACAACTAAGAAGAAAGGAAACAAAGGGAAAAAGATTGGTACGATGTCGATCAATAAAGACGACATCTATATGACTCAGGAAAATGGTGGCGAAATCATTACGACCAAAGATGGCGTTCTGGTACCGCTTGAAGCCGGCGATGGTGTTGTTCCCGCTCAGCTTACAGAGAAACTCTTTGAAATGGCGAGAGAATACCCAGTAACCCCGACTGCGGCCAACTTTGAACTTCCGAACATTCAGAGTTCTGGATCGAAGTCTAATGTGACGGTTTCGTATGGTTCACTTCTGACAGTTAACGGCAACGTTGATAAGGAAGTCCTTCCGAGTCTTAAGACGATTCTTCAGGAAAGCTATTCATATACTCAGAAACGACTTGCTCAGGATGCCCTGAAGGGAGGAATGAGGAAGAAATATTAATTTTCAGGACGGTAGGTGTCACAGCTTGCCGTCCTATTTCTATATAGAAAGGGGTGAGGCAACTTGGCAGGATTTATATACGCGGGGCATAGTACAGAGGACTATCTTCCTGATAATATCACGGTGGCATTCTTCGACGGATCTCCGGACGGTTACGGAATGGACCGAGAAATGGAGGCGGGTACTCCTACTCTCTTCCGTCCGATTCCGAATGAGTACGGAACTCTGGATAGCCCCCATGAGATAGAGTTCGCGCTATTGAAATGCAACGGGGCTGTGTTCTCTCAGGAAGAGCAGATTAAAATTGAAACCTGGCTTACCGCTCCGAAGCTATCTACTCCGCTGTATTTTGTTCCGAATGGAAAAAAGACTATTACAGGCCCCATTCCTTACTATTACGGCGTGTTTACTAAGACAGAGTGGATTCCGGGAAGAAAAGGTTTTCAGTCGGTTAAGCTTACGTTTATGCCGACTACGGTGTACCCGTTTATGAAAGGAACTATAAAGATAGAACTGAAGAGAGATTCCAACAAGAAGATACAGATCCCGAAAAATAATCAGGATGAATATATTTATCCAGTGATTACCCTGAAGGATCATGGCGGGAGCCTATCTATAGAAAACCTGTCGACCGGGGAACCAGTCATGAAGCTTACCGGCTTGCCGACGGGCAGCGACCTGTCAATAGACTGTGAAAACTGCTTCGTTCTGGATTTGACGAATAAAAAAATTCTGACCTTTACGGAAATCGGCTGGACTAAAGTCTCAGATATCGTCTGGCTCAGGCTCTGTGAAGGAAAGAACGAACTGGAATTAAAAGGAACTGGCACTGTGATCATTGATTACGAGATGCCGTATAAGAAGGTAGGTGGATGGTTTGAGTAATAAAGTAAGAAAGATATACCTGTGCCGCCCGAACTTGTCTCCTATCTGTTAGCTGAACGGGGTCGAGACAGATTCCGTGAGTATTAACAGGCACGTTAAGGATTTCGACGAACTGTCGTTTACTGTGGATCGCTACGTTGGCATCAACGGCGAACTAGTCGAGTCGAACGGGTATGAACTGCTGAACGTAGCGATGTATCTCCACGTCGAAGACTACGGATTTTTCCGTATGGAATATCCATCGTTAAGTAACGATGGGATGAAAGAAACGAAAAGTGTCACGGCTTACTCAATGGAAAAGGAAGTGTTTAATACTGATTGGGTGGGCCTGAAGATAAATACAGCAGAGGAAGACTCTCAGGAGATGCTGATCGAGGGAAACGTAACGGCTTACGCGATGCCAGAGAAACTGATCTCGTTTTATAATCCCTACGACGAGCGCTTCTCTCTCCTGAATATCCTGATTTCTAAGACTCCTTTGTGGTCGGTGGGTTACGTAGATCCTTATATCTACAGGAAAATGAACGACGCTGGTGAATTTATACGGGAAACGAAAAAGTCTACTACTGGATAGGACGTTCCACAAACTTTTACTTCTTCAGGACGATGGATGTATACCGATGACTGTGAGTTCGTGTATGATAATACCCTGAAATAGGAACCGAAATATGAACTGAAGTCTGTAGGCATCTACAGTTAGGATAATGTTTCTATCTACGCCTTTCTCACTTCCACACTTGGTCCAAAGATCGGCTGTTTGTTCTTTTTCGACACGGAACGCCGGTTGATCCATGCTGTCAGCAAGTATTCTCTGGAACACGACGATGTCAAATATGACACTGGTATTTTCATCGGTTTCAGAAATCTGGCAAACAACGTTAATTTGAATGTAGAAGAAGACTCTGTCGTGACCCGTGTTAACTGTGAAGGCGGAGAAGGTCTGAATTTTCTGGATTTGAATTACGGTTCTACCCGTCTCTACGATCTCTCCTATTTTGCTCATGAGCCTTATATGACAGAAGAAACCGCTGCCAAGGTTCTGGCATGGCAGGAGTTAATAGAAAGCAAACGTGCCGAGTATAAGGAACTGGCTGCGGAAGCAATTCGAATCAATGATGAAATAGCGGATCTCACACTGAGAGTCCCGGCTGATGAGAACTACTGGAAAAACTGGGACGGACTGAATGAAGAAGCTCTGAATAAGTCGTTGGCTTATTACCGGAATGAAATCGCTCTTCTTCAGGAATCCGTGGATAACGACCCGAGATATGATTCTGATGGAAAATACGTTCCGTACAATCAAGGAAAGACTGATGAGTGGTATGAAACTCGTTTGGCGGCTGAAGAGAACGGATATGGCGG